GATTTAATCGGTAAAGTTTACGATAATAAAACAATCGAGAATGTAAATATTGACGGTCAAGGAAGAATTGTTTTACAATTTGAAGATGATAGTTCTAGTTTATTCCGTCCAGAAGATAAAGGAAGTATTTCAACATTAACTGACATTGGTAATTCTGAGGCTAATAATGGTCCAGAAAAACCTGCTTCTAAGTCAGAAAAAACAGCAGTCAAACCTGAGAAAGCTCCTGCGGAGCAGTCATTTGATCAATTGATAGATGGAGTTCCTAAATATAAGACTAAAGATTATAGTCCTCCAGATGTTAAGGATGAGGATCATTTGCAATATATCACTAATGGATACCAAGATTATGAAGCTAATCCATCAATGGCGATCAGGCATAATAATCCAGGAAATATAAGTGATACTAATAGAGGAAATCCAGTAGCTATATCTGGTGTTGTTGACGACGGTATCGGTCGGAAGTCTCCAATATTTGCTACTCCAAGGGAAGGATTGGAAGCAGTATTAGAGAAATGGACCAGAGCTAAAGATGGTAAAAGTGATGTGTACGAACTAGATAAGAACCTACATGAATGGATATCAAGTGGAAGTACTGGTGCGGATGCTAAGATGACATTCCTTCAAAGTCTCAAAACGATTGCCCCTGATCAATTCAAGAAGCATATTGATGCTGAAATCAAAGGAAATGCAAAAAGAGAGAAGTGGGATGAATTGGCAAAAAGCATTGATATGGAAGAATTCTTTAATAACTTTACATCAAAGCAATTTACAGAAGCTTGGGTGATGAAAGAAGACGCTGATATGTATCGTTACTTGAAAAGTGATGGACATATTAAAGAGGTTTTGAGATAGACTATATTAGATAAAATTTATTATAGGCCATCTTAGTTTTATAACTTGGATGGCTTATTATTTTTAGAATTATGGAAGACAACACGAATTTAAAAGATCAGAATCAAACAGAAGAGAATCTGCAAGATGAATCTACGCAGACTGCAGTAACAGATCCACCTGTTACCGACCCACCTGTAGAGGAAACTCCGAAGCCAAAGATAGATCCTTTTGTTTCATTCATAAGGCAGCAAGCAGCGGCTACAGGTAAGGATATCTCTAATAAAGATGTATTAGCTCTGTATAAGCAGAATGTAAACAACAAAGCTGATTACATCGCGAAGTCTTATGCGGATGCAGGGAAAACTCTTAGTATTACTCAGGCAAGAGAAATGGGTAGAAGGCTAGGTATCCCGCAGGAAGATTTTGATGGTATTGACAATGTGAGATATGATGATACTATTGATTCTAAGATAGTTGATCACGTTAAAAAGAGAGGTGAAGAAAAAGGAGCATTGAATTTTAAGGGTGGAACAACCGAAGACTTAGAAAATGCTGTTGCTGCTCAGAGAAAAAAGATAACGGGAGCAAGTGGAGGATTTGGGTCGCTTTATGGAGGTCAAGTTAGAGTAGGAGAGAATGAAGAAGAAGAGATATCTGATAGATTAGTAAAGGAATGGGAAGAAGACCAAGTAAAAGATCAGCAGTATAAAAAAGTACTTGAAGAAAAAAACCTACCAATTGTTAGGTATGATGATTTATTCAAGAAGTACTCTCAGGATGAAAATAATCCTACTACAGTAAGAAATAATGCTAATAGTCATATGAACAGGTATATTACTGCCATGTCTGATAGGACTAAAGTGTTGGCTGATAAAGTGACTGATAGGCAAGAAAAGGAATTGATGGGACTTTTAATTGCTAGGGAAGAAATTGATGGATTTGATGTAAATAAGCAAAGTCCTGAATTTCAGAGATGGTTTGATTCTTCTGGTAAGACTGCTAGTCAAATTTATGAATTTAAACAATTTAATAGTAGTCTAGTAGAAGATGATGATGGTAATATAACTTCTTATCAAGATGACTTAAATGAATTTGTTAGGAAAAACCAAAAGGAAGTAGACAAACGAGGATTGGGTGCATATTTATTTGCTGATCAGAAAGGGCAATCTTCAATGGCGAGTTTAGTAGTCGGTGCAGCTATCAATTCATTTAATAGTACTTTTACTATAGCCGATCGAGATTTCAATGACGATCTTGAAGAATTGCAAAACAAGAAGTATTCTAGAGATGAGGTTCAGGGATTAATGAAAAAGATTGGGGAAAGAAATTACAAAAGAGACCTGAGATCAGCATTGATGTCAGCTTCTCCTAGTAATTTCACTGGTCCAAGTGCATATGATTTTATACCGGTACCAGTAGCTAGTGGTGGTACTGTTAATGTGAGGTTTGACAGTAAGGATAAAGCTGTTGATATCTTTACAGATAATAAAAAGATAATTCCTAAAGAAGATTGGACGAAAGAACAGCAAGAAGCATTTAACAAAGCTCAAACAGACCCTAGTTTGCGAAAGCAAAGAGGTTACAATTTAAGACCTATAGGGAAAGGAGTTGTTGAAGCCTCAGCAGGAATGGTACCACTAATAGCTGCTACCTATATGACTGGTGGATTAGCAACAGCAGCGGGAGCAACAACACTTGGAGTGCAGGCTGTTTCAGGTAGTACAGCAGCACTTGTGACGTATGCTCAAACATATGGAGATAATTACAAATCTCACTTAGCTCAAGGATTTGGAGATAAAGAAGCAAGGGCTTATGCAAGAAGAATAAGTGGAGTAGAAGCCTTTATTGGGGCAGCAGTTGGACCAATAGAGAGAAAGTTTGGAACGATAAGAGCTAATCAAACTAGAAGAGCATTAGGTGAAGCAGCGCAAGAGGCTCATAGTGTTGCAGCTAGAGCAGCTGTAGGTCAGGCAACAGCTAACGTTGCTGAGTCAACATATCAAAAAGCATTTTGGAGCAGTGCTAAGAAAAAATTAGGACAATATGCAAAAGATGGAGCAGGAGAAGTTCTTGAAGAATTATTTGTGTTAAATGACACAGCTGCTCACAATGCATCTTTAGGTAGAACAGATTCTGATGTAACTGCTGACGATATATTTACAACAGCAGCGGTATCTTTTCTTACTGGTGCAAGCTTTTCAACAATGTCAAACCCAGGAGTAAGTATAGAAGATCTTGATAATAGTATTCTTCATATTGGAAGACATTACAATCAATTTGAAAAGAACAAGTCAATAACAGGAATCCAGTTAGGTGAAACTGAAGCTGAAAATACAGCTAAAGAAGAAATGTTAGTTAGGTCTAGAGAGGGATATGTAATTTCAGATAAGCATGCTAAAAGAACAGGAATTTTACTTAGTGGAGAAAACATGCAAGAGGTTAATGATTTAATCCTTGAAAGTGCTAAGACACCTGATGCTGATACTGACTATGATGCAGAGATAGGAGCAATTTACGACAGAGCACTCGAAGAGTCAGCAGATGCTGAGCCTGTAACAGATACTGACGATGATGGTCCAGGTGGAGATGATGGCGGTAGTGACGATGACGATACAGGTGGTCCAGACGATCCAGATGCAGCTCCAACACCAGACACGTTGGTAGATGATCTATTTGACGACCCTGCGGCAGTAACAGTGGATAACCCAGATGATTTAGTGGAAGTAGGTGGCGAAGCCGACACAGACGTTGAAATCGACCCAGAAGCGGATGCAGAAGTAGAGCCGGTATCTACAAGACCTCAAACAATAGCTGACATTGAAACAGTATCAGACATACTAGCAGAAGAAGGTAGAGGGAGTAATAGTTTTTCTTTCCAAGATGAGAATGGAAATACTAAAACATTTGCTAGAGATGAAGATGGAGATTTTATCAATCTTGAAAATGGAGAGACAGCAAGTGATACTGACTTAGAGAATCTGAGAGATTCAATGCTTGCCGATAATGATGTAGAGATAGATTATGATTTAGAAGGTAATGTGTCTTCAAATGAAGGTGCTTATGTGCGATATGGTAATAACAGTGGATACATAGTTGAGCATGATGGAAATCATTATGTAGAAACACTTGATGGAGATCTACAGTTAATAGAGTCAGGTTCGAGCGAAACTTCTGCATCAGAGCTTGGTATAACAGGTATTCAGGGAGCATCTACAAGGACAGCAGACATAGGTAGAGCAAAGAGTAAGGTTAAGAATACAGTAAATGGAGTAGTAGGAGTATTTGAGGGAGATGGAAGTAAGGGAACTGTAGAGATTGGTGGACAGAACTATGATTTTGTTAAAGGAAAGTATGATCCAACAACTAAGTCAGCGGTTGTAACTGTAACTCGTAATGGTAAGAAAACAAATGTGAAAGGTGAAGATGCTTTAAGTATTCTTCAAGATCAAGCAGCACATAAATTAGGTAAATCACGTAAAAATATAACAGCAGATGACGTCAAGAGAACAGCGAGTGAAATCAATAAAGAGCCGGGGATTAGCGAGCCTAAACCCAGAGGTAAGGTTGGAACTCGGAAAGTACAGCAAAGCGGATCAGATAGAGATAATGCAGGCAATGATGGAACCGAATCAGGAGCCGAACCCGGAAGAGACGGAGATACTGGGGCAACCGACACAGACAACGAGCCTGGAGCAGACGGAGAAGGAACTGGCACAACAAATGCAGCCGACGTCAACAGCGGAGCCGCAGACGGTAGTGCCAAGCAGTCAGGAGATACCAGACCCGCAGGTGAAGGAAGCACAAGCGAGCCTACACGACCAAGCAGCAGCAGAAAGGGACATGGCTTCACAAAATCAGAACCTTACAGAGCCATCAACGGAAAGTCCTATTACTATGAAGGAGGAAAGTGGAGAGGCGCAACCTCTGGAAGAGCCCTCAGCGACGCCAAATCAGCCGAGTTAACAGCAGAGATTGGTAAAAGGATAATCTCACAAGCTACTTTGCATCTTAATAGTCAAAATATCTTTGCAGGAAGTCAGATAATTACAGACTTTTTGAACAGTGAAATAACTGTAGGAGAAGATATTATTGAGCAATTCATTAAGGAGCAAAACCCTGAGTTGTATAAGATGCTTTTGGGATACCGTGATCATATTAGGGAGTCAGGAGTAAAGATAGTTGGATATGATAATACAGCTGACTTTCAGGCAGCTACTGGTCAAGCTAATCCTAATCCAGATATTACAGCAAATACGAATGTAAATTCTGATACTTCAACAGATGTAAATATAATTAGTACTCCAAGTGCAGAGATTATTTCTGAGCTACAGAAACTAGGGACTGTAGAAGAGAAGTTAAACTGGTTAAAAGATAAAGGGTTATTAGAGCCAATGGTCGTTAATGGCCAAGAGTTTAATGGAGCTGAATGGGAGAGCAGGAAGATAGTAATGATGAAGATAGGAAATGTTAGCATTCCATTTTACATCAGTACAGGAAAGGGAGGAAAGAAGGATGTTGCGAAACATAAGTGGTATCCAGTATTTGGAATCGGGCAAGAAGGTTGGTTAAATAAAGGTTCTACTGCTGAAATAAACGAATATTACAAGAGTCCAGTATTTGCTAAATTTGCCAAGATATTAAATGAAGGAGTAGGCAATGCTGATTTTAGAGGTGATAATGATACAGGTAGAATTAAGGATGGAATAGCTTTTATAGAAGATACTAATTTTGCTCCTGTTAATGATGCAATGAATATTGAGAGCACTCCTGCTAAAAGTAATAAAGATGTTCAGGGCTTTTATGATCATGCATCGAATGTACTTAATGCTGTTACTGACGAATTAAAAGCAATTGAATTAAGTCAATCTCAAAAGGCACAGACAGCTAATAACATAGCTTCAAGAACAGAAGGAGACCGGGATGCAGGATTATCTTTAGGATTTACAGATGCTAATAATCCAAATGCTGAGGGAGATGTTTTTGAATCTAAAGTAGAAGATAGTGACCCAAGTAATCCTGCCAATCAGTTAAGTTTCTTTGATGAGAATGGCGACCCGATAGTATTTGCAGCTGAGAGCAAAGGAGAACCATATGTAGACCCAGACCTAGTACCTGATGAACAAAGAGTACAGACACAATGGAATGAGAGTAAGAACATACAATTCACAGGAACAACTAAGGTTAAAGATGCTTCTGATGTGGCACACATCTTCAGACTGCTCGAAAACAAGGCAGTAGAGCAAGCCTATGTAGTTCACGTTGATAGTGAAGGTAATTCTCATATTCAGCATATGTCTATGGGTGGAGTTGCAGGAACTGTAGTCGACCCTAAATTGATAGTGGCAGGAGTATCTAAATTCAAGTCAGAGAAAGTCTATTTAATTCATAATCATCCATCAGGTAATTTAGAGCCAAGTCAAGCAGATTTCAACATAACAGCTAAGGTTAGAAATGGTCTAAGGCCATTAGGTATTCCTGTGGAGCATGTCATAATGGACACCTATAAGCAGGAGTATACTGTTATCGATCAAAACAATGAAGCTAGTTTTGAAAAAAGGTCAAAGAAGGATTATAGTGATGTTCCGTTGCAGACCTTTACTATGGACGAGCAAAGTGTAGATCCGACAGTGCTTGGTCAGAAAATATCTGCATCAAACGATGTAGCAAAGTTCTTTCAAAACAATAGATTTACGGCAAGACCAAAAGGTGGTGTGTTGATATTAGATCGTAAAAACACTATTGTAGGTCATTTTGCTCATCCGGATGGGATTAGTGACTTAAAGCCATTATTAGATCAAATGGCTGCTGTTAATGGGAGTGGTATCATTACTTATGGTAACACTAGAAGGTACCAGAGGATTACAGCTCCGAATATGCAGAAGACATTCGATGATTTAGATTATAAGTATTTAGATGATGTTACTTTCAAGTCAGAAGGCTCTGATATTGAAGGATATCTTAGTGCAGCTGAGGAGGGACTGTCTCTTAATGAGCAGCACGAAAAGTATGGCACTGATCCGATATCTAATTCTGAGGTAAATGAACCAAGTGATAGTCCACAACAGAAAGATGTAAGGGCACAGATTGATGAGAAGAGAAAAGAGTTAGAATCGGCTAAGAAAGCCTACTCTAAGAAAGCAAGAGAAATCCATGAGCATTTAATAGCTGATCAGAAAGACTTGTTTGGGCAACGAGATTCAGTTTTGAAGGCGCAGACAGGTTTGTTTGAAGTTCAGAGAATTGATGCGGACCCACAAGATATACTTGCTCCATTAAAGGCTAATATAGAGAGGATAAGGAAAGAGATTAATAGTCTTAGTCGGTCTTTAGAAGCTCCGCAGACTGGTTCATTGTTTGAGAGTAAGGTGCCAGAGGACAATAATTTAGATGTCCCTTTTTCAAGACCTCTTATAAATTCCCTATTGGCAAATCTTAGATCTAAAAATGAAGATGTAGCTGCAGAAATATTTGAAGCAATAAGAGATAAAAGAGCGTCTGACACAGGAGAATTTGCAATGGATGAGTATGTAGACTCTATTGAAGATCTTACGTTTAAAAATGTAGTTGACATATTAAGAGCAACGACCGAACAGGATATTTTTAACACTCGTGACGCTATTAATTATTTAAATAAAATAGGTGATCCTAACATAGGTAGAATATTAAAAGAAACAGTGAAGTTATCCGGTGATTCTATCTTTGAAAGTAAGCCACAACCAGAAATAACACCGATTGAAGTATTAGATGATTCACACATCGATGCTTTCAATGAAACTGGCTTAGTGCCAAACAATATAATTTCTACAATTGCTAATAAGATAAAGAATAAGCAGCAGTTGTCTAATAATGAGATGGAGATTTACAATGCGGCACCTTTATTGGTAGAAGCTGAGCTCTATGATCCATTAGGTCAATCAGAGTCTCCTAAGTCAGCTGTTTATAAAGATGGTAAGATTCACATTGACTTTAGTAACTTCAGTAATTCTGATGTTTCTCAGGCAATGATAGATTCTTTCATGGATAAGAATCGAGGGAACATTGAAGAAGCATTGGAGTCTAGACTTAAAAAGAGTCCATTATTCAAAGATTACTTTGATGTAGCTACAGGAGAAAGAGTAGACACAACCGAAGCTGATTCCGAAGCAGACTTCTATAGCCCAGATGCAGAAGATGGAGAGAATGGAGAAGTAGGCACTAATATCTCAGAGAGATATGATCAAGCTGAGAAGATATATGGAAATGAAGAAGCAGTAAAGCTAGTCAATGGCCAGAGAGTAAAAGGACGTTTCGTTCTCGCTCCATTTGATTCGATAACCCCATCTCATAATCCAAATACATTTGAAAAGTCAGAAGGATTCCCAACAGAGAATGGAGTTACTGTAAATGATAGAGATTACGAAAGTGATAAGAATGCTCAAAAGGCAGTAAAGGAATTTTCGAAGGATTATACTGATGCAGCTTTTACTGGTGGTAATATTATTGTTAGTAAGGATGGGATAGTAATGTCTGGTAATAACAGAACGATGTCTGGACAGTTAGCTGATTCTGATGCAATGTCAGATTACTACAAGATACTTCCTATCAAGCTTAAACAAGCAGGAATAGAGGTTCCAGATGGAGTTGATTTACAAGATGGTAAATATGGTCTTTGGATAGAGTGGGATGCTCCTAATCCAGTTTATAGTGTAAATGAGTTTGCTAAATTCAATGAAGACCCAACTAAAGCAAAGTCAACAGTAGATACATTTAGAACTACAAAGAGTAAGCTTACTACTGATTCAGTAAATGGATTACTATCTGTTGTTCCTGATAATAGATTCCCTGAAACATATTATGCTAAAGGTGAAAAGGCTAAGCAGTTTGCTGATTGGGTAGTATCTAATGGTATTTACCCTAAATTAAGAGTATCTGAAATTTATGATGCGAAGAACAAGGAATTGACTTTTAGAGGTTCAATGCTTGCTCAGTTAGTCTCAGTTGGTTTACTGATCGATGATTCAACGACTCAGTTGTTTGATAAGAAGAGAATGTCACCTTATTTAGACCGATTGAGTCAAATGGGTAAAGTATTCAATTCATTACTGGGAACTGACTTAGACATGTCAGACAACATAAATGGAGCACTTAAATTATTAAATGATTACGGTCAGAATAATGGAGGTGAAAAATCATTCCTAAGATGGGCTAGAGGTTTAGGTATCGGAACTGATGGTGGAGGTATTCAGAATAATCCTATGGATGTAGCAATAGCGTACATGCTCTCAGGAGAGTCTAAGTCTTCTAATATGAGGAAAGACTTTGGAAAGAGAATAAGTGTAGCTAAGGACGCTGACAGTCAAGCGGGAATTGGATTAGAAGGAACTGATAGTAGATCTAAGTTTGACTTGGTTCAAAAGTCTTTAGAAGTATTGTCAAGAGATAATAGTTTACAGCCATCAGTAAGACAGGAATTAGCTTTTCTTGCATCTCAGGATTTCTCTGAGGATTCTAAATTTAGAGCTACAGAAAAGGGAGGAATATTCGAAAGCAAAGTCAATTTAACTCCGATTCAAAGGATTTATCAGGATGTGTTGGCCGGAGGTCAGCCTAAGATAATTGAAGCATTAGAGACAGGAGTTGAGAAAGCAATAAAGAGTATTAGTCCTGGTGTTTACCAAAGTATGATCGATGCAGGTCTTACTAACGCTGATATCCTAAAAGCGGTAGCAAGTGGAGATCAGTTGGTAGTTAATAAGAAGTCTAAGATATTGGATAAGATTAGTCAAATGTCTGCGGATGGATTGATGAAGGTAAGTGCAGCTGATTTATTCCAAGCAAAACAAGCTGATTTCACTGATAATGGAATTACATTAAGTGATGTCAAGGGAGCGATCGGAGAAGTTGAATCAGGTAATGAAATCCCTGCAAGTTTAATGACAGAAGCAGGAATAGACGTATTGCCATTTGATGATAATGTAAAGTCAGTATCTTCTTATTTGGAGAATAGAGGATTTCCAAAACCAATAGCCAAGTTAGCAGAAGAGATTTATAGAACATATCCATCTGGTACTGGTGATATTAAGACAGCAGCAAAGTCAGCCATGGCCATTGTAAACCCGATGAGGTCTGCGATGAATCTTTCTACTTATTATCCATTTACTGATTTACAGAAAGGATATATCAAGCAAGAGTTTGAGATAGAATCAGATAATGATTTTAATGATGTAGTAAGAGCATTGTTTGACGATTACATGGATGGTAAGAGTCATCCAGTAATGGATATGGTAGGAACCTGGGTCAAGGCAGCTTATCAGAATGCTATTGACATTGGTGTACCTATGAAAGGGAGAAATGCTGATATCATTCAAGCATTGAATCTGAAAGAAGGAAATGTATTTACTACTGGTGATAGTATTGTTTTGGATAATAAAGGTTACTTTATTGAAGGAGTAGATAAAGTCAATGGTCAAAGATTTTATAACTTAATTGATGTAGCATCTAAGAGAAGTTTAAGGTTATCGGAAGCTGAGGTAGAAGAAAGGGGAGTAAAAGAGAAATACAAATTAGATCCTAAGAGGCAGAAGGTGATTGACTTGGTTACTGATGTGCTTAAAGACATAGTTCCTAATCTATCTATTACCTACTTCACTTCTGATCAATACAGAGCTCACAGAGGTTATAATGCAAATGCCTTTATGAATACGGCAAAGGGATGGTTAGCTCTAAATATGGAGTTAGCTACTACTCAATCTATAAGACACGAGGCAGGACATTTTGTTATTCAGGACCACTTTAAGACGAATCCAGAAGCTTTAATTGACATGCATAAGGTTGTCGTTGGGGTTTTGGAGAATGGAACAGCTAGAGAGAAAGCATTAGCTAGACAAGTTCAGGCGCATGTTGATCAGTATGGAGCTACACAGGCCAAGTTGGCAGGAACATCAATTGAAAGAGTAAAAGCAGAAGAGTACCTTGTAGAATTAGCAGCACTTTTAGCTGATAATAAAGAGCAGATATCTAAAAAGAACTGGGCAGAAATAATTGATAACATAGTTGACTATGTAAAGAAGTTATTCAAAACAGATTTCGATTTTGATATAGCTGATGCTGATGAAGCGATCGATTTCATTAATGGAGTGGCAACAAGACTTGGAGGATCGCCGCCAGTAAATGTAGCGACGCCAGTATCACAGAATCCTGTGCAAGGATTGTTTGAGTCAAAGTTTGATGAGTTGTTTACCAAAGGTGAAAAAGTTACAGTTTACTATCCGGCAGTAGACAGAGCAGGACTCGAGACGACTTCTGGAAGAGTTTACATGGAAGCTGAGGTTGGAGGTATATTTGATGACAGTAAAACAGGACAGAGGTTAGTTAAAATAGGTAAGAACTATTATCCAAGAACTGCATTTTCTAGGGATGCTCAGGGAAGAGTAGTGATTAATACTTATGATGCTGAAATAACAGGGCCTTCTACATTAAATGCTGATGATACAGCTAAGGTAGATGAGATTATTAAAATCTACTTGAATCACAATCCAGATATGACTGGAAAAGAGATTTATGATGCTCAGAGAAGTAAGGCATTCAAGAGACTTGGAGTTAAGAAAGGTTATGTCCAAGAGAGATTTGATTTGATTACGAAAGATGAAGCAGGAAGGAAAGCCGAGTTAGGATTCCAGAAAAGTGAGCAAGACAGATTGAAGAATAAGAACATCAATAATACTTTGAAGAGAGCTATTCAGCTTTTATCAGCTGACTTTAGAGCATTAGCTGAAGCAGAAGGAGTGATACTCGAGAATGACAATGCTGAGACTGATTATGTAAACCAAAAGATTGCAGACTTATTAGATGAACATGCTAATACTCCTGAGAGTATTGAAGCATTTTATAGAGAGTTTAGAAAACATCAGCCTACTATTCTTGGAAGCAATGAGGTGTTTGATGGTAAAGATGGAGTTAAAGATCAAATGGACCCTAGAATTTTTGTTGGTACAATGTATCGATTGATTGCAGCTTACGGATCATTTAAAGATACTCTTATGACAGGTCTCTTAGATGATATTCATGTAGCTATGGTTGCTGATTTAACGAAACTAAGTAGTAACTCAGGATTAATGTTATTGGGTCATACAGAGAAGTACTCTGGATTACCTAGTAATGTGAAAATGGATGAAATACTAAGAGATATTGATTACGCTATAACTAAGGAGCTCAATAATAAAAAAATAGGAAATAGTAAGAGTGCTCAGAAAGAGATAGATGCTTTAACTAATAAGCTGAAAGTAACAGATAAGGATATCAGTGATGTAGTAGATGCACTTGATAAGACTGGTTTCTTTAAAGACTTATCAGATGCAGTTACTCCAGATGATTTAGGATTGTCTGATTTGATTGCAAAAGCAGATAGAGAGATCAATGATGATGGTACAAATAATTCTGATTTAGACAATGATGCTGAGAACGAATTTATATTTGAATCTAAGGCAGTTGATCCGAGTAAGAAGCTGCGTAGAATTGTAAATATCGCATTTAATGATGCATATTTCAATAAGAGAAAGAAAGCAGGGAATAGTGACTTTTTAAGAGGTAAAGACCCAATGGTTCGAATAAAAAAAGCACTAGAGACTTATTTTATACAAAAGATGCAAGGGGGATTGTTTGGTAGTGCAAATAATAACAACAAAGCAGATATTAAAGAGTTTTATCGTCAATACCCGAGTGTAGCCAAGCAGATAGAAAAGCAGTATTTAAAAATGCAGAAGCAGATTGCAACTGACATTATCAATACTAAAGGAAATGCTGATCTAAAATCAATTTTACAGAGAAGTTATAAGAGTGTCAATAAGACATCTAAAGTTGTGCCGATCGATAAGTTGTTGGCTGACAGTAAGAATACTGGAAGAGTTGTTCGTGATGCCTTAGATAGATTGAGATTAAAAATGTCTTACGCTAAAGACCCAGTTGTTAGAGCAAGAATATTAGATGCGATCCAGAAATTAGAGCAGGTAAAGGCAAACTTAGTTTATGATGAATCTAAGATTGATATAAACAATCCTAAATTCTCTAGGTCTATAAACAAATCACTTAGGTCTCTTACAAAACAAGACTTAGCTGAATTGGGAATAAAGGTAGGTCAAGACATTGATCCGCAGAAGTATCCTCAGATTATCATGAGAGCAATCATGAATCAATCTAAGAGGGATAGTAATTTATCTATCACTTCACTAACTCAAAAGTTAGTTGGTTCATTCGACATGGACCCAAGACTGGCAGTTGAGTTGGCCAAGGCTATCAATGATGCTTATAAAGCAAAAGTAATCAAGAGGAAGAGAGCACAGCTCGACAGACATCTCTCTAAGCTGAAGAAAGGAGACAAGAAGAACAAGAGTTTACATGATAGGTTAGTCGCATACATTGAGGAAGGATATTTGAATGAAGAAGCAACAAGAAAAGCAGTAGCTGCGAAGTTTGGATTTAAAGGGATTGATAATAAGACTAGAGAGAGATTAGGAACATTATTAGACCTAATGGAGAGTCCTGATCCAAGAGTGGTTTCTAGAGCAAACAGAGAGTTTAGAGCACTAATCAACAACTTGAAGTCAAACAGAGTAAACAGAATACTCAAAGCATTGACGAAGTATAGATATATTTCTCTATTGAGTGGATTCGGTACAGCGTTAGTGAGTTTGATCTCTTCTGGTAATTTAGTTATAGGAAGGAGAATTAGTGACAATATTAAAATAGCAAAAAGAGGTAAGGAAGCAATAAAAGCTTTTAGGCGTGCAAAATCTAAAGATGCACAACTTTACGGTAGTATATTGAATAGATCTGGTGCCGCTGTACAACTTGCGAGACAGGCATTAAAGGAAGGTAGTTTGATTATTAATCATGAGGATAATCCTACAGATGCTATTTCTAATATCGATAAGAGAGTAAATGAAATACTCCTAAGAGGTATGGCTAGAATAGGTACAGCTGAGTCAAAAGCAAGAGCAGAGCAATTACTAGCTGAATCGGGATCGACTCGAGGTGAAGGTGCAGTAGAGTTTGGAAGAGATGTATTTTCTACGGCAATGTTAGTTATTCCAACAATGATGACTAGAACACTTCAGGCAATGGATGTATTGTTCAATACAAGAGCAATTGAAAGAAGTGCCTTTTTACTTGCTTGGGATAAGACTTTAGGTGTTAATCCTGATACTGGTTCAGAAGCATTTTTCCATGAGTTATCTACGAACATGGGAACAGGAGTTGTCTTAGATGAAAATAACTTTGAGACAACATTTGATGAGCAATTAAATTCTAAGGTTGCAGAGATTGAAGCAGCGAATGGAGGAATAAAGATGCGTCCAGGAGAGAAGTCAATATTAGCTAAGGAATTAGTACTTCAGAACAGAAAGAGGATTGAATTACTTACAAGAGATCAAAGAGTAGAACTTGCTACAGATGAAGATGGTGTATTCAATAAAGATTTGTTTGATGTACTCGAGAGGAATAAGAAGACAGTCAATAATATCTCATCACAAAGAGCCTTAGATGCTTCTTTATTGAATACAGATATTCGAGGATTAATGACTGGAATGTTAGGTTATGGATTAACAATGCCAAGTAGAAGCCTGAATCAAGCAGCAAATGAAGATTCTACTAAATCTATAAGTAGAGCATTGTTGCAAATACCTATGTCAATGATATTCCCAATTGTAAAGGTAGTTGTGAATAACTATTACAATTCATATGCTCACAATCCAATGAGTATTGTTCCAAGATTAGCATTGAAAGCGATACTTGGAGTTGATGATGTTAGAAGAAGTACTAGAACAGGTGACTTGACCATAAATGGTATTGCGTTTAAAGATCTCAAAGCATTAGCCGATACTGAAGGTGGAGATGTACTTAGATTACTTAGAAACAAAGACTCTCAGGTTAGAAAGGCAGTAGAGATAATGCAGGAAGATAAAGTAAGTAAAGAAGATTACTTTATAGGTCTAGGGATGAGTACAATTGGAGGTGTGTTAGCTATTTTAGCTGCATTCGAATGGGAAGAAGATGAAGAGGGAAATACTAAGATTAAGAAGCGAGAGTCATTCTGGAATAAACTACAGATAACAGCCGGAGGTACTGGTGATTATTGGGAGAATAAAGACATCTTTGGCAAAGAAAGAAAAGACAACACGATCTCTGTTGGTGGATTCCATACAAGGTGGACAGAAATGCCGTCTAGTGCAACCTGGGGGATGTTAGGAGTGATTGGAGATAAGTTGGACCTAAACCACCTTGAAGACGATGGAACGCCTTATGGTACGTCAGGATTAATAAAAGATGCTCTGTATGGAACATATGCAGAGTTCCTAGGAGAAGGATTTGGTATTAGTACCAATTTGATTGGCCAAGTAGTAAACAGTGGATTTAAAATCAGTGAGTACGAAGGTAATATTAAAGATGCAAGATTGGAGTACTCTAAAGTCCTTCAAGACGGTAAAGCAACTGACAGAGAAAAAAGGACAGCTGAAGTAAAGCTTAATCGAGCAGTAGAAACTAATGAGAAGTTGATAGATAGAGAGAGATCTAAGCAAGGTGTCTTTATTGGTAGAACAGTTTCATCTCAGTTTTTCCCTCCAAATGTTTATAGGCAGTCATACAAGATGATCAAAGGTGGCCAGGAAGCACCTAAAAAGAATTTAAGAACTGGTAGTAATTTGAATGATGTACTTGGAGAAGGTAGAACAGCATCGATATTTAATTCGATTGTAAATAACATACCATTGGTAGATGCTACTTTAGAGAATAGAGTAGATATGTATGGTAATCCAATTCCAGAAAATTTTGATCTAATTCTTGCACCTGATAGATGGGAAGACCATATAGGTAGTTACATTAAGAATGTAGAAAGAGATCCAGATATGGACTTTATGATTAATGAATTGCCAATTGATTACAATGACATAAAGATGTCTAAAAGTGCTGCTCGTAGGACTAAAAACTTTGAGTATTATCCAAGGGAAGCACAAAAAGAATTAGATGATATCTGGCATGAGCAATTTGGAATTGAAGTCAAAAAACAAATTCCACAACTTAGACAAATGAGTGAGGATCAGCAACTTGCATGGGTCAAGTCAATTGCTAAGAGAGTCAAGGTTACAGAAGAATATAGGGCTGCGAAAGAAAGATTGAAAAAAGAAATTCCAGAAAAGTAAATAATAAATAAATAATTTATTTATATTTGTGATGTTGTATAATAATTAAACCATTTAGAATCATGGATGACATCATATCAATAGAGTCCTGCGACTTCAGGACTGGGGTAATCGCAAGTGTGGGCCCAATTCGTAACAGTAGTGCAGGCGATGAATACAGATATTCTCGTAGCATTTATTTTAATAATGGAGATAAAGGAGTCTACTGGCATAATGACCGATTAGAGTTAGCAATGCTTGTCAAGGATGACGTATGCCATTATCAAAAAGAGATAATCACAAAGATTAATCACGAAGACCAAAATAATCCTCATGTTTATGATAGGATTGTGAAAATCTATACAAGTGTATCACCTCATGTATTGAAGTCTCAGGAAGCATTTGTTCGGTACAATGAATTCATGCGTGAGTCTAGAGAAATCGCAATGCAGATGATGACTTTTAAGTATGGCTCTTTGAGTGCTGCGGATAAGAAGAAGTTGAAAAACGAAACACTTATTAGTGATTTGAAGAATTTGAGTGCTGAGGCTTTCTCAGTGATGAAGTCGAATTACATCTCAGAGGATTATGGAGTTGAGGAAAAGAAGCCATTAGAAGAGGTAGATCCGGAACTTGCAAAAGAAGTAAGTAAGAAAGAACAAGAATTAGATAGTTAACATTTTCAATTAAAAATAATGATTGCAGAAGAATTAAAAAGTAATGACCTGACATGGTTGAGAATTTACAATGGTGTCATAGTCCAGACCCTAGCTAAGGGGTATGAGCCGCCACAAGGATTAGCGGAGGATCAGTACATGTCAAGGAAAATAACCAAAGGGAAGTATCAGGATCAGAATGAGTATTATAAAGAATATAAAACTCTTACTGGTCTAATGAAGCCACCTCAAGTCAAAAGAGGTCAATTTGGTCTTGAAATAATGGTTTTCCTAGATTCTGGAGGTACAGACGTTTGTTTGACTTTAAGCACGAAGGATAATGCAGGTCAAGCATTTATGAGAGCATTTAGGAACATTAGACTTAACGAACAAATTAAGTTTAATGGTCGAAGATATAATCGTAAAAGTGATGGCAAAGAGACTACTGGATTCTGGATGTATCAGAGAGGGAATGATGGAACATTTGAAGCAGGAAACTCTCAGGTAAATGATTTTCATTTGTGGGATGATTTACCAAAACCAATAAAAAGATATGATGCTGATAAAGGTAGAGAAGTAGACGATTATGGACCTGCACAAAAGTTCTTGTTTGATTCATTGGTTGCTACGCTGACACAAGTTTATCCTGGTTGGTATTATGATGCTCAAAGTGGTAAAGGAAAGGTTGTTAACACAAATAACAATCAGCAACAGAATTATAATCAGAATCAACAGCAACAGCAGAATCAGCAACAGAATTATAATCAGCAGAATCAGCAACAGCAGAATCAGCAGCAGAATTATAATCAGCAACAGAATCAGCAGCAGAATTATAATCAGCAGAATCAGCAACAGAATCAGCAACAGCAGAATCAGCAACAGAATTATAATCAGCAACAGAATCAGCAACAGCAGAATACTCAGCAAAATCAGCAGCATAGTTCGCAGATTAGTCAAAATCAGCCCCTGATGGGTGATCCTAATAAGCAGCAACAATATCAGCAAAATCCACCACCGCCAAGTCAGGAGCAATATGGTGAGCAGTTTAATCAAGGAGTACCTGACGACCTTCCATTTTAAAAATCAAAATTAAAATCTAATGCAAAAGAAACTATACGAATTAACAGAAGAGCAAGTCAATCTCCAATTCAAAATCGAAAGAATTGGAGAGATACTTGCCACAGAAGAGCTTACTCCTGAATTGGAGTATGAACTTAAAGAGCTTGAAGCAGAGATGGCGTTCTCTCAAGTGAATGCAAACTCTAAGATCATGAGTATCTGGAAAGTCATTCAGAACATGAAGCAAGACATCGATATGATCAATGGTGAGTTGAAGCCATTCAAGGATGAGGCAGCGAGACTTGGATCACGTATTAAAAAGAAGAAGAATGATATAGCTAGACTGGAAAGGTATGTTGATTCTTACTATACTGCCATAAAGCATGATAAGTCGAAGAATGTTGATCATGGATTATTTACTATCGGTTTTACACGAAAGCAGCTGTATGAGATTCCTCAGAAATTAGTTATGGGTTTAAAGAAATTGCTCAATTTCAGCACATCGATTAAGAGAGATGCCTTTAATGAATTTTGTGATGAGAATGATATCTCTGATACTGATAAGAAGTTATTGAAGAAGTTACTCAATGATGCAGTGGACAGAACATTTGATCCATCGTTGGCTAAGTCTGAGTACAATAAGATTATCAAGCCAGTTGCTACTACAAGTGATTTATGTGATTATAGTGATACACGAGTCCTTAAATTTAAGTAATGAAGCACGTAAAGATCATAGAAGAGGTAACTATTGATTTCGACAATGGAGTTGTAGGAAAGTATGGTCCTGGAGTTTGCATTAAAGTAGTAGGATATTTAGCAACTCAGTTAGTTGGTCAGGGATATGCTCGATACACGTCAAAGTCTAGGTTTAAGTCTTATTGGAATGAAACGGAGAGAATGGCTAAGAATAAAAAAGCTATGGGTAAGGTTCAGGCAATGAATATGGCCAATAAGAAAATCTTAGGTGATGGCTCAGAGTATTATAAGATCAATGGAAACCTAGTTAGAACGACGAGTAAAACTTTATAGATGTGGGAAATAGATGTCGTATCATATTACCTTGGAACACCATATCGGCTTAACGAATTAGTTCGAAGTCCGATCGGGGTTAATAGAAGCGGCAAGCAGTTTCAAACACAGCTTTACGACGGCAAGTTTTACTGGAAAGATTACGGATATCAAAGTCCACATGGTCATGATATCTATGCTCTGATAGTTGAGTTAGAACCAGGAATAACTTCTCGAGATGATGCCTACGAATTCGCAAAAGCAAAGGGTTGGGCAAAAGGGAATAGTTACAAGCCAAAGACAGTAAGTATATTCGACATGATAGGCAGCGTAAAGACGCCAACTGTTTATGAGTATGATGATCTGAGTTATGAACACTTCGGGTACTATGAGTCCTTAATGGTGCCCGAAGATGTTCTTCATAGGTTTGCAATGAAGAAGCTGTTGAAGATATACAAGAATGATGTAGTAATCTTCGAGCATGATATTGAGAATTATGGATTCTATTGGGAATTCTTTAAATCTAAGAAAGGATATATGCCATTCAATTACCCTTGGAAGGGAGATAAGAGAATAGCATTTAGTCATACAGCAATTACTGGTCTTGAAGGCTTAATGCAGATAGACTGGACGGCAAGAGACTTATGGATAACAAAGGCGATGAAAGACATCCTATGCCTTGTATCATGTGGGTTTAATACGATAGGAGTAAGTGGAGAAGCCATGTTGAAGTATTTGAAGATATGGATGGGTTACTTTCTTTTGAAATTCGAGCGAGTAATCTTCTGGATGGACCCAGACCCCGCAGGATATAGATTAGTACATGAGATGAATAGACATTATAGAGGATTTTATGTCTGTGAGGGTAATCCGTTGATTGGTAAAGACCCAAGTGATATCCTCCTGAGAACCGGTAATAGATTTTGGATAAACCATTTAGCAAGTAAAGTAATAGATAGTTCACAAATTCGTCTGTATGATGGCAAAAAACGATAAACTAACAGAAGTGCAAATAGCAAGTAGTGTTGCTAATAAGTCTAAGTGGTGTGTCCAAGGATGTCAAGAACCTAACAAAGAACCCGAACAAGTATTTTGCATGAAATGTGGAATATCAAATGAAGAAGATAGACAAGCTATTGTGATGACTGGCTATTGTAGTGAGGCGTGTTACAATTCTCAATTCATAGGCGGTGGAAAGTATATACCAAAAGAAGACAATTCAAATGAAAAATAAACTAACAATACACCACTTAGCAAGAAGACTGCCTTATGGGTTGAAGTTTCAATCGTCTTTACATCAATTCAAGTATGGAGAAACAGAGGACTTGACAATGACGGGTGTTAGCAATGAGGACGATGAAATGGACTTAACGTTTCTTCGTGATGGCGACTTAACTTTTATGAGTTCTCTGAAACCTATCAAACCTTACCTAAGACCACTATCACAACTAACAGAAGAGGAATGGAATGAATTAGAGATTTGTGTCAATATGTGGAAGTTTGATATAATGGCAGAAATTCAAGTTGCTAACGATAGTGACATTCTACCTCACAAGTTCTTTCTATACTGCTATGAAAATCACATAGCCTTAGACGAACCCGAAGGAACATACATACCCGTCACCCCTGACAATAACCCTTATAAATAAAAAGATAATGAGTAGTATAACTAGTAAGTCATTACAGAATGCAATAGACAACAAAGGGTTTAATGCAACTAAGAGAAGAGCTCTTTGGCAATCGAAGTCATGTGATTGGAATTGGATAGGGATAAGTTGGGGATTAAGAAGAAGTAAGAAGAGACAGATTTTGCCAATATGGAATACATCAAACAACACCACAAGAAGTTTATTGTTTGGGTTTAACTTTTGGTACTTCGAGTTTAGTTACAGTAAAAAAGGAAAGTCTTTTCAACATAAGAAAATAGCTAAGTATCTACCTAGATTCAATAGGTCTTGGAACCTTTATAATTTGATATTTTAGTAAATATGAGTTTCGATACAGAACCAGAACAATCATTCTGTTTAACTTGCGGATCTACTGAAGCAGAGGAAATGAAAGCCATAGTTGAATCTGGATATTGCACCGAATCATGTTACGAATCAAGTTTGCTTAAATGGAGCGATAGAGCTGAGTCAGTAAAACAAAATAAGCAAAGTTAAATTGAAATTAAAAACCTAGAATCAAAATCACAATGAAATCCCTACAGTTAGTATTTGATATGCCTACCCACATCTTGTTTACGCAGGACGGTAAGTGGCTGCATTATAACACTCAAACTAAGGAACTTCATACCGAAATCAAAATTGATATACAGAATTCAATTGTGGTAACATTTGATGAGAAGCTACCTTACCGAGATCATTACTATGATTTAAAGGTAGGATTCAAGCTTCTGGACTTTAATTCATGCTCTACTTTGAATTTCATGTGTATGAAGTACTTACACAAGAGATTGGATAAGCTAAACTTCAATAATTGCAGTCCAGAGGCGTATAGAGCCGAAGCGATATGGAGAATATGGGAGAAAGTATCAAGACAGATATTAAAGCTCTCTATGCTGCCTAGATTTGAATTAGAGATGTATTTTATCTCATATGCTTACAAGCTAGAGAATAGAAAGTTTAAGGTCAATAAGGACGCTATTAATGATGAGATAATTGGACTAAGGAATAAATTTAAGGGTAAGAATATTTTATCTTTGTCTGAACAGAAGGCAATACTCGATGAATTGCAAATTAATTGGAAAGACTTATATTCAGGGAAAACCAATTTTAGTCACAAATTTCTAAAAGCAAGTGGAGATCAGAGATTGATAGATCATGTAGAAGTATCAAGAGCTAAGTCGTTTAAAGACCACTTGATGGGATATGATACAGATCCTAGCAATCCTATTTTCAGTGCTGATGAAGTAAGTTATACGATGAATACTCACCATTATATAACTGGTAGAGTCTTTTATGTCAATAAAAATATCCAAGGTCTTGCAGATAGATTTTGGGGAGAGCCTGGGTTTAAGACGTTTGACTACATTAGTCAGGAGATGTACATTTATTTAGCTGTATTTAATCCAGAGATGAGAACTATATTTTACAGAAGTGGATATAAAGACTTCTATGCTTTTATGTATTGTCATATGAAAGGTTTGAAGGTTTCTGAGGCAGAGTACTACGAAGATCCTGCGCGAGTGAATGGAAGGAAGATGATGAAGGGCATGCTCATACCATTAATGAATGGAATGAAAGCAGATAGTATTTGTTGGAGATTAGGATTGCAGTATGAAAGTATGATACCATTTTTCAATCGATTAGAGAAAGTAATGGAGTTCAATAAGAATCGAAATTCTATGTTGGACACATTAGCTAATGAGAAAGTTGTACTTATCTCGAGAAACCTAGGGTTTTTGAAAAGCAATAAGTTTGATCACTTTATTAAGTTGCATTCTGAAATGTTGAGAATCACTAAAAATAGAGACTTTGCCCAATATGGTGCTAGTACATTTGATCAGAATATATTAGATGAGTATGCTGAATTAAGAGAGAACATTGGAAGGAGAATTGTGGCTTTAAGAATACAATCATTAGGAGCAGCAATAATAAAAAAAGCAGTTGTAATGCTGATGGATAAAGGCTATGATGTTGTACTTTGCAAACACGATGATGTAACTGTAGCGAATAAAGGAGATTATTCTTTGTGTCCTAAAATAATGGAGCAGGCATCAACGCAAATAATTGGTAGAGCAATACCAGTAAAAGTATCATAGATGTTGAGACCAGACTTATTTAGGAATAATGTAGTTGAAAAGTTAATCCCAAGGGATTACCAGGAAGTGTCTGTTCGTAGTATAATTGACTATATAAAGTCTGCTACTACTTTTGATAAGAAAAGAGGCGTATATGTAGGTCCGGTAGCGTGTGGAAAAAGTTTCATAATAGCATTAGCGGCATTAGAGTTGGGAGAGCCAATATTGGTATTGCAGCCGAGTAAGGAATTGCTTGGTCAGAATTACGAGAAGTATACTGATGCAGGAGGTGTAGCGACTATATTCAGTGCTAGTATGAAAATGAAAGTATTGAGCTCTAATACCTATGCAACTCTAGGGTCAATTAAAAATCAAGCCGCTAAACTTAAAAAATTAGGAGTAAGATATGTATTCATAGATGAATGTCATAAAGGTTATAGTCCTGAAGAGAAAGGAGTAGCTAGAATATTTTTGGAAGCATTAGATCCAACTTGTGTCGTTGGATTCACTGCGACACCAGTGAGATTAGAGTATGAAAAGAAAAATGGTTTGCAGAAAAGCGGTATGCAGATTAAATTCATTACAAGTACTAATCCTACTTTATTTAATGATGTCATTCATATTGTTCAGATATCTGAAATCAAACAATACTGGCCAGATATCTCTCTTTATGAATTTGACTTTGACGAATCAGCCCTAGTAACGACTAAAGATGGTACAGACTTCACAGATAAGAGTGCGTCGGAAGCAGTTGAGAAGAATAAAGTAAATCGAAATATTTGCATGCATTTGAAGTCAATTTCTAAAGAGAGGAAATCAACTTTAGTTTTTGTAGATAGTGTAGCTTCTGCTCATAAGTTTAGTAAATGGTGTAACGAATCATTAGGACTTAACACAGCAGTTGTTTATGGTGGAATGAATCTTGATCTAAGGAGTGATATTGTTGAAGAATTTAAGAACTTAGAAATTGATGTTATTTTCAATTTCGGTACATTAACTACTGGTTTCGATCACCCTGAATTGGATTGTGTTGTATTAGGTCGGCCAATGAATTCTTATAGTGACTTTTATCAAATGATAGGTAGAGGATTAAGAATTCATATAGAAAAAGAGAATTGCATGGTACTTGATTTCTGTAATAACTTTAGAAGAATGGGAGATGTAAGAAAAATGGAGATACTACATGTGCCTTACTGGGGATGGGCTATATTTGTTGGAGGAAAGCTATTGACTGATATTCCAATTAAAGGACCAAAACTTACTTTAGAACAAACTATAGTTTTAGGAAAGACTAGAGAATATAATTTGAAGAAACCTCGAATTGGATTTGGGCAGTATACAGAATGTGGATATGAAAAACTTGTAGAAGATCCGGGTTACTTGAGGTACTTACTGCCAAAAATAGAAGCTAAAATTGCAGAGGAAGGAAAGAAGATACCAAAGAAATACATAAGATTTGTAGAAATGGGAAAATTTATTTTAAATATAGAAAAAGAATTAAAAAATGTTCGAAAAGCAGCCTAACAAACAGCAAGAGAAAGTACCACCACAACCTAGAGGTGGTGCTAAAATTCCACCTACAGAGACTGAGAGTATAATTAGTCAGGCTATAGAAGTGGTTGAAAAAGTATTTGACACACTTGGTCCAAATGGAAAGAGAGTAGTTTATCAGAGTGCCGAAGGGATCGGCGCGAGTAAGGATGGTGTGACCATTTTAAAACATCTCTGGCATTACGATGAGAATGTAGACAATGCAATTGAATTGATCCGTCAAGGAAGTGAAAAGACTCTCCAAGAGGAAGGTGATGGAACAACAACAACAGCAATGTTAGCTTGTATCCTTTATGGAATAATCACAGACAAAGCATTCGCGGAAATTCCACATCACCAGAAAGTGAAAATTGTAGAGGATTCTGAAAAAGCGATTCTGGAAGAACTTGAAGTAATGATGCTTCCATGTGATACTGAAGAAGCATTAATCAAGATTGCTACCATCTCAGCAAATAATGATGCTGAAATAGGACAGCACATAGGATCTCTAGTCTCTAAGTACAGAGAGAATTCATTTATGATGATCAATAAGGGACGAAATCCAAAGACCATTGTAGAAGAAATGAAGGGAGTCTATTTAGATTGTTCTATTCACAGTGATTACTTTTTAGATGATGGGCCTGCAATTAATAGGCCTCAGTCAGTATTATTGATGCTGAATGAAGCTGTTGGGTCAAGTAAAGGAATCATTGAAGATTGTGCCGAGTATTGTATAGATAGAGGGATTAAGAGTATGATACTAATGTGTGAGTCAGTAGAGCCGACAATCTTAGAAGTATTTAAGGAATATGCTCAAACTGGATTTGACATAGTTCCAATCGGGCTACCTGATCATGGTGAGTTAAGACACCAAAAAATGGAGGATCTAGCTAGTGTAACTGGTGGAACCTACTTTCGAAGTGGAAAAGGAAAAAGCACTGATCCTGCGGATTGCTTAGGTGAAATAGCATATGCTAAGATATTGAAGTACGAAGTAGTATTGTCATTACTCGATTCAGCAGTTCCTAAAGTAAAATCAAGGACAAAGTATCTCAATGAGAAACTTGCAGAAATAGAAAAGTCAGATATTGTAAATAGAGATTTTGCAATAGATAACATGAAGGAAAGAATCTCTTTAATCAATTCTAGTACTTGTACAATCATCGTAGGAGGACGAACTCCTGCGGAAGTAAGCGAGAAGTACGATCGGTATGATGATGCCAAGAGAGCGACTATTAGTGCGCTGCAAAACGGTTTAGTGGTAACTTCATCTCAGGCATTGCATCAAGTGTCAGATGAATTAATCCTAAGAAAAGGGAATTCTGATTTGGAAGATGCTATTTATAATGCTCTAATAAAGCCATTTGAGTATGTCACAAAGGATTTATATGTAGAGTTTAGACCATTGAAAGGAGAAGCTTTGAATATTATTACAGATACATTAGGAGAACCACTAGAGGTAGGTGCAATCGATCCGTATGCTGTTGTGAGAAGTTGTGTTAAAAATGGATTTAGTGTAGCAAAAATGTTGATGAGTATTTCATCATTTGTGAAATTAAAGCCACATAGGAGGTAATTCGTTTTGGAGTGTCGTGCTCGAGTTTTAGGGAGTAAGGGTGCGGCACATTTTTTATCATTTAAAATCAAAAAATAATATTATGGATTCAGTAATTTTAGAAGTAAAAAAAGAAAGAATGGCTCAAAATGACAAATGGGGTGTTCAAGATCATGGCCCAGTAGAATGGATGGCAATACTTATGGAAGAATTAGGCGAAGTATCGAAGGAAGCTGTAGATTTTCACTTTAAAAATCCAGTTAAGTATACAGATAAAAAAGGAGAAGGAAAGATTATGCCAAGTGATGATGATGTTCAGCATTCAAGATTATTGGCATATCGTAAAGAATTGATTCAAACTGCAGCAGTTGCTATTCAAGCTGTTGAATGCATTGATAGAAATTACTTTGACAAAACAAATGACGAAGTTATTTCTAAATAATCAACACTAATAGGACAATGGCATATTACGATTTTAATTCAGAAGATACAAGAGCGATACAAGAGCTTAATGAGGATCTTAATCTTGCAGAGAGTTTAAGGTTAAAAGGTCCAATGGGTGAGTTCCAGAGAGAACCATTCATGTATGAGGTAAGAAAGAATCTTGAAGGAGAGTATACTGGATTGATTTGCGAAGGAGGGGTTCTTAAAATTGATGGAAAAGAGAAGTCTGGAAAGAGTAGAGTATTAGGGGCAGCTGCATCTGCTTCATTACACACCCATGGTGGTTATTGGGATTTGCCAGATCAATATCCATTATTTAAGTATAATAAAGATCTTAATGAAGAAAAGGGATTTGGTTTATACATTGATACTGAAAATGGAGGTATTGAATTTGAAACTATTCAAAGATCAATATTAAAGTCGGCAGGATATGATGAGGCTCCTGATTTTTACAAATGCTATCCATTTAGACGGTTTACTGATTACATTGGAAAGACTAGAATGCTAGTAAAGTACATTGAGGAATTGGCCAACAGCAGAATAGGACTTGATAATTTATTCTTAGATGTATCTACAGATTTTGTCAACAAAGTAAACGATGAAGATACAGCAAAGGAATTCTGGGATTTGATAAGTAAATTAAGCGAGAAGTATAAGTTTTGCTGTTTAAATACAATGCATCAGAATAAAGGGAATGATAGTAGTACAGGTATTTTTGGTGGATTTGCAGATAAAAAAGCGAGTTACAATTCAAGTATCTTTTCTTCATCTATGGATGAAAGATTAAAGATTTGGACAACTAAAAATACTAGGCTATCGGAGTCATTTAGATCAATGACATTTATTTTTGATGAAATTACTGGATTACCAGTACAACACTTTGGATAATGGGAATACCTGCCAGAAAAAAAGAATGTAAAGGATATGGTAGAGAGTCACATCATGCTTATCTGTTTAGTCATGGTTTGTGTAAGAACTGTAACAATGCTAGGATACTAGATGAAAGAAAAGAATTGCCAATTGAGCAACAAGCACCATTCCGAAAGACATATATTAAAACCACTCCGAGTAAAAAGCAGGTCAGTAGGAAAAAAGATGAGATGGAATCCGGACGTAAGTACTGGGAATCGATGGCGAATGAGAAGGGCGAGGTACATTGCGAAGAGTCGGGAGTATACCTTGGTCGTTCAGATGAATACAACCACGCCTGCCTTGCTCACATACTGGGCAATAAAGGACACCAGAGATTCAGAACCGACCCTAGGTGTTTTATCCTTTTGACGTTTGTATTGCATAATGTATTGGATACAGTAGGCGACGCGGAGTATAAGGAGAAGATGCTGCCTAATACTTGGGAAAGAATAGAAGAAATGAGAATGCTATTAAATAGAGAAAGTCACACTTAAAATTTAGAATTATGATAATTATGTATTTTGCCTTATTCCTAATGTTAATTACAGCTTTGGAATGGCTTTATTTAGTAGGTAAACAGATTCATGCTTATGTCACAAAAGTACAAAGTGATGCTATGAATATTATTGCAAATAGAAGGTATCGAGTTACTATGATTCTTGCTTTATTGTTAATCGTTTATTATGCGTAGAGAGATGAAAACATTTGATCAGAATATAGCAGAAGCTAAGGAAAAGCTGAAGCATTATCTAACAGAGAGAACACAGAGGATACAGGAATGTGAAAATATGGGTGGAAATAATACCGCTTACAAAGTTGCAATTTACGTTTATGGTCATCGATCAAAAAGACCAAGTGATGCTGAATATGACGTAACTAAGTATGGTCGTAAAGAACCTATAAAATGGACGAATTACTTCTCTTTTCATAATTCTCTTATAACTGGTATTGGTAGAGGTGGAATACCTGCAATATTTGTATTGGAAAGAAAGCATTTTAATATGGATTATCATGTTGATTCAAGTCATTGGAAAGCATCAGATAGTCTAGACTCGTATGAGGATTGGAAGAAGCAATTATCTGGACATCACCCTACTAATCAAATGCAAATATTAGGATTGGATGTAATATCGGTAGATATTCCTGAGTTGAAAATTAAGGATTGGATAATCATACAACCAGAAGAAAATTAATTATGGAGCCATTTGCAGTATTTGAAAAAATAATAGACCAAGTAGAGAAGCTTCAAGACCAAGGTATAGATGTTACAGTCTCTAAGTTTGATAAAGACTATGATCCAAATGAAACTAGGTGTTTACCTAGAGCATTATGGAGAAAGATAGAGTTTAGGTGTGCTAATAAGGCTGAATGCGCTGCCGTTTATGCTGCTTTGAGAGCCTTGGGGATGCTTTGTATCTATTTTTACGTAGGAGGCAACTCAGACGGCGTAAGAGCCTGGAGTGTGGATTGGAGCACCTACACTACAAAAGAAGAAGATGCAGAACGAATGCTAGGATTAGAACAATTTGAGAGAATAACAATGGGTGAAGAAACTATTGATTTGAGTAATGATCTAGAAGAAGAGCTATGATAAAGATAGATCCAGATAAATACTATACTGTTGATGGTAAAGGTAAAATTCGAATTAAGAATGTAGGGAATAGAGGGAATCAGATACTAATTAAGTTTTTAGAAAAAGGGAAACTTAGAACATCAACTTATGATAAAGAAGATATTGCTTTTGTAAACCCTGATTCATTACAAGAATGGGTAGAGCCTGAGAAGAAAAATGAAGATAAGAAAGTAAGAAATACGAAAGGATTATCTACTAATGATTTATACGAAATAATTAATGATGACTGATAATCAATATATCAATGCGTGTATTAAGAAGTTAAGATCAATACGATTTTCACTTAAAACACATAGCTTAACTATTGAGCAATTTAAGGAGCTGATAGAAGCTTTTGAGAACTCTAATAATAAGGGAGTATCTAAAGCGATGAAAGAGAATGATGCGAACATAGAGTTTCTTAATTCATTTGAAGAGAACGCAGTAAAAATAAGAGCGTTTTGGACCGATAGAATAGATCAAATTGTAGACCATTTAAAAGAAAAGAAAAATGAATTCTGTGAAAGTTAGTAAAGAACAAAAAACGAAAATCAATAACCTATTAAAAGAAGTCGCTACAGACTTTACCTTTAGAGTTGAAGATAACTGTATTAAAATAAAATGCCGTAAAGTATCAAAGAGATGGATGGACATAGTAATTGATGTTAGTAACATCTTAGATGGAGTGTTTCCTAATATCGCTAAGATTATCAATACGGAGGGGAACTACTACGTAAAGAAAGTGCCTTTGAATTCACCTAAGAAAAAAGAAAAGCAAACCATTTAAAATTAATATTTATGTACTTTAAGGTAAAACCAAATTCAGATACTCACCGTAAGATTGATGAGTACTTTGAGAAAGAAAAAGATGCTCGAGAGAGGTTGAAAGTAATCTTAGATGAAATCGGCGCAAAAAGATATGCTGTAGCAGACAACTGGGGATTCAGAACATTTGCTTTTGAATTTAAGGAAAAGCCAAAAGGATTTAAAATCTATAATAAGCATCGAAACTTATATACTCCTAGAAAGAATAATCCATTAAATTTAAGATTAGAATCATTAGGTTATCCAAGGAGAGATGATCTCAATAAGATATTAGGATTCATTGAAGGGCAGGTAGGCAGGGCTATTACTATGAATGCCGGGATATTTAAGGCAGATGAAGTGTACTATGTTACTACTGGTAATGGTAGCACTGATAATTCTGACTTAATTGAAATACTTACATCAGAATATTTAAAGGCAAAAGGAGAGTAAATATGAGGAATTATTATAAATGTGGTATATGCGGAACATATCATTGGACTGATGGAAATTGTCCTCCTGTGTACGAAGTTAATTATCCTGAATATATGGGAGAGGATGAATGGCATGAAGTCCGAGCGAGTAGTTTTGAGTCTGCTGCTGAAAAGTATGGGAGATACTATAACCAAGATTTTGAATTAATGAATGAGACTATAGAAGTCCAAGTTAGGTATAAAGATGAGATTCAATACTTTAAGGTTTCAGCTGAGCCAGATATTCATTACGCAACACAATCAATTGAAAAATTTACAGAAGAATAATCATGGACTCTAAACTAGAAGAAGCAGTAGATCTCATTTTAGAAATGGGTTACTGCAGTGTATCAGCTATTCAAAGGAATTTAATGCTTGGTTATAATCGAGCATGTGGGATTATTGCTGAAATGGAAAAGCTAAAAATAGTTGGTCCGGCCAGAGGAACAAGACCTAGGGATGTGCTGATAGTAAGTAAAGACGAATTAGGTGAACTACCCACCCACGCCAGAGGCGATGGGTGAGGCTTCAGGAGTCATCACTCCAACTAACGTCGGCAGTTCGTCCTGATTTTCAGTATCTATCCCAGACACCGTTTTATTTAAAGCAAAAGATTTAATATTTATGGCAGCATTAACATCACGATCAAGAACAGTAGAGCAACTGTTACAAGTCCACTCTCTATCCGAAAGTTGGAGGTCGTTGTTTATGCTACCACAATTTGAGCACGTTTTACTTGAAGGAGCAAATCGACCTATGCGAAGAATATTATTCCCATACCATTCGGCTTTATATTCAAGCATATTCACAAAAGTAGACCAACTGGCGTCGGTTATCGCTTGTGCTAAGTTGTGGTTCTTAACCATATTTTTTACTGCAAGAGTTTCTAAAGCTATCGTTTGGTTCTCACGAATTAACTTAGTCGAAACTTTGTGTAAAAAATCTTTTCTTTTATTTACTACATCTTCATGGAGTTTGGCAAGGCGTAGCCTTGACCTCTTTCCTTTATGTTTTGAATACCTACGTTGTGCAAATCTTAATCTAGATTGCGCTTTACGTAAATACGTAGGGTTTTCAAATACTTGGCCATCTGAAGTGATAGCAAAATCTTTAATTCCAAGATCAATACCTATTGTAGATTCAGATTTTACTTTAGATTTGGCAGGAATCGATTCACCAGTATCGCAGAGGATAGAAGCAAAATACTTACCAGTAGGAGTTACACTAATAACAGCACTTTTAATTAATCCTTTGGTTGGTCTATGTAGAATTATCTTAATACCTTTCTTTCCAAACTTAGGTATAATCAATCGGTCTTTTTTTATTTTTAGATACTGCGGTACAGCAAATGATCCTCGATTGGACTTCTTTTTGAATTTAGGAAATCCTTCACCTTTAAAGAACCTTTTAAAAGCAATATCCATATTTTGGATTGATTGTCCTAAAGATTGCGAGTTTACTTCTTTTAGAAATTCAAATTCTTTCTTTAAATCTGGGAACTGCTTAATTAAATCGAATGCAGATAAATTCACTTTATTTCCTAAGTATGCAGAATTCTTAGTCTCTAAAGCTAGATTATACACTAATCTACAACATCCAATATGTTTATGGATGAGAACCTTTTGAGATTCAGTAGGATATATTCTGTATTTGAAAGATTTATACATTAAATATTATAACTATAATGTTTTGAGAAAAGTTTCAGTATCTCAAAATTATTTTAAATATAAGATTAAAAGGAGTCGTGTAATAAATAAAAAGTTTATATTTGTAATATATGGGGGCGAATTGAATCGACTGGAAGCAGTTGGGTGTTGGTCGTAGCAAGATGGAAACTATCTGTAAAAGTTTCAAACCTTAATTGGAAACGATTATACAAACTCAAGCAAGGATCTCCAGGAGGTTGTTGCAAGTGAGGCAGATTTCGCGATAGCTGATCTGTTAGAAGGTACTGGCGTTGCCTCTTCATTCGTGAAGGAAAATGCACAGTTGGAGTTAGTCTAACCAAACATCCTGCATCGGGAGAAATAATAGATGATGGTGGAGCTGCCATTGGCAGCCTTTAGAGGAAAGCTTTATACAAACCTATGCTACTAAAAAGACTGATATTAAACGCTTAGCAGGACCTCGGGTCGTACCGAGCGCTTCCACGAAGCACTCTTTAGCAAATAGCTAGAGAGTGCCATTATTCTTAATTAAATCATATTATTATGCCAAAAAAAATGGGTAAAAAAACATCTTATGGTAAAGATGTAAAAGGAGCTGAGAAGAGAGGAACAGGAGGTGGAGCGAGAAGAAAGATTGCATCTTTAATGAAGAAAGGATGGACACAATCTAAAATCGGTAAAAGAGTCGGTAGATCAGCTAGTACTATCTCTCAAATTCACACAGGAGCAATTCAGGATGTACCTGCAGGTCTCGCTGCTAAGCTAAGAAAGATTTAAAGTGACTTTAGATCAAAGATTAATGGAGTCTAAGCAAATATGGTTAGACTCCATTAAAAAATACAAACCATATAAAGTGAGATCAGTAATAAGTAATTAATAACCATTTAAAATCAAATAATAATCAAATCAACAACAACAATATCTAATTTAAAAAAAGAGAATGTTTTTGTATCGTTTTCAGGAGGTAGAACATCAGCTTATATGTGCCAGTATTTGCTTAAAAATCATCCTGATAATAACTATCAATTTTTATTTGCTAATACAGGTAAAGAAAAGAAAGAGACTTTAGATTTTGTACATAATTGTGATGTGGAAATGGGGCTTAATTTATCTTGGATAGAGTATGATCCCCAAGACGAATATGGAAAGAAAAACTGGTTTAAATTAGTTGACTATGAAACTGCTTCAAGAAATGGAGAGCCATTTGCTAAATTCATAAAGAAGGAAAGAATACCTAATTCGGCATACCCTAATTGTAGTGGTAGACTTAAATCTTTACCAATGCATAATTATATAAAATATCACCTTAAATGGGAAGATTATTATACATGTATAGGTATCAGATATGATGAAAGGAAAAGGGTTAGAAATTGGGTTAAAGCTAATGAGAAAAAATACTTATATCCTTTAATAACTGATCATCGAATTGATGAAATGTTTGTAAGGAATTATTGGGCCAAACAAGATTATGATTTGAACTTGAAAGATTATCAAGGTAATTGTGATTTTTGTTACAAAAAATCATTTAGAAAACTACTTACTTTAGCAAGTGAAGATCCAGATGGTTTAGATTGGTGGTCAGAAATGGAGGAAAAACACGGTGACGGATATACTTTCTTTAGGGATAATATTAGTGCAAATGAAATAAGAGAGTTATCTAAAAATAAGAGATTTGAAAAAGTTAAGGACTTACATCAACAAAGAAATATCAGTAATTATTTGTTCGATATGGATGCAGAAGCCACTTGTTTCTGTAACTTAGATGAATATTAATAACCATTTAAAATCATAAATCAATGGATTTATTTAATCAACAAATTGCAAGACAAAACGCAGAAGAAGGAATCGCTAGAGCCGTTGGCCATGCCAATAAGGTAAGCGAGAAATGGTCAGTTAGAGTAAAGAAACTCTTTCACCAGTATCTGATTCAAACACCAGGAGAATTCTTTATGGAAGACTTTCGAGTGTTTGCAAAGGGAAGGATAGAAGATCCACCAAGCAATAGAGCCTTTGGAGGTGTGTCTAGGTCATTTTCTCATAAAGGGTATATTACTAGAATTAGAATAGATAAAACAACTGGGATAACTGCTCATGGGGCAAATGCAACAGTTTGGCAGCGAACACCAAAATTCATTGAGGAATGCCGGAATAAATGACCGTAGGGAATTGAGTATTATGAAACATGAACTGAGTCCTCTTTATGTCAAAGAAAACAAATTAGAAAGGCTAAAAATCAGATTAAAGAAACTGGAAATAGCGATTATCACTCGTCTCATTGCGTAGGCTTTGAGATGGGCGATATGAGTGATAATGGATTGAGTGCATACGTCTTCTTTTTCTTCCTGCGGGGAGGGCATTACTTAAACTAAAATATTTATTAAAATGACAATACTATTAGAAGACAGAATCAATAAGATATTCGATGAATTATACGAGATCAGATATAGCGAAGTAGAAGCTGACAAATATTACATACAAATAGATGTGTGGGACAAAAAAAGCCAAAGTGTACACTCATCATTACTTACAAGGCAAAAAGAGAATCTTTATCTATCTGAGGTCAAGGCTCAAGTAATAATACAGGCTTGTGGATTTGTAATAGATAAGTACGAAAGAATGAAACACGAGAAACAATCTTCTATAAACGCAATAAAAAAAGCGTTGGCAAAAGAGGAAGAAAAAATATGACGTTATGCACTCTATTATCAGTAAGCGAAGGGATTGAGTATAATGGAGTAGCCGATATGTGGAGTTTATTTTTTTTAATTGAGCAGAGCAAATGACAGACAAATCATTCTTACAAAGCAAATGGAAGCCTTTCGAGATAGTTAGGTTTAAATGCAGTCACTTCAATAGAGAAATAGAAGCCATCATAGTGGGGATGGATTTTGAAGATAGAACATTCAATATTAGACCACTGGATGTAGAAATGTATGAAGATGAATTAGTGACAGTAAATATGAGCGAAATAAAACGTGGAGGCATACCAAAGCTGAGGGTGGTAAAAAAATAAATTCCATCATATCGGCTTATTATGTGGAGTCCGTAGGATTACACCATAATAGAAAATGATAACGATAGTCGCTATCATCAAATGGAAAACAAATCTTAAACAACAGTAAAATATAAAGAATGAAATACTTAAAATCAATATCCACAAAAGCGATTATCTGTTATCTATTGTTATCTATAGTATCCTGCTCAAATGTTTGTTTAAACCCCGACTGCCGTTTTGAGCAATTGGAAGCCCCAATTACATTGACATCTAAAAGCTTCAATACAATAATCCTGACGGACAGCAATGGTAAAATATGGCAATCATCAACGGGCTGGAATATTGCTCAAAACATTCTAACAGATGGATATCAAATCGGAGATACAATAGGATATTATAGATAATGGGCGTCGCGTATGCGACTGTTTGAATTGCGTCATACGCGTAATTATCCTCTGCGGTCACGCTGCGACGCCCATTATCCACCACAACAGGTCATCAGACCGTGGTGGATAATGGAAAATGATATACGATGCGACTGAAAGGAGTAGCGTTATATCTATAATTATCTGATGGAACGAAGTGAAATGAACTGTTAAAATAAATCAAAATCATGTACAATAAAGACTTAATCGAAGTACGACAAAAAGCAATTCTTAACGAAGATACTTCATGTGTACGAAAGTTAGAAAATGTAGGTAGACTTAAAGGAGGTGCTACCATAGGAATCAAGTGGAAAGACTACGATCAGAGTGACATAGGTTACTTATTCCAAATGCCAGAAATGGAAGATGATGTATATGACTACTATATTCATGTACCACAACCACAGAATCCAATCGGAATGGACACTGCACCTCCTGTATGGACTCACTTAATAGAATTGCTTTCTAACGAGATGGTTGTTAAAATCACGGTGCTTTGATTTATTTTAATTGCAGATAATGAAAAATGATAACTCTCGTCTATCTCGTGTGGGTGGGCGAACTAACTATAAATAAAAATGAAGATTACAATATCGATAATGTATATAATAAGCGGAACACTATTCTTTCTTGCAGACAATATAGGACTAAGCGTAGCCTGTTGTGGTATGTCAATATGGTATGGATACGAAGCTGAAAGAGGGATGAGAGATATATGAGATGTTATCTATTATTATACAGAGTCCTATGGGTGGGCTTTGTGTAGTGCTGGATTCTGTATAATGGGCGTCGCGTATGCGACTGTTTGAATTGCGTCATACGCGTAATTATCCTCTGCGGTCACGCTGCGACGCCCATTATCCACCACGCGGTCATCAGACCGTGGTGGATAATGTAGTTGTGATAAGATGAGTTAAATCCTACCTTGAGGGTAGGCAAATTAGTAAACAATAAATTAGAAATATGAAAGTATACAAAGCATTACAATACTCAATATTAAAACTTGGTCCAATACCAATAGAATTTCAAGAAGAAGCTATTTTTCACACAGCTACAGACTTATTAGAGGTAGAACTTAATTTAGACTTTTCAAGATTTGAGCAACTTATAGACGACGAATGGATATTATTAGAGGACTTGAAAAAACGAAGAACTTTATAGAAGCGTTGGCGTAGGATTTCATTCATTCTTATCACGTATTATCATCTGTCCTTCGTGGGTGGATTTTGAGACGTGGTAAGGATGGATGATAATTACTTGATAAACATACCCAATGTAGAACCACCACTGACAACCAATAACTTAACATGGTTACAAAAGAAATAATAAGTAAATGGAAGTGCGAATCAATACTGATTACCTCAGATAACCAAGTATATAATCAAAGAGGTGTTAAATTAAAAATGCAGCTCAAAGGATCAAGTAAAGGGTATTACATTAATAGAAGATTTAGAACGCTTAAATGGATCAAAAATAATTGTATTTTAGCTTCTGTATTAATTAAGCAAGACATCTTATGTCCTTTTTAAATTAAAACAAATATGCAAGAATTTGACGGATTAAAAAATCCAATAGAAAAAACAGAGGTTCAAGAAAAGAAAAAGAACCAGAAGCATGTAGGTCGCATTAATATGAGGCCAGGGATGAAGGTATTTAAGTGGTTTGATGGCGACGTCAAGGAGCTCAAAGATGACGACTATGAATACTTGCCAGTAGAGATAAGACAGACTACATCTCTTATTCCGAGAAAGGAAGGTCGGATGCTTCGCTATGATCCTAAGACAAAGTTAGTTCCAAAAAGAAAGGTGAAGGTTACTCAGCATGAGTTGAATAATGGAGTCTTATTTATAGAAGCGCTGAACAGAAAGAATGCAGTAAAGAAATTTCAAAAAAAAGGCAAGTATATAAAGCCGAAGAACTTGGTTTAGACTATATTTGTGTCATCTTAAAGTTGATTCATCCCCTCTCCGGGGATATTTTGATTTTTGATTCTAAATGGTTGGGGTTAAGGCGTGATTTCCTTAGCCCCCATTTTATTCACAGTTGAGAAGCAATTACAATACTTGCAACAATAGCTGCTCCTGCAATACCAACAACTTTAGTAGTGATATCTTTTCTCTTTATTCTCTTCAGTTCTTTCTTATAATCTTCAATCTCTTTATTCTTACCTCTTAACTCCTTGTCCAGTTCTTTAGTGTGAACGGCTAATAGATTTAGTTTAGATCTCATTCTCTCCATATCTAATGCACTCTGATCAACTACATCCTGATAGTCCTGTATAGTCTTCTGGTAAGTCACTATAATCGCGTCAGTTTGCTCTCTCTGTGTCTCATATTGCTTCATAGCATCTAACTTCAACTGATTGTGAGTTCTACTCAGATCATTCTCTATGACAAAGTTTACGATATTCTGCATCGCTTCATACTTCTCGTATGGAAGTACGTAGGAGTCAGTCATTGTAGTGAAGTTCTCTCCTGGTAAAAGCCTTTGAGCATTGAGAGAGAATCCAATTAAGCAAAGGAATAGGGTGATTTTTAGATTATTCATATTTTTGATATTCTTCGATTAGGTAATTTAATTGATCTGCTTCTTTGATAGCTTCGTCAAAAGATTGAGAGTTGAAAGAATTGACTAAGTTAGTTAGACTGTCAAGGTCTTTTTTGTTTCGATACATTAAGTTTGCAAGCTTTTTGTTAGATTCATCAATCTTTAGAGTTATAGCTTCAATAGCATCTATGTTAGACTCAGTAGAATCGATGTGCTCAACAAAGCCCTCATCCTCCGCGAGTCTGAAGTTGTTGTAGTTCCACTTAAAGAGTAAAAACGACTCAACAATTACAGCAATTACCGTTATAATAAGGAGTAAATTGAGAGTCTTATTATTTAATTTGATCATGATTTACAGTATTTTAATCCAAAAATAAGCAAAATGCCTCAGATAGAAGCGAGATTTGATCACATGTACACCGATGGTATTCCCCAAGAGTCACCATCAATGAAGTATAGAAACGCATACGGATGGTCTAAATTGCAAGATGCAGTACGTACTGGATACATCTCAACAGAGACTGCAAATAACATCAAAGCAAGCCTACCGTCAGGCTCAGATATTAGAGGATGGTACTACATAGAAGAAAGAGATTGGCACATATTTCTCAATCAAGTAGGTGGTACTGATGAAATAGGAGTCTACAAAGAATTAGAATGCAAGTACTATCGAGTTGTTAGAGATGGTGACCTAGATTGCCCATTAGAATTATCATCTTGTAGATGGTTCCAGATGGCAGTTAATGTCCATGGAAATTGCAATAGAATCAAAATCCATTATTCAGATAATAAGAATATGTATCGAGTGGTTGATATCACTGATCCATGTTGTGAGCTTAAAGAAGGCTCTCTGAACGATACAAAGCTACTGAAGTGCACTTGTATACCAACTTTAAAGAAAACAGTACTCAATGGCCATGGACGACTGCCAAATGGATCGTATAGAGCCGCGCTGATGTTGTTTGATGAAGATGGTAATGATACAAACTACTCTATCACTACTCATTCAATGGTTGTCAGTGATAATAGCCATAGAGTAGGTGAAGTAAGTGATTCAGCTATTTTGATAGAAGCATATGGACTCCCAGAGGGATATACTTTCGGAAGATTAGTTATTGTCGAGGTAGTAAATGGAGCAGAGAGATATCGAGTGATAGATAGAATCGGTATCGGACAGGGGAGATTAAAATTCACGTACACAGGAAACGAGGGGTACTATGAGGAAGGTATAGCTGAAGATATTCGATTAAGAAAGAGAAGATGGTTTAAGGGTGCAGGCATTCACAATCATAATGGAATTCCTATTTTCTATAACATTGAACCTGAGAGAAATTGGGATCTACAAAGATTAGTCAATACTTTCAAGGTTAGATACTATCGATATGCAGTTCCTGCTAATGAAGCTAAGTATTATGAAGGATTTAGACCAAATGAGATCCTTTCTTTTTCTATTAATTTCAATCTTAAAGGTGGTAGAAAAACTAAAGCTTTTATTCTTTCAAATGACAATGTAGTAACTGGTGGTGAAGTTGTTACTACTTGTGATGGATGTAAGATTCCTTTCTGGTTTGCAAATGATACTTCTAAAAGAATAAATGGATACAGTACAGTAGAAGAAGCTATAGAGGCTCAAGAAAGAAAGAGTCAAGGAGTTAACCAAGATTTTAAAGTTAGTGCCTCTCCAACAATGAAAATCACTAAGACTGATGGGAAAGCATCATCTAGTGGATATGGTCCTACTATGAATTATTGTGAGTGTTTTGAATGCATTAATACGCTTCAGAAGTGCTACAAAGAGTTCATGCTTCAAATTATTATCTTCTTAAATTGTATTACTTCTGCTATTAATTTTGTTTTAGATTTTATATCAGGAGATGATGGCTCAGGTTGGAGCTGCCCAACATTGGCTTTGACTGATGCTACTGACGATTGCTCATGTGACAAAGTATCTAAATGTGCTAGTTTACGTGCTGAAGCAAATGCTAGAAGTACTGTTGATAGAATAGTTGACGAGACCTACCTTGACAATAATGAAGACATCATTGAGTTTAGAGAAGGCGAAAGAAACAATCCTGCTGCGTCTGGTGCTGATGAAAGTCAGTTTACTTACCTTAAATCTGAATGGAAATGTGGACCTGACTATAAAGATGGAGACTTCCTAGTCCACAATCAGATTACTTTTAAATGTATTGGTGGTTATTGGCATTACGTAAATGGTAGCCACATCTTCGAACCACATCCTGCCGTTAATTTTGACAATAAAAATATTCCTTTAGCTCTTAAAGAAAGAGCTCTTGGCCGTAATGGTAACTCCCATGTCGCAGGAGATGAAAACGATGAAGACTGTATCCCAATCAGAACAAAGCCTATTTACTTTAGTCATGGTTGCTTTGGATATGCTGAATCAGAAGAATTGTATCCTGAAACGATCAGTCGATTAGATTGTGAGAAGATGTATGGAGATCTAGCAGGAAAGCCAGTTCGACACTTCAGAGTGCCATCTAGTACTAAAGAGGTTCATTTTGCTTCTACTGGATCAAATGTAGAAAGTCATCTAAACCCTGCAAATAATGTACTGGATAATACATGGGTTATACTAACAGGTCTTAGTGTTGAAGGGATTGAAATTCCAGATGAATTACAACCTTACCTTTGTGAGAATCAACCATTTGATATCAATCAAGCGCCATTATTAGAAGCTGAAAAAACAGTACTTAATAGTGGAATACTTCATGGAACATTCGAAGGTCCAATATATGGAGAGACGCATTTACATCCTAAACATGGAGTTAATAGTCCTGAGTTTTATGATCCTGCAATACAAAGGGCATTCAACAACTCATTCAGGCGAGGATCTGCAAGTACTGTTCCTGCATATATTTTGCAGTCACCTGATGTTATGCTCTATAGAAATAGAATGGATGCTCACTTCTGGATTACAGAATTGGAAGTTTATGGACAAGGAATCAGGTACGGACATTATGCAAATGGATTAGAGCCAGAAAAATCAACTATTCCAAGATTTAATCAGGCAGGAGTAAGGCAAGGAGTCAATCTTAATAAGTCTACAACGGCAGCAATTGGCGAGACACCTATATTTAGATGTATCAAAGGAATGCAGTTTGTAGAAGCTGATGGTAGTGTTGGTACAACAGGTGAGTTTACATATAGATTTAACAATAAGTGGAGAGAGTCAGGAATGTATATTGAATTTGAAGGTGATAAAGATGGGTTTAGTGATCCTTTTGCCTTCGAATATGGAAGTACAAATGGAGGAGATGATGAAAGTGATACAAGCTTCATTGGTGATGGGATTGATCATTTTGCTTTAATTCCAGATGCTAGAGCTTGGTATGGTTCATCATTGAGATTCTTACCAAGACAATATGGTGCAGTGGCCAACAGAACTTATGTTCCGCTCGGTTTATCTGGTACTAAGTTAGATTATCATCAAAAAACAGGTATTGTAGTTCAAGGGATAGTTGGTTCTTCTAGTGTTGGTGATTATAGCTATAAGAGAACTTCTGTTTTGTCAGATAAAGTTCATGAAGAGATCAGTACTAATCCTTCATTTGGAATAGTTGCTAATTTCTTAGATAATCTAGGGATAGAGATACCAGACTTTATGAATCCTTTTATTGAAGCTTTAGATGCGTTCTTCAATAATCTACTTGGGAATATAGGATTTATAGATTGTGGTACCGTACCACACACAGGAGATGAAAATGATGTAAGGAATAGATTTAACCTAAGACCTGGAATGCGTGGTATTACGGATACTACAGGCTATACTGTTACTGCTCCTGCTCAGGGCGAATGGGCTGATGTGTTCTTTCCTAGTGCTCTTTCTACATTCGTTAATATCTTCGTGCCATCAGATGCTAAGTTAGGATATCGAGGTACTGGAAGTATTCAACTTCGAGAATCAATAGAAGACCCTTCAAGTATAGCTGAAGTATTTTATCGTAAGCTTAAAACCCTATTCCTTGACAGTAGCTTCCCTAATGGAGCGAATTGGAGACTATCTTGGATGAATCGATTCTTTAAGAAACTAATCGAACCACCTAGATGGAAAGTTTTACTTAGAGTTCTTCTGAATATACTTTGGAAATTCGGCATAGGATTTTATTTAATAATTGAAGGTATTGATCATCTTAGTGAGAATTTAGCCAATACTGTATTAGGTCCTGGATCTACTTCAGTTACATCGGCTATTGGAATTGCAATAGGTGTATTCTTAATTTTACTCGGTCTTGCTTGGATTATTTTTTGGGCTGGTAATGATCTAATGACCAAAGTGTTTGACAGACTCCTTCAGTTAGATGGTTGCTATCCAGATATTGAGAACGGTCAACACGTAACGGCTGCAGGTGGTAGTAAGTGGCAAATGAAGCTAGGAGAGCACCTCAGAGGACTCGAAGACAACTATTATTACTATAATATTGATTACAATGTAGTTAATTGGTTAGAAGTGATATTTGGCATACCTGTGAATTACGATACTGAATGGTGTCCAGAAGAATACAGTACTGATATCATTGCAGGACAGATGCAGAATCCAAAGAGTCATATTAATGCTTGGAGGAATGTAAGAACAGATGAAAATTTTAGTATTCCTAGAACTAGAGGCGCTATTACAAGAATGGTTACTCGAGGGGATAGATTATTTGCTCACACTACAGATTCGTTGATTCAAATTAGAATTGATAAGAATGGTAGGTTTATTGATAACACTGATTTATTTGGAGGTGTAGAGACTGGTTATGCAGGGAACAAAGACCCGAATGCGTCCGCTAATTTGCCTGATGGTTATTGGTGGTGGGATAGAGATGCTAGAAGACCATACCGAATGTCTAATGGTATCCAAGAGCAACCATTCACAGGAATGGAGGATTACTTTGATTGTAACTGGGGGCTGAACATCTTGGAGCATTGGCCAGACTTCGACAAAGTTGATCAGAAATGTAAATCAGGAGTACACTACGATATTGCATTCGATAAAAAGAATGACATACTCTACTTGTATAAGAAAGATTACAAGCTGAAAGAAGGTGTTCATAAAGATAACAATGGTAAGTGGGTTTATCAGAAACAGAATTGTGATATCAAGAATCTTGATTTCTGGGAAGAAGATAATTTGTTGATCTCATTTGACACTAAGAGAAATGAGCAGCAATACATATCAAAGCATTGTTGGGATGCTGAGGTATTTATCTGGAATAGGTTTGATATGATGACAATTAAGAATGATAAGATTGCTAGTCATTGGACCAAAGGTAGATTCAATAATTTCCATGGAACTCAGTATCATTCGTATATTGATGTAACAATACCGATTGCTTTAAAGAATAGATCTGTTTCTAAGATTAATTCTGTGAGAATAGTTGGTGAATTGATTGAGCACTTACCAGGAGGAATCAAAAGAGAGCTTATCGATGAGAGATTGGTAGAGAGAATCATGCTTTACAATGGATATCAGTCTACTGGATGGATGTCTGTGAGGTATAGTGATGAAGAAGACCAGTACAGTACATCAGCTGAGTCTAAGGATGGTGAGTGTGAGATTAAGGTAGAAAATAAGGTCAATGGATTTAAGATTACTAAAATCAAAAATGCAGTTCCTAAAGGAAGCCCAGTATTTGATCGATATAATCCTGAGATTAAGGATTATGATAACAACTACAAGATTACAAGTGTTACAGAATCAGATACATTGACAGATGATTTTGTAGGTGTAAGGATGATTGTAAAGAAGGCTGCAAACAAGCAAGTCATACTTCGGGCTGCCATGGTTGACTATGATCCCTTAGAGACTGGAGTGGAATAAAAAACCCCAACTGCCAATCAAGACAGTTGGGGAAATTCAATGAAGAAAAGTATGGTTATTTATCACTCATACCTCGCATAAACCCTCTATTGTATCCATCTTTGTATGACTCTTCTCCAAAATTAGGAAAAGGACATAATGGAGGAAAAGGTGCATTGCAAAACTGCTGACCGTAACAGTATCCCTCTTTGTATCCATGGTCCCAACCATCGCAGAATACTGAACTTGGGGCTTCTATTTCATAGCACTCTGTTTGAATTTCTTCAAATATTACAGGTGCAGTCTCAACGGTTGGAGTTGAGATCATAAAAAGGAAACTGATGAAAAATGTTTTGATAATCATAATACTGATTTAATAGTTAAAAATTTGTAACATATTATTTTTTATTTTTATCAAATGTGTCTTTGAAAAATTGAAAAAACTTACTTCTGTATTCTTGTTGTACTCTCATTCTGGCCACTAAGCCTAAATTTTCTGCTAGTCCAGTCCAAAATTTGTCCATTCTAATTTGTTTTAATTTATGTATTAATTCCTTCTTCTATTATTGAAAAATGATCAAATGCAAGATCTGGCAGGTCATTTACTTTAAACCATTTAACCTCTTTCGCATCATCTCCGGCCTTTATTGCAGTATTCTTAGGTATTTCTCCTATAAAGGGTACTGATATCACTTGCTCTCTTGGGTCTCTATTAGGATCACTTTTTATAGTAAGTTGTCTAAGCTTGAGATTATGGACACCCGTTTCTTCTTTTAATTCTCTAAAAGCTGATTCAATAAGAGTCTCACGTACATCATGAAATCCGCCAGGCAGCGCCCATTTGTCTTTGAAGGGTTCATTCTTCCTCTTAATTAGCAATACGCGAAGAAAGTTAAGATCAAAAATTGCAAGATCTACAGCTATTGCTGCTCTTGGATGTTTGTAAGTGTAACTCATAATCTAAATAAATTTAATCACTTTTTGTATTTGAATCCTATCTGAAATGTCAGGACTCTTTATTGTACCATCATCAGGAGATATCCAATCATGTACAAACTTGCCATCTACTAAAGGTTCTCTTCTGTTAATGTCTCCATTTTCAAAGCTCCAAGACCAAGACTCAGGGATAGAAGATATCCTACTTGGTTCTTCAGTAGTGTACGCAGAGTCAATGAATGCTAGTCCATGGTTAGTCATTATGATGTCACCAGTTTCTAACTTCTGTCCTTTAAATTTTTTCCATCTCATACTTGATATGTTTCTTCACAAAGTTTGATAATATAATCTCTGAGCATTCTAGGCATAGTCGATTTACCTGCCTTGACAAGCTCTAATTCTTCCAGTACAGTCCTTTTACCGTCAATATGGTCTATTAGGCGGTTATATAGCCTTGCTTCCCTTCTCTGCGACGGATATGGCTCTGAAGACCACCGAGTAGGGTCGTTGGGATCTGTATAAGCCCCTCGTGCCACTCTAATGTCTTCACCTTCTCTTGATGATCCAGTATAAATCATGTTTTACAAATTTGATATGTATTACCTGATTGTACTGACCCTATATATTTTACTTCGTGAGAAAAGCTATTATGTGTATGGATTCGCCCTTCAGTTATTGTCTCCCAATCTCCAAATTTTGTTCCTACATCAACTTTGCAGTCTAATACAATATGAGTTTTTCTTGTTATAATATCAAATACCCTTACTTTACCAAGAGTATGCTCCACTTGTTCTCCTACTTTAATTTCAGACGGGTCTTGATGAACTTTTAGGTCGCATGATACTGGGGCTATTTGACCTCTTTGTTGAGAATCTACATATTGAGTGCTAATGACTTCAGGTGTATAGTCATCGTCTGGCACTTTAAAATGTCTAACTGTTTGATTGGATAGGCCGCCATACATTCCAGATGGTGCATCTGGATATTTACCATCTTCGAGATCCTTTCTAGTTATTCGCTCTTTTACTTCTGCTGTTCTAACATCTAATCCTGGTTTGCTCTTATATCCTGCTTTTAACCATTCTTCATCATTTACTTTGAAAGCCGGATCTACTTTACCTCTTTCTGTCCATTGTTCAGGAGTTGTTTTCGCCAAGTACTCATCTCTTGCTCTTAGACTGTCCTCGATTACTTCTTTCTCAACTTTATCAAAATCAATCTTTTGCCTTTGAGGGTTTCGGATACCTCTACCTATTGATTGAAAGTGAAGATTGTAAGGAAACATTTTTATTAATGCTTCTGGTGATAAACCTGCATGCTCTCTAATATCTTTTTCAGTCCATGGACCATTGCCGGGTCTTATCTTTTGTAATCTCTGAATAACTTCAACATATACTGCTCCTAAATTATCAGTCAAAAAATTTTTCAATAGATCGTAAATGTCTTGACATGTATATCGTTTAACATTTTCAAATGGTTGTGTAGGTCCAAATACGCCACCAATTTTTGAATGAAACTTAATTTTGCCTGCAGTAGGATCATCCATCTCTCCGATTAAATTAATTACTCCTTTTTGGGCAGTGTAATTTTTACCTTCATAAGTAACCTCAAATCCACTATCTCTCATGCAAATAGAGATAGTCTCTCCAGAGTTAGTTTCTAAGGTTAATCCACTATATACTTCTTTCAGTACGATGTGTCCTTTTTCTGTTGTTTCGATTTTCATTCTAATATGTTCTTCTTATTAAATCTAATTTTTTTCGATGCTCTATTTCTCTTTTTTTATTTAAATCGTATTTTTTTTGAAATTGCGATAAAATTGATTTTTTAATTAAAAACTCTTCTCCATCGATGCAATTTGTTCCATATAATTTTTTTCTTGTTATGTATTTACATAACACATGGTCTTTGTCATATTCACCTACTACATAAACAACACCTTCTGAACTTATTCCACAATTATTAGAACCGCTTTCTGTTAATTCGCTGTGGACCCATATCCATTCTGGAATATTATAATAGCCTCCTATTTTTACATCTGAGGTGATTAATTTATCGTCAACTAAGCTATCTATTTTTACATTAGAGTGTTTTAATTCTGATGATTTTTTATGTAATTTTTTTTCAGTAAACTCTGTGTCATTTTTTTTGTTTTGACAGTAAATTCCTATTCTTGAAATAGAAATTAATAAAATTCCTAAAATCATTAATTTTACAGGTAAATTTTTCATTTTGATTATTTTTATTTTGGAAATACGTTTTCAATTTCAATATTAAAATGCTCACAGATATCATTCATTTCGAAGACTGTATGTCCTCCGTGAGTCAATGTTACTTCGAGTCCACCATCATCAAAGAATCCATAACCTAGCATATTTTCACACCATTCGCCTAATGTACCTGGTGATATCCAAATAAAGACATCTTGGCCGTTATCAGTCTCTCTCCAATGCCACTCAATGTTATTCTCTTGGATGAATTTGTATAGTTGTAATTCTGTCATTATTCTTCTTCTGTTGATACTAATCTAAGTGGATTAAAATCCCTTCCTGATGGTGCTAGTGCATATCTATGTGCTTTTTAGACGCTCTGATGAAATGGATAGTAGCCTTCGGCTTCATCACTGTCTGGCGCGGATAAAGTCTCTTCAGGCACCTCATATGCACCTCCAGTCATGTATTTAAGGATATTTAAGTTCTTATCTCCATTAATATAAGCTATATCAACAAAATCAGAACTATGACCAGTACCCTCATATGTTACTTCTTCTTCTTTAATTTCAAAAGTTAATCCTAATTTTAGAATAAGATCAATAGCATGCTGCCCTTTCGCTAAGTAAAAGTTACTATCCTCTTTACTGTATAATACAAGAGTATTGGTGAAATTAAGGTAACTAATTGATTGAAATGTTAATTCAACTGATGTGTGATGGATGCTCAGATAAACTCCTATTTTTATCCAAATGTCATTATGAGGGAATCTGTTCCTTAAAGGTTTTGCGTAACCTCTAAAATATACAATATTGTTCTTCAGCATTTTCCTACCTAACTCTAATCCAAAGAACTCAGAACTAGCTGTTACTCTTTCTCCGTTCTCAACTCTCTTTAATCCAGATGGAGTTAAATGACTTTCGTTTAATACTAATACTTTGATTTCTGACATTGATTGTAATTTTAAATGGTTTGGTAAAAAGGGCAACGCAAGATCCCTCTGCGCTGCCCAAAGCATTAAATCGAAGTACTAAACTTCTTCAACAAAGTATCTATGTACCAGTTGGTCTATCTCTCTTGCTCCAATAGAGCTTTCTTCGTAAACTTCTGCTAACTTCTCTTTTACCCACTTTCTAACTGTCTTAGATTCAATACTGTAAAGTTCACAATACTGATCAAGTGTAGGTGAAACATCTACAATTTGATTTAATTCATCGAGTTTAAGCTTCTTCAATGTAAAGACAATAGGAACTCTACCAATAAATTCTGTTTTGACTCCAAGGCCTGCAAGTCTAGTTCTTGTAATTCCCTCTTCTCCATTAAATGCTCCTGCAAATACGAATAAACACTTGCTAATATTGATTTTAGCAAACTTACCGTAGTCGGCCATGATTGAAACTTCAGAACCTTCTAAAGCATTCAAAAACTCATTCTGAACACCGGTAGTAGTTTCATGTGCTAATTCAGAATTTGAATTTCCTGCAATCAATAGTTTGTCGAACTCATCAACAAATATTACTGTAAGCTTATTCTGAAAATTCTTGAGCTCTCCAAAAGCTTTAGAGAGTGAATTACCAGAAGTACCTTCTTTGGTTAATCCTGCACCATCTATTGATACAAAATTAATTCCCATTCGATTTGCTAACTCCTTAATGATAGAGGTCTTACCAGACCCACTTGGACCAATTGTAAATGAATGTGGCTTGATCTTACCATTAGACTCAGAGAATATCTCTAAGATTTTAGTGAACCCTTGGACAAATTTCTCCTGACCAATGATTTTCATTTTTTGAACTTCTACTTTCGACATAATACTTTGATTTTGATTTTGATTTAAAATGACATAATACTTTCGACTACAAATATAAAATAAATTTTTTATTTATTCTCTATTTTTTCTGTATGACATTGCATCTCCTACATTTGCTGCAAACTTATATCGATCCTTAGTTCGCCAGAACATACCATCCCAATCATTGAACTCTCTAGACAGTTCTACGTGTTCACTCTGGAGCTTGGCTAAGTCTATTCTAAGGTTAGCTTTCGTCTTTAATGCTTCTTGATATAACTCACTGGATTTAAATGTTTTACGTGCTTTGGAATCGGATATACTGGCACTCAATTTATACTCTCCTTCTTTATCGTAATACTCATCAAATAGTCTTTTATACTCAGTGCCTTCAGCTTTTAAAACCTCGATATCAGCTGCTTCAATCTTACCATACATAGCTTTTATTTCAGCGTCTTTCTGCTGCATATCAAACATAAATTTATTTTTGTTTCTTTCTAAAATAGGTAGATCTATCTCTAAACTTCGATAAGCTACGGTGCTAATATCTTCTCTTAGGGAGCATGCTTCATCATTGGTAATCATCCGTTTTGTTTCTTCATATTCGGATATCTTGTTACCTAACTTCTGAATGTGATAGTTTTCTTCTTTAGCTTCGGATATCTCCATACAGCTCCTGATCGTCTCCATCAGTAGTATCCTGGTCTTTTCATTTGGAAAGACTATTTGATCTATAGCTACTGGAGCAGTTATAGAGTTAGTTTCGATATGATTCAAAGCTTGTGAAAGCTTGGCTAATAGTCCTTCTGACATTTCCATTAGTGTTGATTTTGAGTATGAGTACAATTCTGGCAGACTAGCCAGTTTACTTTGCCTGCGACAAATTTATCACAGACTTCTTTTCTTTCACAGTAGTTATTATTTCCGCAATGCTTCTTACATCGTCCATTTCTGCCCTGAGATTCCATGTAGCAAGTGTAAGGGATGTGTTCATTAGGCACTAGGTCTTCAATTACTCTCATTTTATGTAGAAAATGCCTGATAACGTGTCTCTCAGAGCCATTTACGTACCATTCTTTGCCATAAGTGTGACAGGCCATTATTCTGCCGTTACCTTCTCTTTTCATGTCAAATAGTACAATCTCAGTAGGTATAGGATCATATCCCTCTTCGTCTTCATCAGGTCCGGGAACAAATCGATAGATTGGCTCACCGTGTCTTTTGATTATTTCGTCTAGGTTATCCCTGGCTGTCATCTTCTTCTTCGTATTGATTACTCCAATTTTTTTTGTATTTTTCTATTAATTCAATGTCCTCTTTTGTTACGAAATTCTCACCTCTTTCTAGTTTAGGTATTTGCAATAAAAACTCCATTAATATCTTGCCTTCAACCATTACTTTAATTATACCTGAAGACAATGGATATCCCTTATAGATAATTGGATTAATTAAAGAATCATTGTCAAGTTCTAGATTGTGTTTAAGCTTAAATGGAAATTCAGCAAAAAAGAAATCCAAACTATCCGCAGGAAAAGACATCGTTTTAAATACGAATGCAAATTCTTTTTCCCTCATAAATCTTTGGATATTCCTTATTCCAATTGATCCACAAATAAGTGAAGTCTCTACTTTTCGTCTTGACTGTTTCACAAGATTTAATATCTCACTGAAAACAGTATTCATATCATCAGGATTGTACCTTCTAATTATTGTTTGGGTTTGCATAATTCTATTTTTATAAAGTCAATAAGACTGTTAGATATTTTGTTTACACTACATTCCTGGTGTTCATGTATGTCCGTGTAAGGATTCCAGATATTCATTTGTTTTCTACAGATCCTACACTTAGGTGGTTCTGTGTATTTGAATCGAATATTCATGTTATATCTTTTTTGGATACAACAACAATTCTAGCTTCAGTGGTGTCTATATCAGCTGAATTACATAAATTGCATTCTAAGCTAATATCTTTACTTTCTACTGTTAATCCCTTGGTAGTCGAAAGATATCTAGATATTGCATCTCTTATTTCGCTCTCATTGAGCCTGTATTCATTTGTTTGAATATGTTTCATAGGCCTTCTCTTTTAATTATCAATCCTCTACTGTCTGAAACTCTTAAATACTTAGAAGCATCTAATCCTTTTCTTCTGTAGAGTTTAATTGTGTTGACTAGATGTCCGTTAGTCATCTCATTAATTAGCATATACTCTCCATTTCTTCTATTGTGGAGATACTGTTCGTTCCTTTGTCTTTGGTATTTAAGAATAATCTTCAGAAAGTAATTACCTCCTTCTAGTATCCATACAGATCCTATAACTCTTATGATTATAGGCTTTACGGTCTCGGGCGAGACAACAAGGTGGATGCCTGCTGCGATAGCAAAAAAGCAGTAGATGACTAGCTTTAAGTATGACTTGTTGAATTTTGATATTAGTTTTTTCATTGCTCTAATGTATATGTATTTGTGATTGTAATAGGAATCAATACAGCATCCTTTAATTGTTCGAATTGGAAACTAGGTGCCATGTCTGTAGCTTTCTTACAAAACTCAGGATCAGAAACTTTAGCATTTTTCAGTGGACCAAAATCATAGTGTTTAGACCGACCATCATCATACTGTAATCCCCAGTACTTACCATCTTTCATGGCTACTACACCTTTCTTAATTGTATTCATGGTTTATTAGTTGTTTAGTTAAAAAAAATAGAGAGCCAACAGTGTGGATGTAATTTGTGGGTTTCCAGAGCCATACAGGAGCTTATTCAAAGGCAGTTGTGCCTGCGGTAGTCCAGTCCTGACGTGTACACCTCACCTGCGTCGAATTCAGCTTCCTGCTCGCTTCCTCAAGGCTCTCATATTATCTTAATCCTATTCTGTTTTCGACCACATCAATTAATAGTATTATCTGATGATTAACAAATAGAACTGCTGCCAATACATATAAAAAAGGATCAGCTATAAAGCTATTATCAACTGCTCCTAATCTACAAATAAAACATACAAAAGCAAATATTAAAGATATTGCAAAGTATTCATCAAACTTTTTTGCTACGTGTCTTATATTCAAAAGAGCTGTACGAATGAAAGGTAATTTCTCAGGAGCAACTGGGCTACTCTTAATTTCTTTAGACTCATCATAGAAAGAGCTGTCTGCTACGCCTCTTATCTGTACATTATAACATCTAGATATTCCATCTACAAGTTCATCAAATAGAAATTGGTTGTTATTTTCTATCCCATATATCTTAGCTGATGTATCCTTGAAGAAATCTCTATAAGTGTATGGTTTGGGTATTTTCAATCCTATTTCTAGAGCCTGCATCTTAATTCTATCTGGGTCGCGGCATACAATTGGGATTTGCCCTTTCCATGAGAGAATTATTAATGATCTTGTCTTTCCTGATCTTGGTTTACCTATGAATGCTTTCATTATTTTGTATTTATTAAATAGATGCTATCGTGATTAACTAAAAGGATTCCTCCTGTGCTAAAATGCAAACTACTATGTGAGTTACATTTAGGGCACTCTATCTCTGAAACTACTTGCATATCTTTGATTCTGTAAACTATTATTTTACCGTCTGCAGGCTCAAATACAAAATCTTTGTTCATACATGATGATTTAAATTCATCAATTTCTAACTTTTTCTTTCCACCTCCTTTAAGTTCGAAGTAGGCATATTTTATTTCGGTTCCTTCTTTGTATTTGAATACAGCCATTGATCCAAACGTCTTTGCGTCAAGTATTCTAAATCCATATTCAAAAGATGCTAGATTATCATTTACATTAGAAAACACAAAAGAAGTCTTAGATGTATTAAAAATCATACCTGATCCAAATGTCAATGCTTTCCTAAAGATATCCCTAGATCTCCTATATAGTATTCTATTGCCGGATTTATTTAAGGTGTAAATGTTCATTTTGTCACCTATAACTTCTATAAGGTTCGATCCAGTTTTGTGTTGAAATATAGCTAAAGGCATTTCTTTATTTGTGAATATTTTCTTATCAGAAAAATATCTCCCCTTACCAATTTCTTCAACCCAACGAACTCCTTTTATTTCAAAAACATTGCCATTAACTTGAAATCTATTCCCGTTAAAATGAAAGTCTATAATGTCACCTGTATAAACTAATTTTTCATGTATTTTATCAGATGATAGATCAATCTTAACAACTGGGGCCATTACAACCTTAGATAATGAAGGAAAAACTCTTAATCCTTCTTCCATTATTTTAAAGTAAATATCTTTTTGGTGACCGGTAAATTCTCTGTATGATTTGTGTATTTTAAGACCTGCATTTTTTCTCATTACAGAGAATTTATCAATCATTCTGTTTTTCAGTTTATCAGCACCTTTATAATTAGGATGCTGACCCTTATATGGGTGAGTATGAGTCATTGCTTCAAACATAATAATTGACAATGCAAACCAATCTGATTCTTTCGATACTTTAGCGTTGTAATACCAATCAGTGATTTCGGGCTGCAAAACTTGGTTATGTCTGCCTCCTGGTGTTTGATATGAGGCTGTATCAATGAATCTTATCTCTTTTCCGTTAGTAAGTATGTTCTCAGGATTTAAGTCGCCTATAACGAATCCTATGTTGTGAGCTTCTTGAACTAACGAACTTACTTTCTCGAGCAGTATTACTTTCTGTTTATCTGATATTTTCTTTTTAGTGCAGAAAGATTGGTATTTAAGTCCAGAAATAGGATAGTAGCTTTGATCTACATAATCCATTGTATGACCAATTATAACTCCTGATTTGTCAATCGTATCAAGTGGCTTAATGAATTCAGAAGGTAGTTTCCTAAAATCATTGATAGTTGTTTTTAGATGAGCACATCTTTTAGGGTCGTGATATATCTTAGCTACTAAGCTAGGATTGTTTGCTACTTCATAGATTGTTCCTTCCCCACCTCCGTTGATTTCTTTGCCTAATTGCATTGGTAAATTATTAATGAAATATCGTCTTGATTAATTATCTTTTCGTAACCTGGGAATATTCCCTTGCTCAGCATTTTCAACTTGCGACTAAGGCAGGTTTTGTTTTCATTCCTCCATCTGTCATTGATAAACAATTCAGATAGATTAAATTTCTCGGTATTACTTCTAAATGATTCTAGTCCATCCGTACTTAAAGCAACTTGATCTGTATACGCGAATAAATCAATGGTTAGAGATTCTTTAAAATCATTCCAGTCCTGATATTGAGAAATATACTTAGGTTGATTGTTTTGATCAATTGATACTATATTGTGATCGATAGCATATATCCCATCTCCTGAGAAGACTACTATAGCATTCTTTGTATATTTATCTATTACGCATATTCCAATTGTTGCTTCCAATTCATTTTTCTCTAGAGATAAATTTTTTCTGTATATTCTTAGATCTTCAAATAACTCTCTCATTATATAAAGAGCTTCTTCCTTTGGCTGTTTTAAAAAGATACCCATGTTCTTTTTGTCAATGAGTATCTTTTTGAACATCTTTTTGAATAGACCTGATGCGAATGCGCTGTCAAGTCCTCCGCTGCACCCATCTGAGACGAATAAATAAAGATAGCGTTCCGTATCAGATACGTACTGGCTATCTTCATTCGTCTTATGAGTGGAACCTATTTTACTGAGTTCCTTAATCATTAGAATGTAACATTTGCGATGTTCGCGGTACTTCCAGACGATACTGACTGAGAAGCAACTGTAATCATTCCTCTGATCTTCTTTCCGATTGGAGTTGGATCACTTGGGTCATCTACAGCCACTTTAGTGATTCCCATCTGTTGTGCTGCACCTTTGAAGTAAGATGGGTCATTAAGACCAAATAATACTAAGTCAAAGTTTCCGAAATTCTCTTCATTTGAGTAAATCTCATCTAGCTTCTTTTTTACATCAGAAGGATTTTTAGATGAACTATTGTCATCTCCATCAGTGAAGACGAAAATCATTACTTTACAATCAGCACCAGAGCTTACGATACTTTCGTAGTAGCTTCTACTGTTTTCAAGAGCTGTGTAAACTCCATCATACAATGCAGTCATTCCTCTTGGACTTACATCAATATGATCTACTGAAGCAATTGGAGTGAATCCATGAACTACTTCTACTGAAGAATCAAAATCAACTCTTGAATACATTATTTTGTCTGAATGATGAGATCCTTTCCACTCTTTAAGAGTTTCAGACATTGCATCATTCATATCATTGACATAATTAGAGATAGAACCACTTCTATCTATGACGAATGTTACTAACATTACATCATCTACCTGAATGTCATCAGGGTTAAAATTAGGCTTCCCAAAGGATACGCCAAAATCTAAACTTTCCATTCTTTTTGGATTTTAGTTGTGATAAAAATTATTTCAAAAATTGAGCTGTTGCTGTTGTACAAAGAACAACTCCTTTGCTTTCAGCTTCAGCAAAAATAGAGTCAGCCATACCTTCGAATCCTGCAACGTCACTCATAGCATCAGTAACCACATTCAACTTAGGTAATAAGTCTGGACAGTAATTAAGCATTTGCTTCAATGTGTTTCCAACACAGTGACTTTTAGCTTGACCCATTAAAAATACTTTAGAGTACTTATTCAGCTTTGCATATAGTCCGTGATTGAACTCTGTTGACTCTTGACCAGGATAAGGTACATTTGCTCTTAATGCTCCAAAGTGTTCACTCAATGGGAATTCTCCTTTTTGCACTATTTCGTACAGAGACATTGTTTTTTCTTGCCAGTTAAGAACAGCATTCATAAGCTCAGGAACTATAGCTGCTCCCGACGAACCAATGATGCAGTGCTTTGGCCAGATACAATGCTTATACTCTCCATTCTTTTCAAGTTCTTCAATGTATGAAATTGATTCCCTTACATATAGTTGTGGAGTCCAAATTCCGTCTTTAATGTCTTGACTAGAAATCAAAGTGAATGGAGGTGGATTGCTTCCATCTTTGCCTTTCCACCATACTGGATGAGCGATGTGTAGAGATTGGTGACTGTCTTGTGTTAACGAGATGTAGTCAATGTGATCTGCATTGTCCTCTATTAGCTTAACAGTCCTCTGTGTGTCTTCCTCAGCTCCTTGGACAAACAAGGCTCCTTTAGGGTCACAGAAATCGACTTGACCATCGATAATTAAAATAGCATTTCTTTTGTTCATTACGTGTAGATTTAAAAGTGAAAAATTATTGTTGTTAAATATTATGCAAGTTAGCTTTCCCCATACTGTTAGAGATTGCAGTGATTAATTGAGGTGGAATACTGTTTCCGATCCCCTTAGTTTGCTGTGCTTTAGTGCCAGTTAAAATGTAATCCTCTCCAAATCCCTGACACATAGCCAATTCCCTAGGATTTAGCCATCTCATTTTTACATCTAGCAAGTATGTACCGTCACCAATATAGCAAGATATCAGAGTATTATGATCTTTGGTTGTAATGGTGTGCAATGGCTTATCCAGACTGCTCGCGTGATTACCTCCAAAATGCTTAGAGATGAACTGAAGTAACTCTACTGATACCTCTTTCTCAAATGGTCCTCTTACGATATCACAAGTCACAAGATTAGACTTTGTATTCGTTGTAATCGTTCCTAACGGCTTATCTATCGATGAGACGTTGTACTCCCCAGAAAAGTATTTATCTATGAACTGTAGCTTCTCAACAGTCACCAGAGCCTTCTCATCCTTGGTTACAATAGTCTTTAGCGGCTCGTCAATGCTTCCGTAGTTGCTCGCCCCATGATAATGTTGGGTGTAGAAGGTTTCTGTAGTAATCAATGCGTGTCTATCCTTAGTTGTAATCGTATGTAGTGGATCATCAATTGAAGATACATTTTGCTCTGATCTATAAGACTTGGCTATGAAGGGTACACCCGGACCATATTTTTTGATTCCGTATGCGATTCTCTTTAGCGTGTTTTCCACTAATGGATTAGGGTCGCCATTTTTTCGAGTACGTCCAAAGATTGAATTACCATGATTATTTAGATCGATACATTCCCTACATGGAATCCAAGGCTCAAGACCAAACATACCAGGCTTTTCAGTATGTGTTGGCTCTGGCCATTCAATCTCCCAACCTTCTTTAGTAAACAATAAGAATAATCTTTTCCTAGAAGTTGGAGCACCATAGTCAGCTGCATTGAGAACTCTCTTGCTGTAATTCTTAAAACCGTAATCATACTGCATTTTGTAGCACCACTTATGAAAGTATTGACCTTTCTTTTTAGGGTCAGGAATCATTACTGGCTTCCCTTGATTCTTACCTCGAGTAATTTTAATTATTTTGCCATCTGAATCTCTCTTAGGAATAAGAGGACCCCAATCTAAAAACTCAACTACATTTTCAATGATTACGATGTTAGCTCCTGTGTACTTGATGTATCTAAAAATCTCATTAGCCATTGCTCGACTGTCAGGATCTCGCGATGAACCTCCTTTGGCTTTAGAATGATTCGTACATTCAATCCCTGCAGCTAGTACATCGGCTTTCTTAATTACAGCTTCATTGGACTTGTAGAGGTCTGCTATTACAAATTCTACATCTTTATGATTTCTGGAATTAGTCTCTATTGCATGTTGGTCATGATTAAGACCTTGGATTACTGTAAAGTAATCGCTGCGATGCATCCCTTCTGTCATGCCGCCTGATCCGCAAAGTAAGTCTACTGCTTCGAATTGTTGATTTGATTTCATTGATCTGATTTTAAATGGTATTGCAAATATACGTAAATAAATTATTTATTTTACAAATGACATGGATAAGTTGTGAGTCCACCCTGCTGTTAGTTAATTATAATTTAAAGTGATATCAATCCCATTAATGGTTTTTACTTTGGTTAGTGTGTTGATATGTACAAACTGAACTATATCATGTAGTCCAACAGTAAATATCATTCTAGTGCATCCGTCTGGATCATTGTAGATGAACAATTCTGCATCTTCAAGTCGATCTCGGTTTTTGGTTTGTAGTTTTCTTCTTTTCATGATTTTGGAATTTGGTTATCTATAAATTTAATTTATTAGCTAGGTACTTTCTATCTAATCCGTATTTGAATATACGTCTGGTTATTGGTCCATTTATTCTGCATTCCTTTAAGGTTTCGTCGTAATCTAATCTTAACCATGCAAAAATATCTTGATGTAAATAAATATCATCTATACATTCTCCGTCGATATCAATACTCAAATACCAAATCATTTCGTCACCATAGATACTAGGCTCTCCGTACTTCCAATCGTAGTCAACTGAGATTGTTACTTTGTAAAATAAAAATGCTATAATTCTTTTCATGATTGTTTTCTTCTTTCGCATTGTTCGTTACACATTGGCTTTTCTTTAAATTGTTCCTTGGTCATTGAGATTACATCAGCATCCATTTCTGCAGCTCCTACCATAAATTCTTTTTTGTCTTCGGCATCCATCATCTCCCAGGCCGCGGCAGCAACCCATCCTTTGCATGAGGGACACACGGTTATCTTAACCTCTCTCTGTTCGTTATCAGCTTTAGACTTTTCTTTGTCTGCCTTCATTTTTGCTTTAATGTGATCAGGTAATGCATCTTGACCTGCTTTGTCGAATGTAAGTGATTTTGTGTTTTCCATAATTAATCTGAATAGTAATATTGAATAAATTCTTTTGGTGTCTTCAGTTGGTATCCTCTCTCTTTGAAAAAGTCATTCATAATGATGTGTTCATTTCCGTAAAGTTCTTTTTCATCATCAGGAATACTCTCATCAAACAATATTTCGTAAAAGTTTCTTTCATCTTGGTACTTGTCGGTTACAAACCTCCAGGCTTGAAAGTTTACTTTTCCGTCTCTAACGGCTCGACGATAGTCTCTAGGACTAATCTTATCACCGTACAGTAAATGATAATTATTAGTGACTGCAAGTCCTATATATCCATAATCTTCAATATGTACGTGAAATGTTATCCAGTCGTAATGCACTCTAACTTCACAGTCATAATCTTCGTACTGGTTTTTAACTAATCCATCGATAGTTCTCACTTCTTTTCCTTTCATCCATTGCTCAGGCATTTTGGGATGATACAGTTTTAGTAGATCCTTTAAGGTTTGAGGGTCGTTTAGTAACTGGTTTTGAAATACTGATTTGATTTTGACTCTTTCCATTATTAAGGCTTATTGAACATTGATTCTATATCTTTTTTAAGTTCTGGATTCAACTCCATTACCTCTTTTGAACCATCTTGATATTTGAATATAATATGACTCACTTCTGTCTTTGGTTTTTTTATTTGACCATAATTAAACTCTTCATCTTCTGGTGGAATAAAAGTATTTTTCAAATTATAAAAGTAAGTACACATTTGTTCGTGAAATAGAATAAGATTTTCATACTCTCGAGTAAATTTCTCTCCGATCATATGCCACGGTTCTTCGAATGTAAGTACTTTCTTAATTTCAGATCTTTCTATACTGTCATCTATAAGATAGTAAGGTAAGTTGGTAAATAGATTCTGGAACGAAGCAACAAAAGAATCAGATGAGTTACAATTAGATTGGAATCGTTTTATTTCTTCTCTCATTTCTTTTTGAAACTCAGTATGCATATACCAAGGGAATCTATCCTTTATCTCTTTCCTTAAATTGGCAAATGTTTTCTTTCGATCAAACTGATAGCAGCTTACTGGACCAAGTAGCTTTTCTGCAAAGTAGCTACAGTCAGTTTGAGGTAGAAAGTCCTTTAGCGTGGACTCCTTACCCATTGCTCCCCAGAAGAAAGAGTATGTCTTGTCAAATGTTTCGACAATAATCTTGCCTTTTCCTACTTTAAAGTCTTCCAGATAAAGTATTCCTGATTTGAGTTTAATATTTTCCATTACAGCTTTATTTCTTCAAATTGTGATTTAAGGTTTGCCAATTGTTCAGCTGCATCAGTGGTTAGGATGTCCATGATCTTAGCCAGTTCTTTACCTGAGACTCTTAATGGTCTATCAGGCTTTCCTTTTTGACCTACAGTAACAAATACATCTTGCTCAATGTCTAATTCAATTATTGATTTTTGATGATTTTGAATGTATCGTATTTCAGATAATATTTTTGCTGCCTTATCAACTTCTTCGTTTGTTGATTGCTCTGACTCTGGATTATTCTTCGCATGAAGGAATCTCATAAAGTCTTCTAAATTAGTGAATTGAAACATAGTTATTGGATTTTATTTGGGTTTGCGTATTCTTTCCTTCCTTTGTGTTTGATCCACTCAGAGTCGTCTGGGTCGCCTTCAATGGTCTTTCCCTGCGCTGAGAGTTCTTCCCACTTTTTAAGTGCTCTCATAGCATCAGAATGACCTTGATAACAATATCTACCTTTATATCCATCTAAGGATAGACCATAGACTAAGCCTACTGTAAAAGCCATTCTCCTGAGTCCTACATATCCTTTACCTAAGATGAATTTCACAAATAGATATCCTTCATTTTCCAGGAGTAGTTCAAGTTCAATGTTTTTGGTTCTTTTTCTTGTTGTTGTTTGCATTAGTTTTTAATTATTAATTTATTTGATTCTATTTTCTTTAAATGACTTCCAACTGAAATCCATCCTTTTGTACGTCTCTTAACTGGGGTAACATATCCTCCTTTAAGCCAATACAATCTAGTTCCATGCAGTCTTGCATGTACTGGTATCCTTTCCCCTCGTCCGTTGTAATCTGCCATTACTTCAATTTTTTCAACTAATACTATACCTGCTGACGAATAAACAATATCACCTTTTTTGAATTGGATTTTAGAGGCTAATTTTTGCTTTAATTTTCGAATCTTATGTTCCTTTATTCGGTTTAATGCCTCTAATGTCTTTTTGTAGTCATCGTCAAAATCTCTTAATGCTTTTTCTATTGGGACTACTCTCGAATCATTTTTTATTAATCTATTCATGAATTTTTGCATTAGTTTTTTGATTTATAATTTTTCTTTCTTGTCTCATTTTAATTTTAGCTTCTCTGTCACACCACTCGTTAGCGTATGATCTTTTGTTTTCTATTCCTGAATGTGCTTTGACGTGTCTAAATTCAAGCACCTGGCATTTGTTCCTTATTTTCTTGAGAATATTTATTGCTTTACCTAGATTTTTATTCTTATGCTTTTTCAATCCTTTATATGTCCAATTCATTCTACCTATCGATACTGTAGAGTCAGTATTGACAATGATATACTTTGCTTTTGCATTATTCTCTCTCATTGTTTTCAAGAGAGTGAACAGTGCATTTATTATGCAGTATGTCTCTGCGTCGTCTGCGCTCCTTACTGTACGTTTAAAGTTTCCAGACCTATTGATATCAAACTTATTAGATTTGATTCTAAAAGCCCATCCAGATGCCTTGGTATGATGGCAAAATGAAGCATCAGTAGTAATAGTTATGCAAATTAGATACATGACTACTTCTTTTTGATAAACTGGCTCAGATCGTCTAATTTGGAGTCTTCTAGCATAATTGTACCTAACAAAGTGTCACCACTCATGATATCAAAGTAAGTGCCTATGTTTGACTTACCAATGATCCAGACTCCATTATGTACAGCCATTTCATTACGAACTATTAATCGACATTGAAAACCTGCAAAGAATAGTTTTCCTTTGTGTAGATTTAATTCGTGATGGTACTGGACTCGAATATCTTTAAAAATCGTTGTTTCTGACATAATTGATTTTAAATGGTTAGGTAAGAGGGAGTCGACTAAACTCCCTCCTAAATGAAATTGCGACTCACCGTATTGAAATCAAACGAATACGGTAAGCAAATATCTCCATCGTTATGGCAGATGTTACAGGACATCGTTATGCTCCTGCCATTATCTTTTTGTAGATTGACAACGCAGATAGTGATCCAAACCATCCAAGGCCAAAATAGAATGAAGGAAGGTTTTCCGATGAGATAAATTGTTGACCAACTTCAAATAAAATTATAATTAAAATTGACCAAAACAATCCAAATAATATTGTTTTCATTAGTTGTAATTTGATTATCCAAAGATATTTTCGGGTAGCCATCCTCTTTGTAAAGGCATGATTTTGATTTTAAATGGTTTGGTAAAATCGGGGACAGTCTTACACTTTTGCAGACTGCCCCGACAATTCCTATTGACTTACATCTTTATTAGCCATTGACATCCATTACTGGCATAACAAGTCTAATTTCATCTTTGTCATCATTCTCAATAATGAGACATTTATTTGCTGATATGTACTGTATAGTAGATACACTATCAGTAGGACTTAGAGTTGCAGCCATAAACTTAGCTGATACAGATAATTGGCGTACATCGTTTTTAAACTGGGATGAACAGTTAATCAGCTTAGTCGCGGACGTATTATGGTCGATGTCGTGTGCTGTGATTCTAACTTCTGAGTCACTAATATTAAGTACTACTTGGTTAGTAGTCTTATTAGCAAAAAAGGCAGTTTGAGTTAATGCACTTTTAAAGCGGTCTGTAGCTACTTTAAAGGAATTACCCTCTTTAGCATAGTTTGTTGGTAATACTGCATCTACATTGGGAAACTTCTCATCTTTAAGTCTACATTGATAAGTTAATTGACCCTCTGTACAAAGTATGAACTTCTTACCTAATACCTTTAGAGTAAATCTTTCAGAGAAAGAAGACAGTACAGACATTAGAAGTTTCTTTGGTACAATGATATCAAAAGGATTACCAGTATAGTCTATTGTTTTTTTGATTAGAATTTGTGCATCTGTAGACTCTATCACTAATTTACCTTTTTTAGCATATATATGGACTCCACACATAGCCGATCTCAATTCATCTTCGCTACAAAAACTAATTGACTCTGTTAGAATCTTTCTGAGTCTTGTATCAATTGTGAGTGCTGCTACTTGTTTATCTGTGCATAGATCGTGACAGTCTTCTTGTGGTTCATCCAATGGTATCTTACAGTTTACATCTTGACCACTGATTTTGAGCATTTCTCTTTGACCTTTAAGAATCTCAAACTTATGCGTACTATCACTAAATTTAGATATCTCTCTAATTCCTGCATCTACTGATACATCAAAGTCATCACAACCGATGTAAGTAGAAACGATTGCAGTTGAGTCAATATTGGTAGCCATTATTTCCAATGTACCGTTTGTGGCTTTAAATCTGAAGTCGTCTAGAGTTGATATAACTGAGTTAACAGATCTTGCAGTATTTACTTTATCGAGCATATCCGCTAAGACCTTCATTTCAAGCTTAAAACTTGCACCCTTGGTTGTACTAGCTTTTTTCTTTTTGTTCTGTTGTACTGGCTTTACTGACTCCACAGAGTCAGTTTGAGAGTTGTCTTTTGTAGATTTCACCACATCCGCGGCAGCCCCTTTAGTTGTTGACTTCTGCTTAGATTTCTGCTTCTCTACTACTAACGATTCTACATAAGAAGAATAAGACTCTTCTGTTAGTAGTTCTTCTCCTACATTTACATAAAAAACTTTACCTCTCTCACTAAGCAAATAAGCATCTGGAAACATCTCCAATACTACTTCTTTACCAATACCTTTAGTAGATAACTTCACTCTACCCTTAATCGGTTCTACTTTACTCTTCTGTAGTATCTTCTTACCCTCTACTACATTACTAATGTTAATTGAATTCATAACTTAAAATTTGATTTGATTTAAAATGGTTTATAATTAAAATTCCTATTCTTTACTATTCTATACTAAACAGTCTCCATCGACTATATTCAGTTTCATATATAAATACTCCTATCATCTCATTCATCTTATAGAAGTACATTATCTCTTCTGAGTGTAAATCCCTCAACACCCAGTAACTTGTATAAATGATGCCCTCAGCATCATTTTCATCTTCATACAATTGTATTTGATTCCTTTTATTTATGATCCCTAAAAAATCATAATTGTCATTCACCACATAATCTACACCAGTTAATGAATATACATATACCTCTCCGTTCATCTGAGCATTACACCTAACACACCAAAAACCTATTAACATCATCACTAAAAAAAATGTCAATAATCTTATCTCTTCTACCTTCTTCTCTCTATTACTCATATCTATTCTATTTAATGGCTCTATCTACTAAACTTGTAAAATACATCAGCACTCCAACAATCATCGCAAATACATAACATTTCAAATACAATACATCCACAATAACTATAATCGCATAAAACACCATCAATATCCAATTCACTCTCCTATCTCTCGGATATCTAAAATGCTTTATCCTATTCAACTCTTTCCACTCCACATGGTCCCTCATCTCGTCTCTCTCCTGAATACTCATCTCTCCCCTTCTCATCCCTCTCTCCGCTATCCACCTATTCTCCCAATCCCTTAAACTCTTTACTTTCTTTAATCTCACTTCCTTTTCTTTAATTTAAACTCTACAAATATAAATAAAATTTTTTTTGTAATACCTCCAATCTCTTATCAATCGCGGTTCTCTCAGCCGTTTTTAGCACTTTTTTAACTCTTTTAACATCAAATATTTTTGTCGACAAAGGTTGTTTTGCTCAATGTTTACGGGTGTTCAGCGATTTTTTGAGATAAAAAATGAAGGTTATAAAATGTTAGTAGTTAATTTAGAATTATTAATAACATTTCTTTCTTTTTTTGATCGTGCATAGAATGAATCTAGTGTAAGATTTTTGAATTTGGCTTTAAAAAGATTTTCTAAAAATTGAGTAGATTGATAGAGGACATATTGAGTTAGATCAAGATTGACTTCACTTATGGAGTAATAGATATGTTTGTGTTGTCGTCGAGAGTTGACGATTCCAAGTAGTTTGAGTCTATTAAGTTTCTGCGAGACGTTAGATTGTGTATCTCTAATAGTGGTGTAGATGGTAGTGACATCGATATCAGGTTTTTCCTTTAGGAGTTGAATTATTTTGTATCCAGTATTGGTAGGATTATAGATATAACCGTTTAGTTCTTTGATAATGGATGCAGCCTTATCGTGTTTAGTGATAGGGAAAGATCGTTGTTTTTTGATTTGGTTTAGTTTTTTAGGTTTAGGCATGAGTTTTGTTTTTAGAGGTTAGATATTCTTTTCTAGCTTTATCAAATATGGTACTGGCGTTTGTTCCTTCGGGGTGTCTTACGGTTATGTAGTAAGAAATAGGAGTATCTAATGAGGATTCAATTACTTGTGTTTCCTCATTGCTTTTGAAGTGCTTAATGTAGACCTTATGAGAGTGGTTGTTGAATAGTTCTAACATATTGTTAGGTGTTATTCTTCTTCTTATAGTTGTGTGCATGGTATTAAGAGTTTTGGTTGTTATGAAAAAGGATTAAGTTGTCTTCAAATGACATGTTATCAAAGTCTAATGTATTTCTTTCGTACTGGTATTTAATTAGGCTTAGTTCTGTTCCTTTGTTTATCGCGCAATGAATAAAAGCATTAACTATGTGGACGTTATAGTTCTTATGAGTAGGCTCTATTAAGTCTTCTATATTTTTGTGTCTGTATAGGCTTCTTATATTTAGAGGTATATCATTTCCTTTAAAGTAATTATTTAGGTATTTTCTTTTTACTATGTATACCATGATATTTTCTAATGTATTCATTTTTGATTTAGTTTGTAGGCTTCGCTAATATTCCTTTGGTGCTTCGCCCAGGTTAGGTGATAGTTTGATTTAAGATTCTAATTCATTTGAGTAATCCCAAATAACATTGAAAGAGATAGAGCAATTTTCACATTTATGTAATGATCGTTCGTGTCCTTCTTTGGTGTTCTTCTTCCATTTACGGAATTCAATAGAGTTAAAATGATTTCGGGGATCGTCTACTCCTTGTGTCTCCCAGTTATCACATGATGGACATTGAATTTGTATATCTGTCTTGTTACTTCTGATTGTAGTTGAGAGTCGTTTACCTTCCTTTAGTAGTTGTTTTACTTCTTCCTTTTTTTGATTGTCAATAGCTAAGTTATATTTATCAAAAAATTCTTGTAGTTCGTCTATAATAACGTCAGGAGTTGGTAATTTAAAATCTTCTTTTAGTGTTTGACCTTCCTTGTTTTCTATTTTAACATAGAAGTTATTGCTTTGTGTTGTTGTAAATGGGATAGTAGTATCTGGACTATAAATTATTACATTAAATCCATCTATTGTATGGCTTACATTCTCACGGCCTGCATTTTCATCATGCTTTACACTTCCTTTGATTGTAAAGTGTTGTTTTAACTTGTGGTATACCTCATTGAGGATTAATACTTGGATTGCTTTTGATAGTTTCATAATTAGAATAGTGTTAATTGATTTTTGATTAAAAATGGTTTGATCTTATTAATTGTGTCTTCGTGTCCGTTTCTTTTAAGGAATCTCAAAGCTTGTTTTCTGTAGTGTGCATCAGCATCATTGACCGTCGCGAAATAGTTGTCGTGGTCTACGCTAACTGATCCGCATACTCCTGAGCATACACCTTTCTCATTCACTATGAAAGATTTTGACGAATAGATCCTGCCTTTATGCTCTATGTACTCGTATCTAAAATAGCTTTTGCCATTGTCGTAAAGAGATACTTCTGTGCATCCCTCTAGGACTACACCATGTTCGTTTACTCTCATAGTATTTGATTGATTTTTATTGATTCTAATGTGTATTTAATGCTATTTACTTGTTCTACATTGTGATGTTCAAGCATTTTGATTGCAGTTTCTAAAGCTTCTTTATTTACTATGTTAGTCATCTTCTCTTTAAAGCATTGTAGAGCCTTATCTTTATTGCTGAATACACCCATTAGATAAGAGGTACCATCTGAATAGATTTTTTTCATTACTGTCAAGGTTTCTAAATGTTCCATGATTATAAATTTTCAGTTAGATAAAGTAATGAATCAGTATCAAATGAGCATCTAGAAAGAACAGTCTTTTTGCTTATCTTCTTAAATCTGTTCTTTGCTCTGTCGAATTCCTTAAAGCCTTTGACTTGCCTTTGCCCTAAGTTAGGAATCAGATCACTAAAATCTTGCCAAGATTGGAAGATTAAAGAGTCTTTGGTATTGTGAAATTCTACTAAGTAGATGTGTATGCCAGTGTTTAACATGATGTTATTTTTTAAGTGATTTAATCCAAGATTCGACCTTTCTAACTTGCTTGTTAGTAGCTACTAATTTGGCTTTATTACCTCCAATTTTTTGAAGGGATGCGACATCCTTTAAAAGTTCGTCGCGTCTATTATTTAAAATGATGAGATCGTTTGACATGATTAAAATGATTTAGTTGAATTTTTGATATCCTTAATAACTAAGGGTTTTATTTCTTCTAATAACTGGATTTTGGTTTCTTCTGTTAGTATTTCGTTACCCTTGTATCTGTTTACAGAATTGCAGCAACAACAATATATCAATTTGCCTTGTGGCATAATTTTAATGTGTGCTTTACTTCGCTTTGATTCGCTGCCCTTTACGATGTCTATTTCTAGCCTTATAAACCATCCTGACCACTCAACCCGAAAGTCAAGACCTAACGATTTTAGATAGATGCAGACTTCGTTATATTTTATGTCTCTCTGAAAATTAGCTAATGTGATCGCTTCTTTCTTTTTGATTTCCTCAGATTTAATCTGAGTTTGTACTTGGTTATAAATATCCATTGATTTGTGATTTTATGATTCTAAAAATGTGAAGTTAATAATAAAATTAATATGTCGGGCAACAACTGATTAAGAAGTTGCCCGACTAAATAGATTAAGCCTTTTTAAACGCTTCTGCATCTTCTTTGATCCATCCAATATGCTTAAAGAGAGGAATCCAATGTTGATTGTAAAAATTATATCCTGCACCTGCTATGAATAGGTAGTTTTCTCCACTCTCGTGATGCTCTATTACTCCAATTCCCATTCTGTATAAATCATCAGTATCGCAGTACTCCGAATCAGTCCAAAGGTCACTACATCTCCAAATCGTATTCCACATAGGATACCATTCTCTTTCGTCTCTCCATTCTTCAAATTCTGACTTCTCAGATACCCACTCAACAAAATCTTCATCCTCTATTGCTGCGTCAATATTTACTGCGTCAAAATCCTCGTCCATTTCTTCCTCGTAGTCTTGAAGTAATGTTTCGAAGTCCATTCTGTCAAACTCTCTGACTAACTCAGAATTTGAAGGCTGTATTATATCCCAATCTTCGGGATAATTGCCAAGAGTCTCAAAGTGACTTAACGCGTTAAATTCTCTGTTGAAATAATACTCAGCTTGTGATTTTGCTGAATTAAGATTAATTGTAATTGGCTTTACTTTAGATTGATTCATAACTTTAATAATTTGATTTGATTTAAATGGTTTGATTTAAAATGTTTGATTTATCCAATAGCGCATGATCGGTTGCTTTTTGTTTTGGACTGTCCAATAAATTGTAAGAATATTATCTTTTATTTCGTATTCATCAGACTTTGGGTAATGCATCCAACTATCAATCGTTTTACCCTCTCTTTCTACTTTACGTGTAAATGCATTCGTTTGAATGATCCCTATTTTTGCGCTCTCTAAAGTGACCCAATTTCCATTAATAAACCTTTGCGCCTCAATGAATGCGGAATCTTTTAAAACTCTCTTAAATTGTGCCAATGATTTGAATACTTTCTTTTCGATAACTCTGTTCATGATAATTTGATTTAAAATGGTTTAAAAAAAGTGAGTCGGTCAAAGGTTATATAAATTTCTCAGGTCTATTCTAACAGTACACGACCGACCCACAATACAAATGTAATATAAATTCTACAATTAATATGACATTAAAGGTTTTATTCTTCCAATTTGCGAAGAATTAATTTCAATACTTGTTCCTTGTCTAGATTCCATATTCTAAAACGTCTACTTCCTAATTTGGTCGCGCCTGCTCTTCTCTGGAGTTGCACCCTTGTAACTGTAGGCATTTCAAATACTTTTGCCTTTACGGTTTTTTCTGCTCCTACTGACTCAATAATAAACCTTTGGAGTGCTTCCAAGTCGGCACTATCAATAGTGATACTTTTACTCGTTTTCTTTCCAATTGATTCGGTTGATAAGATTACGGTTATACATTCTATTCCGTTCCTTTCCTTCTTTAACTTCATAATAATTTTATTTTTTTGATTTTTAATAACTGGTTTGATCCTTGGATTTTATCCAAAAATGAAATTTACTTTTCTAAGATTCTTCATTGAATTCTGTAGGAACATAAGACTCTGATATGTCTTTTGTAGTTCATCCTGAGAGACTTCTTCGTCTCTAATTATTGATTTTTGAGTCATCAATATATCTAGATACTTATCAAATGTCTTATCACAGTCATGCGTGTAAAAATCATTTAATAGCGTGTGAATTGCTCGTAGTACTTGGTCTTGTGTCTTCATGGTTTAAAAATGATTTTTGATTAAGAATTTATTTAATGCGCTTAACATTTGAACCCTCGCAGCTAGTGGCGAAAGTACATTATATGGGTCTACATCTTTGACAAAATAATTCCAAATCTCTTGGAAGTCTTCGCCTGAAGACTTAACATAGTTGTTCAATCTGTTTACACAACTTTTATTGTAGTCTGATAAGTTGTCAATGATGTGCTGCAAGTGGTTATCTAACATGGTAATTTTTCATTTAATGGTGTGAAAATTGGCGAACGTCTTAGTCTGGTGAAGGTCGCCTAAATGATTATCTACAATTCTTTAGCATAAGATAAAAACAACTCCATCTCATGCTCTTTATCTTCTTCAGATAGACTATTCCAGTCATTAATTGATTCGGCTAAAACTTCTGTTATACTTTCATCTCCATCATAAACAATAGGATAGCCTCCGCTATTTGTCACATTTATGTACGAAATAAAAACATTCGATGTAGACCAGTAATCTAATAGGTAAACTTTTAATTGATTTCTTTTAGTCCTCAATTGAGAAACTGTAAAGTAAGTATTTTCTAAAATAGCTTCAATAAATTGTGCCGTCGTTGGTTTGTTTATTTGATAAAAGTCCATAACTTAAATTTTGATTTTGATATAAATGGTTAAACAATAATTCAAAGGTAATACAATTATTTGAATTATTCAAGTATTGGAATAAATAGGGATTAATATTTTTACTTATCACTATCAATTCATTATCTCTTTCTTACTCTCTCCCTCTCTCTCGTACTCTCTCCTGACTCTCCTTCCATCTCCTGACTCTGGTACTCACTCTCTCTTCTTGCTCTCTCTCAGGAGGTCCTACTTCATCGGGTGGCTCTTGCCGTATGGTTACATTTACTAATACCCCGCGCGACGCCTGGCACTGACTTGACCGGGGGGTATTCGAAAGTCCGAGAGGACAACCCCCGATATATTATACATGACCCCCAGACCGAGCAATGTGGTTGTTAAAGCATGAATGGTAAATAAGTATTATCTTAGTATAGATAATTACTTTTTTAAGATTTGGAAGTCTATGAGGTCGGTCCAGGAGGTACCGGCCTTTTTATTGATAAGAATCAGGGTTTTATTGATCTCCAAGGGTTTCGTTGGATGCAATGGAATGAGGTTGGTATTAACTCATGTTGGTTGGGGCAGTCTTTTAGGTTAGACTGCCCCTTTTTATTTGGTTATTAGTGTTCATAAATCTTTTTATGTTAGAAAGGTCGTGTTGGAGACTTATTAATTTGGATTCCATAAGCATCACAATCATAGCGCAGACATGGAGATCTTTATGTGTTTTAGCTAGTCCATTTAATTGATATCTAGTTCCCTCGACTGAGAGTATAAGAGGTTTGATAGACAATGTAATTTTTTTGCTAGAATCTGTAATATCTATTGAATGTTTGATCACCTCGTATATATCTAGATCATCTTCTATTCTTTGGCCTACTATTTTGTCTCCAGAGAAGTGTTTTACTTCAGTTCTGAGTCCGACGTAAGCTTTGTAAGCAAGTATTAAGTCTTTGAACTCTTTATCGATGTCAATTTCGTCGATACCTTGTTCTTTTATTGATACATTATCCATTTGGAAGCACATCTTCTCAAATTCTTTATTAGTGAGAACAGAGATCTCAAGATTAGCATCTTTAATGATCCAATCATTTTCATTTAATAGGTTCATAGTTTCATTCAATCCAATTATTCGAGGATCTTCAGCTAGAGTACATTTGAACCTATACTCTGTTCCTCTTAGGAAATTGTTTATTCTATCGAATTTAATAGCTGTTCTTTGCCACTGCATTGCTTCGATTTCTTCTTTTCTTGTGTATTTCATAGATCGTTGTGTTTTAGTATGAGAAATTAGGTGTGATATTGATATTGTAGTTGTGTTTAAAGAAAGCCTTAGTAGCTTTTTTGGAAGAGTAGTCTTTATCGGAGCAGACAATGCCATTTTCCATGTAAGAGCAGAATAGGCATCCTAGGATCTTTTTATCTTGAATAAAGGTTCCGGCTAGAGGTTGTTCGGAAGCACATTGAGGGCAGAAGCCTTTGATTCTAGTAGGATCTGATATACGACCACCTGCGTAGTAGTTTATAGTATCAGGACAGATAACAAAATGGTTTTCATCTGGGATGTTTGATACTTCCGAGAGATCGAGGTTAAAATAGATCATAGAATCCCTCATAGGCATAGCAGGGAATAGATATCCTGGTGTTTTGAGTTCATGAGTACACTTTTGATCTTTCTTGTTGATATTTTGTGTGATTTGCTTGAATCCATGGTCAAGCATGATTATTTTTAGTCTAGTGGCCATAGCATCGTTGTAGCCGTATATTTTATCGAAATAAATCTGTCTAGAGTCCTTATCTATCCAAGTAAGGCTTCTGGCAAGTAGCACTTCGCCGCGTTTCACCCTTTTAGAGATACAAGCAGCAGTGATCATCTGTCTATCGTACCAGTTAGCAGAATCTATTTTAGCCTGACTCTCTACCATGCAAGTCCATAATCCATTTTTATTATGCTGTCTGTATTTGTAGAAGTTTTGAGGTCTAAAGAGATAAGAAGGGCTATTAGTGTAGAAGTAATCGATATTAGTAAGCGAGCAAGCTTTGATTATGTCCAGAGCCTTGTTAGTAGTAAGAGAAGAGTATTTACCTACTCTGGCGATGAGTTTACCCGGCTTTACCTTACGATTATGCTTATCTAGCAGCATAGGAGAGCCAGGAATAGACTTTAGCGGTTGTTTTCGCATAATCTTAGCCAAAGGAGCTGAAAGTCGCTTCACGGAGCTTAAATCGTGCATTCCAAGGGTCTCTTGGTACTTAGAAATAGGGGAATAGAAGATAGAATCTTGTATAGATCGTCGCTTAAATCGTTGCATAATGTAAAATTAAAGAAATTTATTATGTATTAGTTGAAAAATTGTCTTAGATTTGTTTCGAATTAAGAAGTTAGCAATAGACAATACATTAAAGTGAAAACAAAAATTCAACAAAGGCATCCTCGCAACTATCACACTCGTGATGGAGTAGACGCTATTTGACCTTTTGTAAAGAACTATTAGTGTAGATGCCCCTCATGAGTGAAAGCTTATGAGGGGTTTTTTTATTTTGATCAATATAGGGATGTAGCTTAGTGGCCAGAGCGCGTATTTTGGGAATACGAAGGCGAGTGTTCAAATCACTCCATCCCTACCAATTATGGTAGCCTTGTGCTGTTTTGCAATGCAGCCGGACTGTGGATCTGGTGCGACGGGTTGGATTCCCGAGGTTTACCCAATAATAGCCATGTAGCTCAACTGGCAGAGCGCTTCCCTACGAAGGAAGGGGTTGGGAGTTCGACTCTCTCCATGGTTACTAAAATTTTAAAAATCGACGGCGCTTCGCGCCTAGATACACATGGTCAGGTAGCCACCCTCCTCTTCTAAAGGAGTAAGTGTAATTGGAGCTGAAAATCGGGGTTCGAATCCCTGTCTGATCACTATTAAATAATAAATTTATTATTGTATATTTGTAAAAAATATATTAATTATGACAGCATCGGAATTGTTAAATAAAGTACTGACTAAAGTATTTGCACTTCAATCTTTATCTGGTAAAATCAGGATAAAGACTGAAGAAAATAAAATGCAAGAACTAAATCTGTTTATTGTCTACTCTAATCATCCTGTTCAGTATAACAATAAAATAAGTATTCTGAATTCTGATGATCATGATCTTGAAGAAATTTGGGAACAATTCAAAGAAGATGTTGATACCAATATAAGAGCAATTGATCATATCGTTAATATGCCTTAAATTACACAATGATGGTTAGCATAACTGGTTAGTGCATCGGGTTTTGGTCCCGAGGGATGGAGTTCGAGTCTCCGACCGTCATCTAAATTACTGTTTTATGAATGATACAAACATACCTGGTCCTTCCTTTACGGACTTTCTATATGCTGATATACCTACATTTACATCAGGTGAAGGTGTAGATACTCTTGAATATTTCAAACCTATCATACCAGATCCTGGTCCTAGACAGTTTAATTTATTTGTAGGCACCGAAGGATTCTTTCTTATTAGTGACGGGTTTAAAGATGAAAGAGATCGATCAGAACGTAAACACTGGCTAGCTCAAAGAATAGCTTACAGGAACCTGATCGATGGTAGAGAATATTACTCACGATTTAATAGCCCAGTATGAGAAGATTTATAGGTCAGGAGATAGATGTCGGATCATTCTATACTTTAAGATACAGGTGGGTTTACCTGCCAAATGAGGCCTACATCGAAGTTCCGCGGCAAATCCGACCATCAGTGCACTCAAACAAACAAAACATCCTCTACAGCGGCCAAAAACTACTTATCCGATGAATAAATACTACAAACAAGCTATTATTGAAAGATATCAAAGCCACAATGGATGCTTATCATGCTTTATATTTATTATCTGGATTTTAGTAATGCTTATTGCATTGATACTTTCTTACTCATGAAAAAACAAGAAATAAATCCAAGCACCAATAAATAAAAGTACAGGTATAAAACCAAAAATGAAATAACGAAATTTTCTATAGTATATCATTTTCTTCTCCTTTATTATAAGCTGATCATAATAGTAGTTAATAGCTTTGGGAATAGAACTACTCCAATAACCAAATGATATAGAAGATTCCTCGTAGTGCTCGAGAGCTCTTTTCCTCAAATCTTCTAGTGGTGTTTGTGCTGCTTGATTATCCATTGTCTAATTTTATTTTAGCATCTATTTCTAAACCAATTATATCATGCAACTCTTTCCTCAGATTCTTAGCTGTCTTTTCTGCTTCCAGTATCCCAGATATCAATTTCTTATGTCTTAATTTAGGATCGTGAATCCTTTTATCTCTAGGCTTGCTAATTGCAACCGAAGCCAAATCAAAACCTAAATTAGCTATTGCAACATTCAAATCATCTAGATATAAATCTCTAGGAAAACCAAATGCATTTCCATCAGTTAATTGCTTGAAAATAATCATTTGAGGAACTGGATTGATTTCATGCTGTTCGCAGATTATTTTAGCCTCTTCTAAGCTTTGCTTGCTGTATCCAACATAAGTGCCTCCAGTCCTAGAAGCACATTTTAAAAGATGTATGGTTTTACCACTTCTTCTTGATTTATATAGTATTTGTACATTATTCATTTTTTGATTTTATTTGTTCTTTAAGCCATAAAAAAGCTATTTCTTTTGATTCAAAATCAGAGCTTGCATCTGATACATATACACCAACTCTTTGTTTAGTGCTTTTAGCTATAAATGATACATAATGCTCTGTTCCATTATGCTCTACCTCTGTTAATTCTATAAATCTATCTAAAGTCATAAATCAAATATACAAAAAATTTTTATTTAGTACACCAGGTGGGCTACGATCCCACGATCCCTCGATTAAAAGTCGAGTACTTTAGTCCAACTAAGCTACTGGTGCATTGGAGAACGTAGACGGGCTCGAACCGTCGTATCCGGATTTGCAGTCCGGCGCCTATGCCATCTCAGCCATACGTTCATTAGCACAGGATGAATGAGTCGAACACTCTCGTAAGGGTTTGGAATCCTTTTAGCTCCACAGCCTATCCTGCATAAATGATTGATCCTCGGATTCGAACCGACCTCTGCCATTGCCACTCACTTTTCAGCGCGGGAGGAATCGAACCTCAAAATCAATCATAGCGACAATGGACAGATTCGAACTGCCGTCCTCGGAACTTCACCCCGATGCTAAGCCACCTCAGCTACATTGTCAAATAAAAAAAGCCTCGCAAAATTAATTACGAGGCTTTTTCATATGATCTAATCACATAGGTTTAGCAATCTCGCAATTCATGCAAAGAGAAACAAAACCATTTTTTTGTAATTAAAATCATAATGCAAATATAGTGTTATATTTGTTAAAAAATAACATGATATCAAAACTTTCTTCAGAAGTAATCGATTTCGTAGCTAAAGTAGAAGCCAAATATCTTGAATACATGCAGGAGAGATTCCCTAATAATCGTATTGAGGAATTTGAAGTAACTGAAAACAAAAAGTACGTTAAGGTTATTCAATCAGGTGCCTTCTGCTTTATCAATAGAGAAAATGGGGATATCTATATGGCTAAAACATTTAGTTCTCCATCATTAAAAAATCCTCGAGGTAATTTATTCTCTAAACAACTGGGAATGGAAGCGATATCTGAAAGATCTGCAGGAGGTAGAATCCATCCCCATATTAGGTATCTAAGATAAAAAGCGGGCCATCCCGGGCTCGAACCGAGGATAACGGAGAGACAGTCCGTCGTATTACCACTATACTAATGGCCCATTGAGCCTAAGCAGGGATTCGAACCCCGGACATCTTCATTACAAATGAAGCGCTCTGACCAGCTGAGCTACTTAGGCAAGTTTTTATTTAAATGAGACATTTTACCTCCACATCTTCGGCTACATGTAGGTGTTTTTCCCATTGATAGTTTATGATTTATATTTTTACAGTCTTTTGAAAATTCATTTTTACAAATTGGACAAATTAAGGTTATCATTGTTTTAGATTTCCCAATATGCTTATTGTGCTTCACTATATTCTCTTTTCTGGAAAGGATTTGAAGATTTGATATAGAATCATTCATTTTATTTTCATCTATATGATCTACATGCTCTTCTGGCCTTAAATACCTTCTTACATGACAACTCATTATATATCTAGCATATGAAGTCGAAGTTTTTGTCCCATCTCTCCGAACCAATGCGACAACTCTTCTTGGTTCTTTGTTTGTATTTACATATCCTGCGATGTAATCTTTATAATATGGCCATCTTAATACTATTTTTGTTGACATATAAATTTATTTACTTAATGTATCTGCGGAGAGACTTGAACTCTCATGTGACCAATTACGCTTTCGACAAGATATAAGCTTGAGGCGATACGCAGACAATATAACATTGTAGTTCTGGCAGGACTTGAACCTGCGTCCATGGTATGTAACACCACTGCTCGGCCACTGAGCTACAGAACTAGAGCCGCTTTCATTTATAACGCGCCAACGTCACCTTCTAAAAAGGCAGGTCATTACAAGCGGGACCTGTTTGAGCACGAATTCGGGATCGAACCGAATCTATTCTAGCTTGGAAGGCTAGCGCACCACCATTTATGCGTCTCGTGCTTATGTACCTCAAGTTGATCTTAAAACTCTTCCTAGCTCCCTAAATGGGAGGGCTACAGAAATTCAAATCAAAATGGCTTGGGCCATCAGGTAATTTCAGTTAGTTGGCACAATAGGATTCGAACCTATGTTTTCAACCGCTATCTTAGTCATGCGTATCAGGCATGCCGATTATGTGCCAATATGCTGCTTTGCAAGGGATCGAACCTTGGACCTACGGATTAACAGTCCGCCGCTCTAACCAACTGAGCTACAAAGCAATGTAAGGGTAATCGTAAGATCTCGACGGCCACTTCGGACACCCTAAAATCGATTATTGTGGAGAAGAAGGGCTTCGAACCCTCAACCTTCTGATTGCAAATCAGATGCACGTCCTCTTGTGCTTCAACCCCAAATGGCGGGAGAGGGAGTCGAACCCTCGTCTTGGGCTTATGAGACCCAGCTGGAACCACCTCCAGTCTACCCCGCAATATATTTTCCATAAAAAAAGGGACCAGAAAATTAATCCTGATCCCTTTTTGTATATTGTATGTTACTTACTTCAATACATAAAGAGACCAGGTGACGTATCATCGCCTCCGGCTACTATTGTAATATTGATATTGGTAATAATTTGTTTCACTTTACTTTTTATTGAATGACAAATGTACATTAAGTTTTATTACTAAGCAACAATTAATCAATAATATCTTTTTGCTTGTAATGCTATATCTATTTTAGCCCAGTTTACATAGTCTCTCCCTGTCGGGTTTTTGATCAATGGGCAACATATAGATGCATCATCGATATAAATGTGACAATAAGCTTTAGGACTTGTAGTCCATGTGTACTGTGTCGGATTTGTTTGGATCCCAAATAAATGAATTTCTCTGTCCTTAAACCAATTCACTGCTTGAGCTAGATAGTCTCCTGACTCAGTTATGATCTGAGGATCTTCTGATTCTGGATTGACTATATTTGATCTCATGGTAAATAAAATCAAATTATGTCCATTGGCTACTAACTTTTTAAGAGTCTTTACTGCTCCTGGAACGTCCGCTCCGACTTTAGGAAATTCATGTATCACACATGTTCCATCAAAATCTACCCCTACGTATCTATTTTCTTGCATCATTGAATAAGCTATTTATTTTTAAATCATTATATCTCTTCTGTCCATCAGTGAAGTAATCTATATCTTTTTCACAAACTACTAAAGTTAGATTCATATTATCGATTACATTAAGTTTATTGACAGCTAGAGCTAAACTCATGCTTCCTCCATGGGTGTCTAAGATCTTCTCTCCTGGCTTTGCATATTCCATTAGTAGCCATTCGTACAACTTAACTGGCTTTTGAGTAGGGTGTATTCTCTTTTCGTTGAGTTTCTTGTTCCCTTGCTGCTTTAGTGCCTTTACTCTATCTTTTCCACAGTATACTCCTTGCATCATTCCAGAGAACATGTAGTAAACGATGTCCATTCTGTTGCTAAAGCTTTGGTAGGCGATCTCACATCCATATTGGTCCGCGCCATTTGCTACTATCTTATCCCAGACTATTCTGCCGCCAACAAGATTAGGATAGTAGTTTGCACCCCAGATTATTTGATTCTTACTTACTCTAAATAATTCGTCAAAGTACTCTGGTGGACTTCTCTGATCATCCCAATCTTTATGTTTGTATTTCGCTTGTTTTACTGGTCTATATGTTCCATTTGGTTGTTGAGCCCGACCTGATTTTGTAGAAGGCTTACTAGCACCTATTCCATATTCAAGATCTGGCATGGCTAAGTCGAAAAAGTTATCTCCGAGATCACGCATGAAATCCATGTTGTCAGTATGTAGAAGAAGTATACTCATTACAGCGCAGTACCAAGAAGTTGAGCCCCGGATTCAGAAGTATCCTTAGACATAACATATTGTTTTTCTCCTTCATCATCCCAAACACGATTAGAACAATCTGAACAGTATGTTTTCCCTTCTTCAGTAATAGACCATTCTCCTGCTTCTAAGATATCATCTTTTATTGCAGATTTCTCACTTAAAGCTACACATCCACTCCAAAGCTCATAGTTCTCTTTGCAGATATCACAAGATGCACACCACATTTTTACTTCTTCTATCATAATTTTTTTATTTTCGAATAACCATCCGCTATCGGACTCCCTACCGATACCTGCTCCTTGGTGATCACCTTACTTTGGACGAGCTACGGATGATTGTTCTTCTCTTAATTAAATCCTAAATCAACTACTCTAGTACTCGGCGCTATCTCTTTCCAATTTCCTAATAATACTTCTGCAGGAGGCAAATCTAGTAAGCTTGCTAAATCTATATAGGTGTCATAACATGAAGTAACATATAAATCTTTGAAATAACCCATTATAGCCATATGGTCCTGCAGAGAGATGTTTCTTAGTCTTAGATTTAAAGAACTGTCATCAATGGTCGACATTAGAATCCAGTAGTCTCCATGGTAACTATCAGGTTGAATAACTACACTGGTTGACTTTCCTCTATACTCAAATGTATTTGGATTAGCATTGAGAAGGATCTTATGAGTATGAATGCCGACATCATCAGTATAATAGATCCAATGATTCTTGTATAAATCTGGAATAGGCTGATTATGTCTGTATTCCCAATCTTTGATGTACTTAATCATTATTAAACCGTTTTAACTCTCCACAATTTTGTGCATATTTAATAACTCCTTCCAATACATCTTTAGTCATTGATTCAATGTCATCATCAGTCATGTCTACACCCAATATTGGACCTTGAACTTTAACTGAAATACTTTGAATTTGACCTATTTTTACGAATCCACATTTGTGAGGACAGTTAAATACAGAAACTATGATGTTTTTGTCTTTACCTTCTAATGGCATTTTTACGTGTAAGTAACGTGGATCATTTGGTAATTGATAAGGATTATATTTCTCTTTCAGTGCTTCAAGCACAGCATAATAAGCCTTTTTTCTGCCTGGCATTATGTTTCCTGATAAATCTAAAGATTCCTTTAGAAGAGTTATCTCCTTATCATTCAAATCATTCATGTTGTCGCATACATCCTTAATTGCTTCTCTTATTTCCATTATTGTGTATTTGAGGCCAGAGCAGGACTCGAACCTGCAACACATCTTATATCGCTAGAAAATAAAGGTGTCTTAAAAATAAGAAGGATACTCCTAAAAAGTACTGCGTCTACCAATTCCGCCACCTGGCCTTAGATTTTAAAAATCGTCAGGGGACGATCAATATCCTTCAGAGTCCCCTGACTTTATATGGTACTATGCTTTTACAAGTATTTATGCTGACAATATAAAGAATCGCTCTACCCCTAAGCTACCCGACCTTGATTGTTTTTTAGAGGTCGGGATGGGATTCGAACCCATGACCTATTCCTTTAGTTTACTTGTAGCCTTTCCCATGTATAATCCTGATGCTAAAGCTATTACCTCAACATTAAATCTAATATCTAGCATTTAATGAATCTGAACGTAATGCTTATGCTTCAGGTAATTTACTTTTTATGCAAATATGCAAACAAACTGTCAGCAGTAATGCTTGACTTTACACTTTCTACTTCATTAGCTTCTTTCAAAGCCTGAATAACAGCAACTCTAAGCTTAGATATTCTTGACAATACCTCTGCTTTTTCTCTTTGAGAAAAAGCTCCAGTAAATATTTGACGAGAACCCTCACCTAATGTAACAGTAGTTGTTTTTTGAGCAACTTTAGGAGTATAGCTAGCTCCATCAATCTTAGAAATATTTGGATCTTCTAAGATGTAATCGACTTTTTCAGTTGTTTTATTCTCAGTACGAACTAATGGGTTTTCATAGATGCCTTTTCTTCCTTCATAAGACTCTTCTACAGTAGGATTCCACTCAACAGCATCTGATCTAACTGGTATGCTTGAATACATACTCTTAAATTCAGGTGAGTCAATCAAAGATTTTAATCTAAGTAATTCTAAAGTAGACAAATCCTTCCACTTAATGTCATCAAAAATCAAATCAGCTTTAGCTGCGCCAGAAGCATTAGTAGCTTCTTGATCAAAAAGACTATCTATATAATCCTTAGAACTTAAAGAAAAGTAATCTAATTTTTCATCAACAGTAGTAACCACTAATTGATTGCTTCTAAGTTTTGGGTCATCTACAGTTTGATCTTTTGGCTCATAAGTTTTCTTTTCACCAAAAAAAGCACCTTGATTTTTAGTGAAAAACTTAATGTAATTTTGAAGTGCTCTTTTAAATTCCTGACCAAGAGCATCGGTCTTTGCTAATAATACATTTAATTTTACATTCATTATAATTCAATTTTGAATCAAATGTAAACAAAATATTTTTTAATTAAGCAATAAATAAATATTTTTTTAAAAATAGCTGACATCGGTATTAACGATATCAGCTATATAGCGGTAAGTGAGAGGATCGAACTCTCAAGGCCTTTCAGCTCGCCATGTTTCAAATATGGTTCCGTCGCCTGCCATCGGATTGACCTACCATGTTGCAGAAGGAGAGGGATTCGAACCCTCGCTACCAATTAAAGTAGACCTCAGATTAGCAGTCTGGTACTATTACCAACTCAGTCACCCTTCTATAGTGGGAATAGATGGAGTCGAACCACCCGAGTCATTATAACAACAGATTTACAGTCTGTCCCGCTACCCCTACGGTATATACTCCCATTGTACACACGATCGGACTTGAACCGATAATCAACGCATTTTAAGTACGTCGGCGTTGCCATTTAGCCTACGTGTGCTAAAAGTACCGAAGGTGGGACTCGAACCCACAAAGGTGTCACTTTCTAAAAGTGTGCAGTATGCCTAATTCCCACTTAACCCACTTCGGCAAATAAAAAAAGCCCATTGCGATATTTCACGCAATGGGCTTTTGTAGTTCTTAACTTATTTCTACATCAATACCGGTTGCGTTCGTCGTTAGACAAATAGAGCAGACTCGATAATGATGATGTATTTTTCATTGTATTATTTGTAACCCGTGAGATAATCGAAATCTCCGCTTCACCTTGAAAAGATGACGTCCTGACCACTAGACCAACGGGCCTAGGTTCCTCAATTTCTATGTTAATATTGTTTCTCACAGTGCAAATGTACTATAAAATATTGATTCGTTCCCAATCCCACTCAATTAATTCGTCACTGTTATCTCCTTCGATGTAAATTCCTCTATGTGTAACCTTCTTGGCTTCAAGCTCAGTGTCATCAAAAATAAACTTGTCTCCTGCTATCAGATCATAGATGTTATAGATGATTCTAGTACCATCCTTCATCTGTTTTCTAGCTGATTTCGCTTTTTCATCTGCTAATTCATTGCCCGGATTGCCATTATGTGATCTTACCCACTTGACATATAGCTTTTTATCTAGTATTCTGGCTAAGTTGATCATTCGTTCCCAAAGGTGCCTAGCAAAGACTCTCTCTCCATTGCTTTTCATCCATCGATTGTGCTCCCAGGTGTACATCCACCTAGCGACTCCTAATGCTACATACTTATTGTCTGTGTAAATTACTGCCTTTCTAAATGACTTGGTATTCTCTACTAGATACTGCAAACTGGCTAATACTGCTCTGACTTCTAACTCAGCACTGTTGCCTTCTCCATTTCCAAGATTGATTTTTGGGTCATTTCCATCTTCATAGATTACTGAAGCCCATCCTCCAAGACCACCTTTGCCCAAACCTGAGCCATCGGTGTAAATTGTTGTGTCATAATTCATTCTCAAATCTACGAAAAAAATAAATTATTTTTATTAATAGTATCACTTTCTTCGTAGATGAGTTGAATTACTCCTTTTTTGATGTTTCTGATTTTGACTGAAAATTCGCTGATACTAATTCCTCGAGATGAGCAAAACTCTATCGCAGGATCTTCTACTTTGTGTCGGGGGATGCTTTGGTTGAAGTAATCAGACAATAGATCAAATTCTTCTGGATATAGTTCTTTTATAATTTTTTCTAAGGTCGTGGACATTTTAGTAGAAGTCTCCGTTCATTAATCTTCTTGGTGACCAGTGACTTAATCCCATTACTGTTAATGGCCTAATGATCCTTGATAGTCTGGCTATCAAAAAGTCTTCGTCTACATGAGTTTCTGCTTCTTTTCTATGCCATTCTTTGACTGTCACTCCTTTTGGAAATGGAGTGAGGTTTTTCATTTGATCAGTAACTAAAGGTGGCCATTCAGCGTAAGACTTGACTTTAGCGGCACCAAAATACTTGTAGATTGGCTTTAGTTCTTCTGCGTTTTCTAATTCCCAGGCTTGAACAGCTTCCATAGCTGATGTTGTCAAGTAGCTATTGTTGTTTGTACAGAATGAGTAATATTTAACTTCTAACATTTTAGTTCATTGTTGCTTTTATGAATATCATACCTATATCAACATTAAAGAACAGTTTTTTATTTGAGCACTGCTCTAAAACCTTATAATAGATTCCTTCCTGGTCTTTATACTGTTTTTCTGCTCTCTCGTTGATAACACCGTGTATTATGGCTACTTTGTCATACATATCTAAAGACTTACACACCCTACATAGCCTATGTAGTGCTTCCATTTTGTACTTAGAAACAAGACTAGCAAAGAACTCGTTTTTCAAATAAACAATCTCTACTTTCGGTAATTGACTGTATATCAATCTATCTTCTTCAGACTTAAACTTATCTTTTCTTTTATCAGACATGATCTGCTCTTAGTATTTCCATCAACAAGGTACGGTTTATTCCATATTTATACTCAGAAATATTAGATAAATCTTTAATGCATCTTCTAAGTTTTTTGTCTACAGAGTTAAAAGAAAGTTCTGGAATCCCTGGATCGATACTACTCCAATGCTTTACATCTTGGTTCTGAGAAATCAATAAAGCATTTAATCCAATTGATAATGCTAGTAGTTTTCTATTGAATGCCAATTGGACAAATTCTGTCTTGTCTTCTTCTGTCGAAACACCAGGTATAGCTACTTGGCCATCAAATATTGGTTTTTTGATTTTAATAGCATACTTTAGGAATTCAAGTATTTTATTGAAGTAGATCTGAGAGATAAACATTTGCCTATGCTTTCTCATCTCGTAATAGCATGCATGCATATCATGTGCATACTGGGTATCGACAAAGAGAGATTGGACTGTGTTGATATCACCTATGCTTAGCATTTCATAGAAAGTATAAGTATTATGATTTATTGAATGCTCGTTGTTTGGATCATTTTGGAGCTCGCCGATATCCATCAGTATGATATCTTCTACTGGCTCTAGGTAGACTTTGATTCTAAGGTTACTCATGAGATCGTCGAATCCCATTGGTTCTGTACCTGTAATTACATCAAATAGTAGTTTGTACTGTTCCATTAGTCGTCTGGTTTTTTACTTTGTGTTTACATTTGCCACACTGCTTATGGCATATCGGCCTTCCTGTTTTCTGCTTCGCACAGTAGAATGTAGGAGTATTCTTTGATGAATGTTTCATAGTTTGTTTCTTTTTCAGAACATGAATCGATTATGTTTTGAAACTCATGGAAAAAAGATAATCTCTTATATTCTCCTTTAACCATTCCGCTGATTGTCTTAGTCTTTATTTCTATAACAAATAAATCAGCAAGAGGCTTGTAAATGGCATATTGGATATTAGCAAAATCCATTTCAGTCCAATCGATTAATATCGAATTACTTATTTCAATTGGTTGATAATATTCTAAAACTTCTTTGTAGTCTTTCTTGTAGTTCTTTTCTCCATTTTCGAATAGATCAGTTAAGTACAATCCATCAGGTGCTACATAGTCTACTTTTACTAAGTCAGAACTATCTTTCTTTTTTATGAAGTTACCTCTTCTTAAATTATGTCTCCAGTCCATGTTTTATTTATTAAAATATTTTTTATATACGTATCTTATTACAAAGATTATATTTATCTTTGTTTCATGTCGCATTATGTGGACTATATAAAGGTTTGCCCTTTAGATAGAGACACTGGGAGGACAAGCAAGTAGAGAAGCAGTAGCTTTAGTATTTACCTCAATAGTACTACTCTCTTCCTCGACTAAAGAAGAGCACCCGCTCTTCTTTTTTTTATTCACTCTTTTAGAATCTAATGGTATGTTGTAAATAGACCATGCCTTTTGATACATACTAAAGTAGATATTGAAACCATTCTTGGTTTTATACTTACGATATTTGTATTCAAGACAAGGATTGGCCTTCATTACTTCATTTAGGTTACCACCAAATATTTCATTTACTTCTTTCGAATCACATTTGAACAAAAGTATCTTCTTAATCACTAAAGAAGGATGTAAGTAATTCCACGAAGTTGATTTGCTTAGTTTGACACATTGCGATATCTTAGAGAGAGAGGCCCCAATGTCACAAGTCTTATAGACATGTTCTGTAACATCTAGTTTTTCAATACCGAACCTATTAAAGGTACTGGCATCATTCCTAACATATTTTTTATTCGCAAAAGCCCACCTATAGCGTCTCTGTACTATCGTGGCAGCCTGCTGTAGAATTTGAGTCATAAAAGCTTTGTAGCTCTTTATGTGCTTCTTATAAAGCCTCACTCTAGTCCTTCCAACGTGCTTGAAAATTTTATTTTTACCAAAGACTATAACATTGTCTTTAGAAATTTTAACTAATTGTAATTTCTCTAATTTGTCGATAGCTCTATAGCATTGTGATCTACTAAGATTTGTAGTCTTGCTAAACTCTCGAACTAATACACTTCTTTTTTCCCAACCTTTACCTGCTGTTAGGTAACTCAATACATTATAATACCAAAACTCCTTCGATAGATCTCTACCGAAAAAGTGAACTGCAGTGCTCATATCTACTAGAGCTACATGCTGAATATTATTGTGTTGGTTATCTTGCTGCAAAGTGATTTATCATAAGTTTTGATTCTTTTAATCTGATTGGGAGCGGAAGGTACATCTTTTTATCTCTTTTCGGTTTCTTCAGCTTCATATTTTTGCTCGGAACATGGGAAATATACATCCCGATTGTTTTTATACCATCGTCCAATAGGAAATTTGCATAGCAACTCATCTTCATTGAATAGTAGTTTGCCTTAGAGTCCGCAATGTAAGAAAAAGGTGCCGGCCATACCTGGCTCTTGTCGAAAGTACTGAAGCTTAGCTTAGCATCTGTCTTATAATCTCCAATAGTAGCTAAGAATTGGCTACCGGTCCAATACAACCATAAAATATCTGCCTGCCCTGCCAACCTATTAGCATGATCAACACACAAAGCTTCCAGAACTACTACATTTTCCCTGTAATTCTTCTTTATGAAGTCAATCACATACTTGTTGTCATACCCAGGTCCTGTAGGCCTGACTATCACTCTGTACCTACAATTGTCAAATGGATTAAAGACAAATTCATCCTTAGCAATGAAATCCTCACAAACAAAATGTATAGCGGTACCATCAGATGATGTAGATTCACCTCTTTGAGCCCATTCAACAACATAAGCAGCTCCTTTCTCTTCTATTTCCTTAATCTCTTCAGCTGTATGCCTTTGCTCAGCTAACCTAATCATTATCTCTAGTATATCATCATTAGCCCAATGCCCAGATATCTTCTTAGCTTCTTGCCAAAGATCTTCATTGAAATTACGATAAGCTTTCATTATAGCAGTATCAGGATTGAACTTCTTTTTGTACTTGTTAGTAATTCTACTCACAGAAGTTAATAAACCAATATCATCTTGATAGATGTGTCCTTCGTCAGTAAATAATATTGGTCCTTTTGTCATTGTGTTTGTTGTTATGCAAATTTATCATATATTTGCAATAATAATAAAATTTTTTTTAATGGAAAACGGCGAAGTTAAAAATATACCTATATCAACAAACTCTTTAGAAGAGTTTGTAAAGTGGGGTGTCGGTATCTATTCTTTGGTTCTAATTAATACAGAAAGATCATTTGTTAAATTAGAGAGAGAGATATTCGAGCACATGATCATCAATCAGCTTGAACACGGCATACCTAAAGATAAAACTGAAATGGAAATTTTAGCGAATCGATTAGTTGTTAGTAAAGTCACGAAATCTAGTGCCAGTTTCTTTACAACTCTTACCACTATGTATAAAAAGGGATTCATTCATAAATGTAAATCTGAAGGATATGCTAAAGTAGATCCAGAATTTCTGAAGGGATTACGGTCTGCTGATATTTTCTTTAACATTAAACTTGAAGGGAATGCCAAAAACATACTACAAGGAAACACTGTGGATCAAGGTGTTTAATGAGGCCTATGAGATTCTTAAAGAAGATCCAAGGTTTAATCAAAAATGTAATGCAGTTGATGTTAGAAAGTTTTATTCTTATTACTTTCGGTATTGTAGAACATGCATGAATACATTTCTGTTTCCAATAATTCACATTCCCGGATTAATGAAGATAGAACCAAGCGTGGCAAAGCTCAAAAAATTGCTGCGAAAAATATTCAAAGGTCAAAAAAGAATAGGGAATAAAACAGAAGAAGAGTACAACAAGCATTTTTACCGAATATATGAAGCATATGTAAGAGGTAAATTTGGAACATATAACGAAAAATATTTATCTAAAAGATTTAAGTCAAATGAAAGAATCCGTTTTAAAGAAACTCAGTTTATTGGAAGAGGCAAGATTGCAAGCACTTCGAAGTTTTTTCGAAGAATATCCAAAACTTTCAGAGAGAGAGGAATCGATCTTGAATACGCAGACTCTAAAATCAAACACAGCCGTCATAGAGATTTGCTATTACAAAGACCCAAGCATGGAGAAGATAATGAATCTTCAGGATTCTTTGCGAAACAAGTTAGACGATCTGTACAAGATAATCCCTTACGGCTACGTCCATCACGCAGGACCTGATTTTGGTTATACAGTCAAGAACAATATTAGCTTAATTGGTGAAGGACCATATTCAACTGTTCTTCCTGAAGAACAGTTTATTTCAGTAAAATCAGGAACTTATGTTCAGTTCCAAGACTACTACATGAAGAGCATAAAGAACCCTGGATTCGCTCACTTCATGAATAATTCTCACTCAGAGTCAAACATGACTAAAGTATCAGGTCAGCCAAACTTCTGGCACCATAAATACTTTGAATTCTTTGGAGACATGATTAAATTTATTGACCCAATTAAAAAGCCAGTAGCACACGATTTCTTTAAAATCGAAGTTACAACTGATTTAGTCTCATCTTTCATCGAAGATCTAGATGGATTTAAATTAGCGATAGGATGCAAATAGCATTGATCATAGTGGTAGTACTTTATTCTATAGGAGCAGGATTAGCTGTTTCTAAGAACTCTCAAATGAAAAGGAATGACTACAAAGGTATTCCTTGGATACAGTGCTTTAGTCCTATCAAAATGCTTAGCTTTTGCGTAGGCATGATGGCCGCCAAGTTCAAAGATGAATCGATCGATAACTTTTTTGCAAAAAAGAAAGTCTCTTTAATAACTGGTCGATTATTTTTGAATCCATTTAATCTATTTGTTCCTGACTTTATAATTGAACAATTCTGGAACAGATGGAACACTTTCCCTTGTAGATTTGAATGTGCTAAAACAACTGACTCTAAGTGTATTGAAAATACTAAATGCGCCTGCAGTGGTAGAGGATTATTATTTAGTCCATTTGAATCATGCCCAACCCAAAAATATGTTAAATTCTTTTGGAGAAAATCTAAATGGATAGAATATAAAAAATTAAATAATTTACAAAACTTATAAATTTTAAATTTAAAATGAGCAATTTTAATCGAGAAGTATTTAACAAGATTAGAGAAACAATTCCTCAGTATTTAGAGGTTGAAACAGAAGCAGGAGTTGACAAAGAAACAACTATTCGAATTCCATTTGATGTTGGTCAGCAAATCCAAACTGCCGTATTTCTTTGTGGATGCACAGATGTAAGGTTTGAAGCTGCATTTGAGAACCCAGACAAGCCAAGGGAATGTACTGGATATTTACTCAAGTTTGTTTATAAGCCAAAGAAAGTTCAAGATTGGGGGCAAGCTAAAAATACTCATCTAGGACAAGTTGTAGAAGCCTACATTCTTGGTGATGATGGACAACCTGCTAATCGAAACATAGGAAAAGGTGTGACTGTTTCAATCGTAAACACAGTAAAAGCTCGTTATAACTTTAAGCTGTTAGCGATTACGTCAAACCCAGCACTATTGAATGAGACTTAGAACATTATCAGGAAAAGAAGTATTACACTGTTTTAGAGATTGCAAGGTGATGGATATCCAGAAGCCACCTTGCAATCTTTGTGTTTCAAAGATGGAGAAGTCACTTAGTAAAAGGAATATCTCTATAACCGAGACAAAACACGTCTTAGAACCACAAGAAGAGAGGATGAATATGACATTTGATCAACTCTGGTGGGCCAATGGTCCAACACCTTGCAGAATACCAGGTTATAAGCCCGTATTAAAAAGGCAAGAATAAAGTCCTTTTTTTAATTAATATAGAAAAATATTTAAAAAAATAATAAAAGAACTCAGTGAAGATAAATAAGTCATATAAATACAGAATTTATCCAAATGTAAAGCAAAAGATACTTATTGCTAAGACATTTGGCTGTGTGCGTATGTACTGGAATTTATCTGTTGCTGAGTTTAATAAGCATTCTATTGAGTATAATCCTAAATATTTAACAGCTAAGCAGTTTAGGGATGAATATGAATTTCCTAAAGAAGTAAGTCATGGAGCTATACAACAAAAAAAGAGAGATTTTGAAAAGGCAAAGGCTCAATATTTTAATAAAAAAAGAAAGAAGAGTTTAGGTAGAATGAAATTTAAGTCTAGGCATAAAAGTAAAGACTCTTTCAGGATGACTAATAATAAGTTTAAGTTTAAAAAAGGTAAATTAAAAATAGAAAAACTAGGATTGATTAAATTTGACAATCATAGACCACTGCCGGAAGATTGTAAATTAATGTCTGTCACTGTATCGAAAGATAGATGTGGGGATTATTTTGCTTCAATAAACTTTGAATTAGAGATACAAGCTAAGAAGAAAGTAATTAATGATAATGTAGGAATAGATTTAGGACTGAGTAGTATAGCTACACTTTCGAATGGGATGCAGTTTGGGAATCCAAAAAGATTTAGAGAAAGCCAATCTAAATTAAAGAGAGCACAACAGCATTTAAGTAGGAAGAAAAAAGGTAGCGGTAGGTACTTGAAGCAGAAGCTAAAAGTAGCTAAGATTCATCGTAAGATATCAAGGCAGAGGGAGTGGCATTTGCATAACATTAGTCGATACATTGTTGACAACTTCAATGAAATCGGGATGGAAGATTTGAATGTTCAGGGAATGATGAAGAACAGGAAACTGGCTAAGTCATTAGCAGACTCTTCTATGTCGATGTTGAAAACGATGATTCAGTATAAGCAAAAAGAGTATGGCAAAGAAGTTGTTCAGATTGGTAGATTTGAGGCTTCAACGAAAGAGTGCCATGTTTGCAAGCACACGCAGGATATGAAGTTAAGCGACCGAATTTTTGAGTGTGGGAATTGTGGATTAACTATGGATAGAGATGTCCAAGCTGCAAGAGTAATTAGAAACAAGTCCGTAGGAGTTAATGCGGACTATAATCGAACGAGGAGCAATAGTAAGACTTTACATCCACTTGTGGTTGTAAAGCGAATTGCATAGATCCGTTTAGAGTAAATTAGAAAAATATTTTTCTGAAAAATTTATAACTATGATTTACGTTGGAATAGATCCAGATGTTGATAAGAATGGAGTAGCTTTTTGGAACAGCAAAACAAAAGAGCTAGAATTATCTTGTGAATCATTTTTCTCATTGTTTGACTTGCTTCAATCTCGTCAAGTCGACAAAGTTATAATTGAAGCAGGGTGGCTAAATAAGTCTAATTTTCACTTAATTCCAGGAATGACTAAATCCTCTGCAGCAGAAACGGGTAGAAGAGTTGGTCGGAATCATGAAGCAGGAATGAAGATTGTTGAGATGTGTGAGTATTTAAAGTTACCAAATCAAATCAAAAAACCTGAAAAGTCTAAAGTCAATCATAAAAAATTTGTATGGATGACAAAATACACTGGAGGACGTACTAATCAAGAAAAAAGAGATGCAGCAATGTTAGTTTATGGATTATGAATGAAGACTTTAAATCAGAAGAAATACTCCCAAGGTCTATAGTAGGCAATGTCCATACTGACGACTTTTTTGAAAAGAATCCAGAATTCTTATTGTTAGACTTTTGCATTATTCAAATCGATATGAAAGGTCGAGAGGAAGCCAGTAAGATGATGTGGACTCTCTTTTTGATATACGACCCTAGAACTTGGAACTACGAAAGAAAGACTCAGGCCGAAAGGATTAAGATTGTTACAGCTAACTATAATCCAGATTTTAAGTTAGAAGATGCAGAGATCTACAAAGAATTTTATAGAGATTATGTTCTAGTAGATGATGATGTTAAGTTGTATTCTATTTTGTATGAAGAATTCTATAACAATGTTGCAGTTAGAGGGAAAAATGGGAATTTGGATATTAAGAATAAAGCTGCTGATAAAAAAGCGTTAGATGAGTTAAAGAATATTGTAACTCACAAATTTAATAAGACTAGAAGAGTCGCGACACAAGGAGTCAAGCAAAGAGGTGGAGCTAAATCATTAAGAAGTAAGATTTAATGAGTATAACCAAAATAGAAAAGGTTAAACTCTATGATATTGAAATTTGCAACTTAGACGATTTCATAAATCATACGCATCCAGAAATAAATGGATATTATGATGAAGAGAAATATATAGACTACTGGAAACCTGAATTACGAAAGGTTTTAGAGGGAGTTTGGGGTCACGATTATAATGAGGAAAAAGATAGAGGGGGATATCGATTTATGACCGGTAGCCTCTATTTTTTTGCAAACTACTTTGGAATGGAGAGAGATCATCCAAACCCAAGTAGACCAAGATATACTGGACTTCCAAAACTAACAACAAAAGATTGGTACATTGATTACGCTTTAGCCGAAATGGATGGCTTTAGTGGTTTCGAAGGTGATAAGAATATCACTTGCCATAAAATGATTGAGAAATTAGAGTTAGGTATACCGTTGACTCATTTCGAGATCGGATACATGAAACAAATAGAGCATAACCTCAAAAAAGAGGATGGCACCTATAAGAAGTACATGAATCCCCAAGAGTACCTATGGCAGCACTTTGATAAGCCCATGGGAAAGGCTTTATATGAGTCAGAGAAGATGAACATACTTCTATTGACATCAAGAAGGATGGGTAAGTCGTATCACGTAATATCTCGAGCACTGAGAGGATTTGTTCTTCAAGGAGCAAGATCACTTGATGACTATAGAGAGGCTAATACAAAATTCACTTGTGTTTTCGGTGCATTCTCAGATACTCACACAAAAGAGAATTACAGTAAATTCTTCGCAGCACATGATTTCTTAGATACAATAGGATCATACCAAGTTGATGAGTTTGATGACAAACCAGGAGATCTCGACGGAAGTGGCTTCTTTTGGGCTCCATACAGCGGAGAACAAAAGCAAGGTGGACTAATTACCGATTCTCTTAAAGAAATAGGAGGTAAGAAGACACTAGAAGGAAGGAGTAAGATGTCTAGGGTTTCTTACAACAAGAAAAGTACTGCAGCAGTAGGATTTGCTGCCAATCTATACATTGGTGAAGAGGTCGGTACCTGGGCAAGGTTCACTCCGATTCATAATGCAAATGAGAATGCAACAAAGGTAGATTTCAAGTTTGGTAGTAGTATCTATATCGGTACGGGTGGTGAGATAAAATACTCTCAGAATGTTAGGAAAGCTTTCCATAACCCAGAATCTTTTGGAGGTGTTATCTTTAAGAATGTTTGGAAGACAGGTGGAAAGGGAACCAGTTGTTTTATTCCTACATACTATCACAAGCTAAGTTATTATGATGAGCTTGGTAATCATAAATTAGATGCAGCATTTGAAGATGCGATGTCTGAGAGAGAGAAGAAAGAGAAAATAGGAGGAAGTGAATTCACTGATCACATTGCTGATCACCCAATGATTTATGATGATATCTTCATGCAGTCAAGCAGAGGATATCTTCCAATTGCTCGTTCTTCTGCAAAGCTATCAACAATCGAAGCTGTTAATTTCTCAGAAAGAGGAATTCAAAAAGGTAGATTTATTTGGCCAGATACAAATAAAAAGATTGTCCATTTTGAAAGAGATAATAAGCTTATTCCTTTTCTAAACAGAAAAGACATAGAAAATGCTAAAGATTCGGGAGATAAGTTTGGAGCTCACCTACTTTATTCGCCGCCAGAACCAGGAGACTTATGTGCGACAATATATGATCCAACAGACCATGATCAAGGAACATCGATGAATTGTGTTTTTACATTCAGATTTAATGCTACCTATTCTGATCTTAAAATGGGAATGCTTGCTGAATGGATTGGCAGGACCGGAAGTACTAAGAAAGATGATTTCGAGGCAATCAAGCAGACCTTATATTTCGAATCATTACTTTGTGGAGAGCTTAACAATCCTCACTTAGACAGCACATTAGAAGAAAAGGGTTTGTTTGACATAGCGCATCCAAGTCCTGAAGATGCTGTTAGAACTTTCCACCATGGATTTAAAAATAAGTACTGGCATGGCCTCCATAAGTTAGCGCATTTCAACATTAAAATGGAGAAATTAACAGGGGAATGGTTGAAAACAAAAATCGGTGAACGAAAAACTCATAGCGGAAAATATGTAGATATACAAATAATAGACGTTATAGAGAGTGAAATGTTTCATAATGATATCGTGTATTATAATGATAACGATAACTTTGATATGGCAATGTGCATATTTATACTTGCAACAGTAGCAAAACAATATGAAATAGAAAGTCTGAGAAATGACGATCCGATATCTAAAAATGAAGCTTGGGACCAAGTTGTAGATGCATATAATTCAGGTGAAGTTTACGATAACTTAAATGATCTTCTTTGGGTTTAGCCAAATAGCATAATGAGTAAAGATTTTATAGACAGAAAAAAAGCGCAGGAAAAAGATGATGGCATGGAGCCAAATCTATGGAAAGCGGTTTATACAGAGAATGAGAAGAAAAGAGGAAACTATGCTATTCCAAGAGCAATAGTAGATATGCTTCGTAATCTTCAAGTTGATAGCCAGACTTACGAGAGAGAAATGGAGAACTTGGAGCTGTCTTATGGTCAATGGACCAGATTAAAGAAAGCTCAGACAGGAACAACAATCAAGACTCAAGATAAAGGGAATGTGCAATATGGTACCAAAAGAGTCAATCATTATGGTGGTATAGAGACAATTGTTAGCGGTAAAGCAAGTGATATTCTAAGTCAAGGGTTGAGATGGGATGTAAGAGATTGGAGTAGAGATGCGATCGTATTTCATCAGGAACAGCAAATTGTCAATGTAAAAAGATTCCTAAGTGCTGTTCATGTAAAACCAAAACTTGATAAAGTAAGAGCTCAAGTAAATTCTGAACTAGGACTAAAGACTGGATTGGATAACGTTGACGAGGAAGTATTCAGAGAAAGAGAAAGAATGGTCAATCAAAGGATTGATGAGTTAATAGATCCTAGCATCAAAAAGGCATTAAACTCAAATAAGACTCCGACTCAGCGTCTTATGAAGAAGTTACTGGAAATATCATTAGATAGATTTGATTTCGAATATGAACTTCAGAAAAAAGCAATAGCTAGTATTGCAAACTACAAAATGTTCTTTAGAAGAAGATTCCTTCATAATAAAGTAGAATTTGAAGCTTTAGATGAAATAAATTCAGTCTATAGATTGAGTAATCGGAGCGAATTTATGGAGGACGGTTTGATGTTTAAAAACAGAAGATATCTTAGTCCAATAGAATTGATAGCAGAAAATGTAGGTTTACTTACAGCAGCGAACATAAAATCATGGGATGAATGTCTGGTCAAGATCCCTGACGGCATTCATCAAACCATGGTAGGAGGAATAGATAGTAGTCATTTTGGGAATACTCCAGTAGAAATGATCAATCCGGATGTTACTTTTGATATTCCTAATAAAGAAGTTCAAGTCCATGGAGGTTACAAAAATCAAGTAGGTGGAGTAACTTATGTTCCTAATTTAATGGAAAAACTGACAAATGCTTTTTATAATAATAAGAAAGCATATTGTATTGACTATTGTACGTGGAGATGGAGCACACCGGCATACCTGGTAGGTAGAGAGACTGAGAACGGTGAAATTCAAGAAGTGATACGAGGGGGACATTACAGAAAGAGTCCGGCTAATGGAGATATTTACACTAAAAAGATAGTATTACCAATGACTTGGGAGTGTGATGCTGATAGTGCAGGTAATTACTTAGGTCTTGGTCCAGTAGAAAATCAGTACTTAGACCCATTTGATTATCAAAACCCAGTACTAGGAGTATTCGGAGCCGTTTTTAATTCCGATAATGGTAGAATTAAAAACATCAGTGAAGTAGAATTAGCCAAGGTCCATCAGCTGAGAAAAAATACAATCACAGAAAAAGTGCATGATAATATCGTAAAAGATAGAGGCCAGGTGTTATTTATTGATGATCGTATTATTGAGAGCAAGTACAATGGAGGATTAGAGAATTTCTTGAACATGTTAATGAATCAAGAGATTATATTATACAGTAAAGATGCTACCAATCGTAAAGGATATGATTATTCTGACGTAAGAGTTTTAGATCTTAGCAAGAGAGCAGATATCAATAGTGGATTGGCAGCGATCGCATTTTTTGATGATAACATAAGAAGGCAGCTAAGAACAACTGGTGCTCGAGAAGGTGAATTGAATTCATATACTGGGCAGGCAAGACTTCAAGTTGGCCTCGATAATGTAAATCGACAGAACTACAAACTGTTTTGGTTCTGGAATAAAGTGAAAGAAAGAATGCTTAATGCTTTGATGCATGGAGCACTTCATAAATACAATGATCACGATGAAATATTAAAGGCATATTTAGATGATGAGTTATATGCTCACATGAAAAACAACATGCCTTCAATTAAAGGAAGTGTTATAAAAGCTAAGATTATTGATACCTTAGCTGAACTGCAAGATCTCAAAGAACTTAAAAATTATTTAAAGAATTATGCAGCTACCGATGGAGATATTGCGTTCATATCTAAAGCCAATAAAGCTAAAACGACTACAGAGGTAGTAGAAATGGCTGAAGAACTTACTGAAAGAACAAGAGCAGACAGACAGAAAAATGCTCAAATAGAAGCAGAAGGTCGGAAGGCAGAAGCAGATAGAGTTGCAGAAGTTCAGAAGCGAGCTCAGGATATGGAGTATGGTTATAGGTATGATCAACTTGAAAATTCTAGGAAGAATACATTGATCAATTCAATGATAATGGCAAACGCTAGAGATAGTGATAGAGATGGTGTTCCTGATGATATCACTAAGAATAGAGAAACTTGGGCATTTAAAAACAAATTATTAGATAAAGAAATAGCAGGTAAAAGGCTAATGCAAGCAGAAAAATTAAATCACGACAAAAAATAAATAACGATGTTCGGACAAAATGGAATTAAGCCAGTAGGCGAAATAACTAGAGTTGAAAATATAGATGAGATAGGCAGAGTACCTATTGTTGATGAATCTAAAGTCGGTCAAGTAGATATCGGCAATCAAGGAAACTTTAAGGTAGAAGAAACAGGTAAGCCTGCGGAAGACCCAGATAAACCAGTTGAAAAGTCACAAGAAGAATTAGCTGCCCAAGCAGCTGAATCGTCAGCAGATAAAGCAAAAGAGACTAAAGCAGAAGATGATCCGGATAAATTTGAAGTAGAAACCGATCAAAATACTAAGAATGTAGAATTAGAAGAAGCTTTTACTATAAGTCAATCTAGCTACATCAATGAAGAAATGGGATATGAGATTGGTACCGAGTTCGAGAGTACGGAAGATATGCTTCGTAGTTTTGAGCAAGAAGTAATAGCTAAAAACTCAAAGGAAGGTGGGCCTCTCTATGATGTGATGTATAATAGAGTCAAAGAAGATTTGGGGGTTACAGATAGATTTGTGGAAGAAAGGCGACAATCTTTTATGGGAGTTGACCCACGAGAAATAGATAGTATAAGGCAGATTAAAAGATTAGTCAAAAATGCAGATATTAGCGATGAAGCTAATAGAAAGGAGATATTTAGAATTGGACATGAGATAGCAGGATTAAGTCCAGAGAAAGCTGAATCTTATGCATCTAGAGATCTTGTTTCAGCTGACGCTGATAAATTACTAGAAACATCAATAGATGTAATCAATGGTTATGTTGACACTGAAGAGAAAAACTTCATGAATACATATAATGCATCTAAGGAAAAGTATGAAACACACCAAGCATCTGAAAGGCAAAAGACAGATAAATTGCTTAGAAGTGGAAATATTGGTGATAAAAAATATACAAGAGAGGATATTCAGAGTTATATAGATGCGAAGATGAAAAAGACAGAAGAATATGATGATCCTGTCTTTGGAACAAGAAAAGTTAGTCTATTAGATAAACTTTCTCTTGAAACTTCGTTAGAGAAGAGACTGGCTCAAGAAATAGATATGGTTCTTGCAGTCAAAAACCCTAAAAAGGGAGAAAAAAAGAAAGAGAAAGCCAAACGAGGCTCAATCATAGAAGGAGTGAGTAAACTTACTGGAACTAAAGTAAACCTTAAAAACATGGGTGGACCTCCTCAATCTACAAGTACATCAGCAGAAGCTAATCCGAGTGGAGCTGATTTTATAAGTACACCGAAAACAATAAAAGCATAGATATCTTTAGATATGAATTTGAATCCAAGTATTGCCCAGAAGGGACTAGCAAATTATTATTTAGGAAAGGTTAAGAATCCATCAGCATCAAACTTGTCGTATGGAGCCTACCTAGATTCTCAGGCCTTTTACGAGATTTACCCAAATGCAATGAACTACGAGAAGTTGCAAGAGGTAAGTAACGAAATTGACGCTGATGACCGAATGTTTATTGGAGAAGATCGAGCTTCTATGCTTGAAATTTGGAACACAAGGTTTAGAAGAGAGACAACGACTAAGCAGTCAATTAAAGTTTATCAGCCTCTTAAAAGTACTGAGACTAACTTTAGAATCGTCAAGGTTCATTGTAAAAAAGATGTTAAAAAAGTTGGTTTGGGTCAATCAAAGTGGGAGATGACCATTAACACAAGAGCTGCAAACCATAAAAACTGGTTCACTCTTAAAGATCATCCACACATCCGATTTGCTCCGACCCTTCAGCAGGGAACTCCAGATGGAGCAGGAAACATGAGATTTGAATTCATGATTCCACAAGGACAACTCAAAGATTTCATTTATATTGAAAAACTTCAAGATGCTGAATTTGAATACAGTATTGCTCCTTTAGAGGAAGCTGCAGTTCAAAGAGGTCTCTTAATGCCAAATAATCCGTATGCGAAAGCTTCGGTAATGTACCAATACCCAGGTACTAGGGCAGGTTGGGAGCACCAAATAACAGATATCTTCTGGCTTAATGCTGAGTACTACCAGATGGTAGAAAGTGATTGTGATGAAGGAGAAACACCTAATAGGGTTACTCTTTCTCAAATTGAAATGGAATTCCATAATAAGTGTGAGAATGTGATGGACCGATACCTTACGGTAGGTGCAGGTTATTCTCCATTGAATGGATTGCCAGTAGATCCTTATAACAGAAGAAACTATCAGATTGGACCATCATGGTTTGACTTCATGTTAGCGATGGGTGCTAAAACTTATTCATTCGATAACTTCAATATTCTCGGAGAGATTGATAGATTTAAGAGAAACATCGGGAAAAACAAGAATGCATCAGCAAGAGATATGGTTTACCATATTATCACTGGTACAGTCGGTTACAATCATGTAGTTAAGCCTGAGCTTCAGAGACTTGATGTCTTTAATAACCAAGATCCTAAGTATGCATACAAAGACGTAGCAAGTATGTCTGGAAAGCAGCAAGGGGTTATGTTGGCTCCAAAACAAATCATGGGTGGATATATCGATCCATATGGTTGTTATGAAGTTCATATCGCAGACATCTTAGATAAAGGTGTTCTTTGTGGAAGACACAAGTTCAAAGGTTATCCTCAGAGTTCTGCTTGGATTATCATCATGGCAGCGAAAAGAGATGCAGATGACAGAGATAAGATGAGTAACTTTATCTTATATGAGCTTTCTGCAGCAGAAAGAAAAGATTACGTATGTGGTCAATTGACACCAATTGGATTTACTGATAAGATCTCGAACAAAGGAAGGTTCACTCAGGATGGAACATTAGGAGATAGCTATAAAGTAATTAGTGATTTCTGGAAGTTCATGTACGTATCGAATATGAAAGAAAACTGTGTTTACTTCCCAGATGTTAAGATGGAGAAGAAGCGTAGGTTTGCCGCATAAACTTAAAAACGACGACAATGCAAAGAAGTGGAAAAGTTAGAGCAGTTTATTTGCCGACTAACGAAATGTTTGAAAATGCCAAAGTAGTTACCCCTAACGAGGAAGGTGCGCTAGAGCCAGTTGAGGATTTTCAGGGGAGTTACGTTCCTGAAGGTTTTGAATTAATTAGACCCGAAAAGTATAAGGGTAAGATTGATATCGATATTAAACAAGAAGATCTCGATGAGTTTGTGCAGTCGATAGCACTGCAATCAAAGGACGGGCTTGTTTTTACTAAGATTACTAAGAATGTTGATAATGAAACTAAAGATTTTTGGTCACATGAAGAACTTTCGATAGAAGTCCCAACTAAAGGCAAAGTGTTTGATCTTTCAGACCCAATAGATTATTTCTGGTATGAAGTGATGAGTTCATATAATGCCTGTTGGGATCAAACTGCTCATGAAAGACCGGAAAACTTAGTTGGTATCAGATGGACTATAGTGAAGGAAGGTGATAGATCTCAAGATAAAGAAGTGAAAACAGAAATTTCATTCTTGAGGTTAATTGACAGAAGTACGGCACCTAGGATTAAATTAATTATGGACCAAATGTCTATAGGATTTGATCCAGGTACTAAGAAAGATGATCTTGTAGTAGCTCTTTTAGACGATTACGCTATTGATAACACTAGAAGATCTTCACTGGGAGATTCATATAGAGACTGTATTATTAGGATAACTGAGGGTAATGATATGCAAGTTGAGATTAGCGGATTAGTTGAAGAGAGTAAGCATATTGGAATCTTGAAAAAGCAGAATAAACAAATACTCTTTAAAGGAAGATTCTTAGGAGATACCTTTATGGATGTAGTAGCATACTTGAACACAGAAGAAGGAGAAGAAGATTTAGAGAAGATTAAAGAAGCTGTAGCAGAGTATAAGAATAAGGAAGATTAATGAAAGCACAAGAGGTTTATTATCATGTAAACAATGGATTAAAACATCTTAGTGAAGAAGACGCAGGGAAAATAACGTTTGTAGCAAAAGTAGCCGCAATCAACCGTGCAAAAAATAAATTTGAAGACTGGATATCTACAAAGACTAACCGAAATTCAACCGTAGATGGTTGGTTGAGGCCTTTAAAAAGGACACCTGAAAGCAAGGAGTCTGATATCTGGAAACTACTAGATAATCACTCAGATTATAATCTGTACCATTGCGATGACTGTGTTAAAAAGATAGAGTCAGTAATGGCGATTGCACAGAAAGGTAAATGTGAGAATCGATTACACGTTGAGGTAGGTCATACTAGAAGTATCCCTTCTGGATTGATTACAAAGTTTAATAAGCCTGATTTTCAGTTGAATTGGACTTACCGAGATGTAGTTGCTGAAGGGCTTAGAGTTTTTCATGGAGGTGACTTCGGTATAAAAGAAATCGAAGTTCACTGGATAGAAAAACATCCAGACCTTCACTTTGCAAGTGAGGCTAGTGGTAACAACAATAATTACGAGTATTTCGGTGAGATAATTGGACATAACCAGGATTGGTTGTATGAAGACGGATCAGCGAATGTACTTATAGATATGGCGTTAACATGCTTGCTGTCATCGACAGAAGATATGAACGTTGTTTTAAATAGAGCATTAGCAAAAGAAAAAATAGTGAATAATGGCTAAAGATGTATTTTCAAGATTAAATGTGATTGCCCTTTGTGGTGACCAGAAAATAGTACCTAGAAATCAGGTTGCTTACGATGATGTTACAGATAGACTCAACGTAAAAGGTGGTCAAATCATGTTTTATGATAAGTCGACAAACTTGACTATTGATAAAACTGATGTTGCTACAGCAACTGAGATAACAGCAATAGTAGGTATCGGAAAAACTGGATCTACGCCTCACTGTTGGTTCGAGCTTACAGCTGGCGACATTGATTTGTGTCGTGATCAATTTGATATCAAATTCCAAGGTCCAAACTGCTCAACTGATAGTGAATTAGCTATTGAAGTAGGTTGTATTCAATGTGATAGCAGTTATCCTCTCGAGATTACTGTTTCAGATCCTAGAAGTAGAGAATTCTACGGTCATGAATTCAACACATTCTATCTAAGAGGAACAACTAGGTGTAAGCCTGGATGTGATCCAACGTGTAGTTGTTCTAAGAAATTTACTTGCTATGACTTAGCTTGTAAATACTATGAGGACGTTAAGAGTTGGTCAACTAATATTACAGTATGTAATGTTGAGTTCGATAACCAAAATCTAAGACACGTACCATTCGTATTAATTCCTCTTCAAGCAGGAGACTTAATATATAGAGCATGTCTTCCACAGTTAGATGACGAATGTTGTGCTAAGTGTGCAGGAATCGCTCCACTTGGAGAATTGACAATTACTCCTAAAGGAGAAGGTCAAGATCCGTTGGTAATCAACTTCGATGGATTTGGTGATGGAAAAATCATCATGAAAGATGAATTAGATGCTCTTCAGGAGTATTTAGATAAGAAATTAGAGTGCATTAAAGGTGGAGCAGTAATCACTGGTGGACATGGATGTTGTCCAGTAGAGATTAAGTTCGCAGGATGTATTGATTCAGTTGAATGGGCGGGAATTGAGCTTTGCGAAGAAGATCCGTTCAGACCACAAGCTGTTGAAGCTGTATGTGGATTGTGTGGACCAAAAGAAGATGAAACTCATGTACCAGGATGTTTAATCCTAGTATGGATGAAGGGAGACAGAGGATTCTGTGCATGTAACTTCCCTGCAGATGTAAATCTAGATGAAAACAGAAGATCTTATATCCATGATGTAAACTTCATTGGTGAAGATTGGACTTATGGTTACCAAGCTTGGTACCATACAAGAAAGTACGATACTCAGCAAGGTACTGGATATGATTGGATCATGGCAGCAATGCAAGGATATAGTCACTCTGGAGGAAGAGGTAATTTCAAGAGATATGGAGGTCACCTGATTGGTAAGTTCAAGAACAGAACATTAGAAGGTCAGGAGCTTTACAAAGCATTGACAAACCTTAAATGTGATGTTGATTACTGCGAGACGTCAATCGTTATGCAGAGAGCTGAGTTAAATCATAGAGCTGCAAATGGAGTGACTACGAACAATAAGATAGCAATCCAGTTATTGAATCCAATCGGAGACAAAGACACTGCTATTGAAGTTCAAGAAATGTGGGAAGAAATCCACAAGAGAAACAGTGCTTGTAGATGCTTTGGGAAAGGATGTTATGAAGATTGCGATGGTGAAGAGATTGACTATACAGCAGTACCTACATGCGATGATAAGTTAGCGGCAGGTGAATTAGAGCCTGAAGCTGATCCAAAAGCAAAGAAGAAGAAGAAGTAAAAGTGAAAAGCGACCTAGTTTGATTACTAGGTCGCAATTCAAAAATTCAAATAAGAGATAAGAATGAACAAATTAGATCCAAGAAATATGAAGGCAGGAGGTATTTATATCTCTGGTAACCTAATGAGTAAGTTTGGAGCACTTAAAGCAAACGATCTTATTGGAGCCATGGAAGAGATGGAGCATGCGCCTCATTGTGCTTGTATTGGTTTGTCTTGTTGTCCAATTCCTCATATTTATATGAGGAATAAAGATTGCACTGTAAAACTCAATGCTTGGGTTAATGCAGCAGGAGATGGTTTTGAATTTGGAGATGATGAAGCGATGCAGGATTTTTGCGATACTCAACTAGCAGGAGGTAAAGAGAAAAAAGCTGAGGAAGTTACTGAAAAGAAATAATGAAAGATACATCTATACAGTTAGCTGATTCAAATGAGCTTTTGTGTGGATTATGCATAAAAAAGTTTAAGCTTGAATTTTGTTATGTAAGTAAAGACTACATACAAATATTTGATAAGTCGATATTTTATGGAGAGCCAGGTACTCCGGTTACTGGACAGTATGAAATTTTTGTAGGTTACGAGACTACGAACCCAACAAAATCTATTTTTATAAATGCAGGAGGCTGTACAATGATCGATCTCAGATCAGTTGATTTTAATTGCCTTCGAGATGGAGCTTATTGTGTTCGGACCATATCATGCGGAAGACCAATTAGTATCGAGGTTCCATATTTCCCGACGTTAGAATGCACTGTTGATAATTTACTATTGAAAGATCCTGAAAATGATGATTTTCAATCAATGGCAGATGATATCGATATGGCTAAAAAAGCTGTAAAATATCAGATGTTTGATCAAGCAATAATACTTTATCAAAGTATTGAAAAAAGAGTTAAAAAATGTAATGGCAAAATGTGTCAAATGTATTGATCAGAAAAAGTTAACTCTTGATGATTTATGTAATCTTCAAGAGTCTCTTTGTCAATACATCATTTGCCAAGCAGACCTAAGAGCTCGCTATATCAAAGGATATACCGACAATAAAGTTGACATACCTGAATTGAAATTGGCCAAAAGATATTTGACTCTCATCGAGAAGATGATAAAGCAAGTGTCTTTAACTGGTGAGTTGGATCAATGTTATTGCAATATTGATTATTCGAAGTTACAATCTTCGGTAATTGAATTAACATTGAACTCAGATACCGGATTAGAGTCTCAGGAAGTAGATACATCTGCAATACAGCAATGGATCTATGATAACCCGAGATGTTTACCAATTGATAAGTGGGAGCAGTATTGCTATGAAATACCGTTAGTCCTTGATTTGAAAATCGAAGAACTTACATCAGAAGAAATTAAATTCTTGTATCATGTTAAAAGCATGAAATTAGAAGAAGATGAATTCTTGTTTGATGTTAAATCAGAAGTTTCTAAGGAAGAAAAGTTAACTTTTCGTGTAAATGAACAGACAAAAGTAAAAAGTTCCGTTTCATATAAAGTGAAGAGTGATGGAACACATCGAGATTATAGTTTTAAAGTGAAAGACGAAACATTGAATTCGTTGAGTTTTAAAGCCAAAGTGAGAGAAGAGAAGATCGGACTATTAAAAAAAATGACAAGAACAAATGGATAAGCGTCGTTTCAAAATATCATTAGACAAGCTAGCGTCATACATTGATTCTAGCTGTAGCAATATTGTTGTCAAGTGGGATACTCCTGAATGTGGAGATATCAATTGCTTTAAAAATGAAGCCAAAACTCATTTAATTGTTGAAGTCCCAGATTATTGTAATGACACCTGTTTTTATGGTGTCGTTAGTTGTGAGCACCCATGCGAAGGTGTAAAATCTAAACAAATAAAAGTTTGTCCATGTACTACTGATACTGATTGTAAAGCTTGTGAAGAGTGTGATCAAAAGTTAGGGTATTGTGTTGATGTTTGTCCAGAAGAACTTTTCTGTTCAGACAATGGATGTGTTGAGTGTGACGACTTAAACCCTTGCCCAGATGGTAAGGTATGTAATAACGGTTCTTGTGATTGCCCAGCTGATAGGCCTTATGATGTAGATGGTGTTTGTATGCCATGTACGCCTGACACATGCCCACCAGGGTATATGTGTACGTCTGAAGGATGTGTGATTATAGAATGTTCTGATGGCTTTGTAGTTCACCCAGATACCAATGAATGTGTTGAGTGTGTAACTGATTTCCACTGTACAGGAGGAAAGATTTGTACAGACAACGGTTGTGTTTGTCCAGATGGATTCTTTGATTATGGAGATGGAATCTGTGTCCCAATTGGGTGTACTAGCGATGATGAATGTGGAAAATGTGAAACTTGCGATACTGTTAATGGGCAATGTCTTCCTAAAGCTTGTCCAGATGGGTATTTCTGTCATCCAGTAACAGGAGAATGTGTAGAAGAGTGTGATTGCTCTAATCCAACTTGTGGCACCAATTCAGCATGTATTCCTGCCGGTAACGGAAAATGTTACTGCAGTCCATGTAGTGGATCTTGTTTAGATGGAGATTGCGGAGAGGGATGTTATTGTGATCAAGAAAACCAATGTCAAGTAAATACATGTACTGGATCATGTGAAAATGGTACAGACTGTGGAGATGGTTGCGGATGTAATCAAGATACAAAACAATGTGAGCCTTGTGATAGCGCTACATGTACTGAATGTGGAACACTTTTAGGGTGTGAATGCGTCGGTAATACTTGTGGTGACTGTGCAGATGGAGAATACGTAACAAGCGTTTCAGACTGTCCACCAGGATATGGATTATATATGGGGCAGTGTGTATGCTGTAGTAATTTCCCATGTGATCAGTGTGCAGGAGTAATTGGTTGTGAATGTGCAGATGGTGTTAATTGTGGTGGTGGAGATAATTCATGTGCTGATAAATTTGAAGGAGTAGTATTAGACTGTCCAGATGAAGAGTATTCATGTGCATTAGAAGCATCTTTAGAGCTTAAAGAACAATGTCCATGTCCAGTAATTACAGCAAGTAGTGTATTTGACAATATAGTTTTCAATCAGTCAGAATATACTTCGGACATCAAAGTAGAGCTTTGGAAAGGATTTGGAGATGCATTAACTTATCAATCATTAGATAGGTTAGATGATACATCTAGTCCTAATATTGCAGATAATGAAATGCTTGATGATGGAGCAATTAAATTATGTGTAGATGTTTATTATGACATCTTCGATGCTAATAATAATTATTTGGATTCTAAGATGCAGAGATCATATGAGTCTCCGATTGTATCGATGGCTGATATTGCAGAATATACATTCCAAGGAGTACCAGTTAATAGTGTTGGTTCAGTTTATCAATCTGGAATAGTTACTCGAGTTCAGGTATTAATTAAGAAAGTTGATAAGTGGAGATTCCCGAATACTTGTGAGTATGATGAGGTAAGAACACTTATCACATATGGATTTAGAAATAACACTATGCTAGATGCTAATCTAGGAAGTGGTACTGATAAGATCCCAATGGCAGCCAATGTAACAACAGATGATACTAGATATCCATTGTTTACTTGGTATAGGTCTATTGATAATGTATATGATCAAACAGAAATAATTTATCAATCTTATATTGGACCAGTAGATGCAGATGGAAAGTATGTGTCTAGACTTTATGGACCAAACAATTGGCCTGCGAATCAGGCGCATCCTTTAAGTGATGCGAATCATGAAGGGCTATTAATTCCTAATCGATTCTATTATGTTCAAAATGATTGTGGATGTGAATCAGAAAAAGCATTTGACTTCGGTAAAGTCATTTTCTGTAATCCATGTGAGGTTAATGGAGAGTTACAGCAATGTGGTAGAACATTGAAAATAAATACTCCATTTGAGCCGTGTAGTGTTAATCAAGATCTGACTCAGTTTACTGATATTACTGGAAGTAACTATCCGGTGGCAATAGATGCTCAAACTAAGTGGACTCTATGGATTAATGGAGCAGAGATAACAACATTCGTTCATAATGGAACATTAGATACAATGGTTGTCGATGGTACTACTAACTCTATGTTTAGCGAGTATACGGCATTAAATCCAAATGAAATAATTACTGAAGCTTATCTCGAGCAGAATCATGGAGAAGATGGTCAGTGTAGAATACAGTTTGAATTAGAAAGCATAGATTTAGGTGAAGTAGAGAGCACTACTGATTGTAGTGCAGGTGGAGCAAATAAATATCAATTGACAGTACCTCAAAATCAGCAAGACGGTCAGATTGTAAATGTAAGTCCTTCAGGTCTTGGATCACTTCAATCTGGAAACTGGATTATTGACTTAAATAAAGGTGAAACTACAACACTTATATTCACTTATGATACTGGATGTACTATAGAGCAATCTTTCTATGAAGAATGCTGTAGTGATGTTAGTGTTAGTGTAACTTCAAGTGGAGGATGTGGATCTAATGTTCAATTTTCAGCAACAGCTTCTGGAGGAACACCTTCTTATGATATAGTTTGGTTTGAAAATGGAACAGAAGTAGCTACTGGAAATAATTATTCGCCTGGTGATTCAAGTCAACACACAGTAGAAGCTCAAGTAACTGATGCAACAGGGTGTACAGCAAAACAAACACATACAAATCAGGCTACAGATCAACCAGATGTTGAATTCCAAGTTACTGATTTAGATTGTAATAACTCTAATGGAGCTATTACTGTAACAATTATAGGATATGATCAGTCTGTAGTAACTACATTGAGTTATACTTCATCTACTGTTTCAGGAGGTCAAGGGCCAAGTGGAGTGTTAACAAATTGGACTAGTGGTGGAGTTAATACAAACATTGGCAATATCAATGAAAAGTCAACTTATACATTCCAGACATTAGTAGTAGGTGATTGTACTTATCAAATAAATGAAACAGTTACAGTAAATCCTTCATCTACCGGATCTTTCGGATTGAGTTTAAATGATGGACCTACTTATTGTACAGGAGATACAGTTAATTATGAGATCACTGGTCCTGCGGGAGCATCGTTCATAGTAAGCACTCCAGGAGGTTCAGGAAATACATCAGGAACAATTCCAATTAGTGGAACGTCTGGAGGTAATTCTTTCTCAGGAAGCTTTATAGCTTCTACTGGAGGAAATATAACTGTAAGTGAGAATGGAAGTAATTCAGATTGCCCAATAAATAGCGACACAGAAGTTATTACTGTAGAGAGTGGAATTCAAATAACAGTAACGGCAGAGTGTATTGGAGGAATCCAAACACTTACATTTAGTGATTCTGTAGCAAGTGTTCAAGTCACAGCAGGAAGTGGAACACCTTCTGGAAGCGGAACATCTTGGCAGATAGTTGGTGGTCAAGCAACTGAGATAGCATTTACTCCATTAGTTTTATCTAATTGTAATGGAAACAATACAGTAGATTTAATGGCATGTGGATGTGCAGCATTTGATATTGATTTAAGTTATACAATAAATGGAGGAACATCTACAGTTTATGATGCAAGTACGCCAATACCTGCGGCTGATGGAGATACAGTAGTTGTTACTGTAACTAATCCATTAAATTGTACAGATTATACTTGGGATAACTTTACTGGTGGTGGAGGTGGATTGTCAAATTCATTTACTTATACCTTTAATCCAATAGATGATAATAGAAGTGTGATTGTAACGTGTAATGTAAATGGATCTCCATGTACGACTACACTACCTATATTATTTACTGATATTACTGATAGTTGTACACCGCCAAGTAATAGTGATGTAGTCTTAAATGTTGGAGAGTTTAATACTTATGCAGCAGGGCTGAACATAAATACAAGTGATATTCCTGGTTTCTGTGATAGTGTAGGTAATGATGGATTTGGAACAGCAGGATTCATATTGAATGTAGCAGGAGGTGGATCAGAGGCTTATCTGACTCTTGGAACTCAAGGAATGAATGTTCCTGCAGCAGTAGCAAATGGAGTGTTCTTTGAAGCTACATGGGATGCAGGAAGTGGATTGCCTACTACATTTAGTGTATCAATTTGTTCTACATTATACCAATGGCCAATTGTATGGAACTGTCCACAGCAGATTAATCTAGAGTTTGCTTCTTCAAGTCCTGTATCTTGTCAAAGTCAAAATAGTAGTAATGGATCAATAACTGTATCAACACCAACAGGAGGCGATGGAGCACCATATACATATAATTGGGTATTCCCAGATTTAACTCCTGTTCAAACAAATGGACCAACTATAACAGGTCTTAATCAGTCTGGAACTTATACAGTTTATGCGGAGGATGCTAGTGGAAATATAAGTCAAACAGTTACTATTAATTTATCTGATCTGAATAATTGCAATTGCGTAGAAGTAGACCTTGGAGTTGATGGAACATTTGATAATTGCGCAACAACAGTAGCCAACACTGGAAGTGCCTGTAGCCTTGGAAATAACGGAACACCTTGTTTAGATACTTGTGATAATTGGTCTAATGTTGGAGGTACTGCTGATATATTAGGTCCTGAAAACAATGTACATGGCCCTGCAAATGTAAATGAGCTTGCTCCAGGATTTGTACATAATTCTAATTTTGCAGGAGCTTTAGCAACGGAATTTGGAACTAGAGAAGGGTTTAGTACAGAAATAACTGTAATAGCAGGAAAGTGTTATCAAGTATGTTTTGATATGGGAAGTCTTTCTGCAATAACTAATGGAGGTTTAATAAGAACATCTAGCGGAGGATGGGAGGTTTCTTTAAATGGAAACACACTTCAAACATCGCCTGTAACATTTGATGGTGTAGGTTCTCAATCATTCAGTAATGCTTGTCTTAATTTTACTGCCGCAGTTTCAGGTACTGTAGATTTAATATTTACTGCATACACTGTGGCAAATATTGATTCAAGTGGTTCTTATATGGGTATTGACAATATCGTTGTTACTCAAAAAGATAATTGTACAGATAATTGTTAAAACATGAATTATACAGAAGATATAATAAACGTAATAGGACCTGATTACAGACCTAATCAGGATACACCGAGTCCCTTTATATTCAACTTCACATGGAGTACTACCATTGATGTTAATCACGAAGAAGATCCTATCGGTTTTGAGGATGAGTATTACAGAGCATTTATTGATAAGATAAATGAGAAGAGAGATAAGTTTAAAACTGGAAGAATAATACAGAGACAGGTATTCTTTAATAGAACAGCGCATGTTTATGAAGGATATCACTATCAGTTAGTAGCGACGAAAAACCAAGACGGTTCGACCGCAATAACATTTTTTGCAGCAATAGAGGTTCCATTTGGTGACCTCCCAAAATAAGGTTAGAATATGTGTAGACCATGTGGATATAGTTATGTGACAAATAGTAAGCCAGTATGCGACAATTGCATATGGGCTCCAAGTTTGATGTGGAACTGCGATGATGGGCCAAACCCTGGACAACCATGGGATTTGTTTAACATCTTAACAGAGTCAGGATATGAATTGCCTGAAGGCAATTGGGAGTTTAAACTTATTAGTTTTGATCACCAAGGATTTTCAAGTGTTAGCATCGATGCAGCATCTGGAGATGTTGATGTCGTAATGACAAATACTTACATTAAGAGAAAGTATTATAAGATCAACTATAAAATAGTAGAGATTGATGGGACTAGATCAAGTAGTGGATGTATTGAAATATGTACTAAGAATCAGTGTTTAGATTGCGAAGGAGAGTGTGATCCACTTACAGCAGATTGTCTTGTCGGCCACGATGTTTATATCGATGCTGAATGCAACTATACAAATACAGTTGATGTCTCATCATGGGATTATGACAATTGGGTTATAAATAGCTCGAATGGTTGTGTAGCCAATGTTTTACTTTCAGCGAATGTATTGACTTTTGATACAGTAGGATGTCAACCAGGTGCTAATTCATTTGAGTTATCACTGTACAGAGGCTGTTTAGTTAAGAATGTAACTATTAATTTCGAGATAAAAGATAAGTGTATTCATGTTCCGCAGGGTTATGTATGTGACTCATGTAGTGGAGCAATGATTAAAACAGAAGGGGGAGATTATGATGCTCCAGGATCTCACCCAGTATACACAGAAGTAATTGGATGTGATGATGCAGAAGTTTATACTGTATTGACTGCTGATGAAACATTAGTGTCGAATGTAGTAGTTACATCAAGTGGAATCACATACGATATCGTTTGTAGTGATCAGCTTCCAACTACTACAAAAGTAGTATATGAAGTTTCAGCTTGTGGAGCTTCGACTACTGGATTCTACAATCTGAATTTAGACTTATGTGCTAATTCTAATTGTGGTCCAAATGAAGTATGTAATCCATGTACTGGTTTATGTGAAGAAGTTTGTCCAGTAGTTACAGTAGGAGTAAAGCCTGTTATTTCAAGTGGTGTATTAAATGACACATTTCAGGGAGTAACAAATACGGCAGATTGTCCTACAAAGATGCCGCCAGTAGTAATAACGCCACCAAATCCAATTTCACCAGTAACAATAGGTGTAAGCGAAGAGGTATGTAATACAGAAGGAGGACTTAATCCATGTGACAATGTAGTACTTCCAGATGATTGCCCATGTTGGGAGTGTAAAGTAGAGAATGGTAAGCCAGTTCTCTATAAGGCAGAAGAAGTATGGGATGATAGTATTCTTGATGAAGTTTGTGAAGGAGATCTGTTTACGATATTTGGAACATGTGGAACACCGAAACAAGGGTTTGGCCGAAGAGCTGAAGTATGGGACGAGTCTTGTCTTGATGACATTTGCTGTGAAGATACGGTAACACTTATTGGAACTTGTAATACTTCTAAAGTATACAAAGGAAGGAAAACAGAAGTTTGGGATACGGGTGACTTATCTAAAGTCTGTGGAGCTAAAGAGTACACAAGTAATTGTGGAAACATAAAGATATTCAATGGAACAATGGTCGAAGTTTGGGATACGAGTAATATTGATTTAACTAAGCTTTGTGATAATGATACAGTTTGTGTTTTTGGAAGTTGTGGTACTCCAAAAGAGTTTAGGGGAGAAAAACCATGCTTTACCGCTGAAATTTAATCGAGTTTGACGACTATTGCGATTAAAAACGTTAGATAATAATAGGACAAATAAATAGATACAATGGCAAATTTAGTAAGTAACGGAAATAAATGGTGCAGAAAAGTACCAATTCAGTTAGATCAGATAGCAGGAGCTACATCTACTGTTTTCAATAACTTCTCTGTAGATATTCCAAATCTTAATGGACTTGAAATATCAAGTAACAGTCTTACAGATGCTTCAGGAAATGTTATTAATGGAACCATCAATGGCGAATCAATAGAGTTTGGAGATTTGCCATATGGCTGCTACGAATTGAGTTACTGCTTAACGGTAGTTGATGCTACAGTTATTGAGTGTCCAATAGTTAGAGCCGTTGTAGTGAATTACGACAACTGTCCAGATGGCGAGAATAAGAGTGCAGGAACATTCTATCAAGACTGTAATGATTGCTCATCTGCAGCAGATTGTTTGGCGGCTCAGTTTACTGACGGATCGCCAGTACCTGGTTCAGGTACTCTTAATGATCCATGGGTCTTCCCATTACCAAGCGGACCTATTGTAATTGAGGGAGGTAATAATGTAGACGTAGTATATGATAATGATACATTAACATGGACAGTAAACGGTTGCTGTACAACATTTAACGCTGCTACAGGAGAGTTAACAAATAACTTCGCCGATGGAACATCAACAACTAATGTAATAACAACAAATATTACAGCAGGAAATAACATAACTATTACTGGAACAGGGACACCTTCTGATCCAATTGTAGTTAATGGTTGTTGTGTAAGTTATGACCCTTTAACAGGAGACTTAACAATAACAGATGCTCAAGGAAACGATACAGTTGTAAGCCTTGTAGTAAATGTAACTTCAACAGGAGATACAGTAGTTGTAACAAACCCCACTCCAGGAACTTTCAATGTGGAAGTTAGGACAGACCTAGAGTTAACTAACAACAATAATGGTACAACAACATATGTATTTACACATCCAGATGGAACTACCACAACAGCTTGTTATAAAAACTGTGATGTAGGAACAGCAGATGCTGTAGATGGATCTCATAACATAACTTGTGGACCAAACTTTATTGATGTAAAACCAACAGGACCAGATATTCCATGTACATTTGGTGTAACAACTTATGAACTTGTAAGTAATACACCAGGTATTACAGCAATTGATATAGGAAACGGAGTTTTTGTTGTAGAGCCAGAAGATTGTTCTGACCCTTTTGCAGGAACAGAGAATTTAGTTTACAATATACTATGTGATGGAAATGTTGTAGATACGGCAACAGAATTTTTCTCACAGGATGTACAAGGAGATCTCAAAGTAGCAAAAGATTTCTCGGTAGACTATGCTGAAACAGGAGACACTATTCAGATAGTACTTATAGCAGAGAATGTTGGTCCTGGACCGATTACACTAGTACAATTAACGGATGCTTTAGCACCCAACTTTACTTACTCATCAGATGATGGTGGGTCTCAAGGAACAACAAGTAATCCTGGACCATTCACATGGGACGTAGGAAATTTAGCAGTTGGACAAGTAGAGACATTAGTTATTAATGTTATAGTTGCAGCAGCCGCAGGATTTGGTAACTTACCAAACACAGTGATTGGAACATCTCCAGATGATCCTAATGATGCTTATGGTAGCGATGTAATAATTGAAACACCGGAAGTATTAACAGACTTAGCAATAACTAAAACAGCAGATGTAACAGAAACAATACCAGGAGGTACTGTGACATTTACAATAACTGTTGTGAATAATGGCCCAGCTACATCAACAGGATTTACAGTAGAAGACGTATTTGATGCTAATTATACAAACTTAGCTTCGGCATCACCAGGAGTTACATTCTCTGGAAATACTCTAACTTGGAATAACAATATTCCACTTCCTGCGACACAAACATTAAGTATAACAGTAACAGCAGAAATAGCAGATACAGCAGCAGGAACAATACCTAACGTATCTACCATTACAGACAGTAATGAAAATGATCCAGTATCATCAAATGATACAGATAACCAAGATGTAAGGGTGTTAGAGAGTGATATGAGTATCACTAAGACATTTATTGCACCACCTGAAAGCAGGGTGACAACAGGAGAGCCTAATGATGATGGTGAGGTTACATTAACTTTTTCTCAAACTAAGGCGGGATCAGCAATAACAACTTGTGAGTGTACAAGAGTGGAGTTTGAATTATTTCAAGCTGGAATACCTGTTTATGCAGAAATACAAGGAGATTTATGCACACCAGTTGAAAATTGGACATCTGTTACTGGATTTGATATAACTCCTTATGTGAGTGGTTCTGCAAGTGACGGAGGTGTAGTTGTTTTTGCGAAAGAACAGTGGGCTCTAGATAGTGGCTACAACGAATTAGATGGAGCTAATCAATTCCAAAATATAATTGTACACACCTATGTTGGTGGTAACGGTTGTGGAACAATCAATGACTGTCCGATTGAATCAAGTAATGTAGATAATTCTGACAGGATATGTAGAACACTAATAACGGGGTCAGATAACCAAGCGTTTTTAGTAGCAAGTGATGATGGCATAACTAAAACATTTAGTAATTATTCTCAGCCATATTCATCACCAACAAATCCAAATTCTGGAATATTGGGTAGTATTATTCAATCTCCAAGTAGTAATAGTGTGATTAGATTGACTAACACTAATGGACCAGCTGGAAACTGCCCTAGTGGTGGATACTGGGATGTTATACATTTAGCTTCAGATGTAATTACGTTAGTAGAAGTTGGTTTAACGGGTTCTGCGGACATTACATCATCAGTAGTTTTAACAAATATAGGACCAGGTGTATGGAATTATCCAAATGAGATAGGTCCAGCGGTAGTCTCATTGCTTCCTTCATTAAAGCCTTTACCCACTCTTGTAGGGTCTATTAATAATCCGGCAAACTTAGTTTGTGACGGTCAGGTAGTTAATTGGATGAAGTTCGCAAATTGCTTTGACGTAGGTGAAACTTTGGTTTACCCTAATGACTTGCATTTTACTCATAGTGAGGGTGGAAATACTGAAATAATTCTTAATGTAAACTTCCTCTACGGTTACTAATAAATAATAAAAGACAAAAATGAATTATATAAATAATACAGTCTGCTGGGAAATAGCAGTAACAAATAATGGACCAGATGACAACACAAATGTAGTTGTAACAGAGTCTTTACCTACAGAGTTAACCTTTGTATCAGCCACTATTAGTGGTACAGCTACAGCAGTGCCTTATGATACAGGAACAGGAGTTCTTACAGTAGGTAATGTAGCAGATGGAGCTACAGTAAACATCACATTTTGTGCAGAGATTACAGGAGGAGCAGGAACAACAGTAACTAACTCAGCATCCGTAAGTGGAGATAACGCTGATACAGTGACTACTGATAACTCAGATGATGATGAATTAGTAATTGAGGCAGTAGTTACAGGAAACGATGCTTGTAACTGCGTAGGGAGTCTTGAAACACAAGGAATGTCGGAAGGTTCACTTGCAGTAAATGGGGCTTTATGGGGAGGGCAGCCCCCTGCAGTTTCAGGTATAGCAGTGAGTTCATATACTTTCCCTATTACTGTTACATATACAATAAATGGAGGGAATGTTATCACTCAAACGTATACTATGCCAGGACCATTTACAGACCCTAACATAGGAGTAGGCGATTTGGTAGAGTATGTAGTGACTAATAGTACAGGAACTTTATATACAGGTGTCTACACTGAGTCAGCATCTGGGTCAGGGGGATATTTAAAAGGTCAAGGTATAACGCCAACTAATCTAATAAATAATTGTGCAACAGGAGGGGGTATAGATTTAGAAGTTAGATTTTATACAAACGTAGATTCTTCTGTAGGAGATAATGGAGAGACTGTTGAAGTCAGTTATGATGGAGGTACAACATACATCCCTTATACACCAAGTGGAGGTGGAGGAACAGGTTTTGATGTCCATACTTTTACATCAATTACTTTACCATTTGTAGGAGCTATTTATACAAGAGTGTTAGATTCAAGCGGAAACTTGCTTCAAGAGCAGGGTCAATACGCAAACATAGCTGACTGTTAGAAACATAATAATAACAAATGAAGTGTAATAGTTGCGGATGCCCAGTTGTAAAGTAGTATAGATTAAAATGAATGCATTTAAAGATTTTTCAAAAAAGCAATCTGGAAGAAGGATTGAGTATCAAGGTAAGACGATTACTGTTGATGGGGAGATTTTATTGCAGAAAGGAGACTGCTACGATGATCTTATTTGTAAGTTAGGAGAAACAATCTCAGCTTTATCAGATGAAGAATACGAAGTAGCATGTCTTAATAGTAATTGTAAGCCAAGTGACTCTACGAAAGTGCAGGGTCCAGAAGCAATAAAGAGCATAATCACCAAGCTATGCAATCTACAAAGTGAAGATGTTTGCTATGATGGAGAGTTTTATGCTTTAGGAACTGGGATAAGCGAAAGCGCTACTCCTTTACTTGGTAAAGAATTCAATTGGGAATTAGCAACTTCCGGTACCAAAAGCATATTGACATATAGTTCGACTGACGGAATCGGTGGCTTACCGTCAGGATATTCAGTCGGATCAGTTGATCTTAAAGTAAAGGGATCTGGTTCAAATGGAGTAATGGAGCTCATTAGAGATTCAAGACTAGCAGATGGAACAGTAGATATTCCAATAGATAGGTTTCCTGCGATCGTAAATATGGACACAAGGGTGATAGGCCCAGAGGGGCAATACTCATTAAGGGCAGTAGCTTATTTGGCTTCTCCTGGCAGTTATGGAGATTGTCCAATATTTGAGGTACATGATTACACAGCAGGGAAGAAAAAGAAGAAGACAACTCTGACAGAAATATTCGATAAGATTCTAAGCACCTTAGCAGGCGTTCAGAATTACATTAATAGCTTAAAGAACTTTGGAGTATCTGGAACAGATTTTTGTAATGGTTTGGGAATAAAAGCATTGTTAGGTCAGTGTATTGCTCAGGCTCAGAGGAATCAGGAAAGCATTACTGGATTGAATACAGTGAATATTGATGGTGTAGCAGGATGTGATTTATCTCAGGAGTATACTTTGCAAGAAGCTTTTACAGCAATGGCTAACAATCTTAATGAGTTAAATCAAAGTCAGCAACAGCAGAATGAAGATATTGACAATGTAGAAGGATTGGCAGGAGAAATAGCTAGTCAAAGTAATAATGAAGATAACAGCGTATAACAAGATGCATTAGATCGTCGTGACTTTCGGGGGCCGTTAAACGCTCTCGGGAGTTTTTTTAAAGAAAGGTAAATGACACATAAGTTAATTAAGGATGCAGTAGCGGCAGGAATGAAGGGTAACTTTTCCGAAATGGTTAGGTTACTTTGTTGCATTAAGGATGGCATTGACACCTTAACTGAAGCTGTTGAGGGAACAAAGCAGTGTGTTGTTCCTCCACCTGTTATTTCATCAACTACAGTAAAGTGTTGTACTCCTACTTGTGAAGCAGTATTTGTAACAACAAAGCTGACCACTACCTATGTAATGGTCACAGAAGATCCATGTGTCTTAGATATTGCAGGAACAGTAGAAGAAGTTACAAGGAAAAATGCAGACGGATCAGATTTTACAGGTGAAGTAGCAACTTTAAGTAATAATTGTGATTTTGGAAGGGTAGAAATAGAGCCATTACCGGGAACAATTTGTGCTATAGTCGATGAGAAGTGTATTACTGGAATAGTAAAATATATCAGAAAGACTTATGAGTGTGGTGGTGGTGCTCCTGTTATAACTGTAGAAGGATTTATGGTGCCAGGAGCAACTGATTTGGTTGCTGATATAGAAGAAACAGCTTGTCCAACTTATGTTAAGTTAGATAGTCCTTTGTGTTTCCCTGCGCTTCCAGATGATGTTGAGTATTTAGAAATTAAAGAATGCCCTAAGTAGGGTTAAAATAATAAAGTATGTATTGTACTAAATATGCAGAAGTAATAAAAGGCATTCCTACTGGGAATGTTATTTGTATTGATTCAGATCCTGCTAGTCCGACATTTGGAGAGAAGGTTGAATGTACAGAGTGTACTGATTGTCCTACAGCTCCAGTCATTGTCCATGACGTTGAAATGGTATGCAATGAGTATACTGATGTGTATGATGCATATTGCTATGTAATTACAGATGGGGTTAAAGCGGAACCAGTTATAGTACCTACAGAAACTCCATGTGATCAAAACCCACCAGAAGCAACTTCTAATAGAGTTTGTATTAATGGAGTAATTAATATAGTTACATATCTAATTGCGGAAGGAGAAGAACCAGTAGAGCTTAGTTCTATTCCTACTGAAGAATTATGTGCTGAGGTAGATGCTGATATCATTATCGATTGTAAGGGTGGAACTGAGACAGTAAAGGTTGATCAGCGTGTTTCTATTGTTGGTGCTGAGAATATTATTCCAGTTAGAGTAGTAGAAGATTGCGAGCCTACAGTAACAGTAGAAGTAGATTACAAATGTGATACAGCTCAGGGAATTCAAATAAGATGTGAAAATACTTATACAGATGGAGTTTTAACTTCAACTGTTGAGACGCCTACGACTATCCCATGTGATGATAAGAGTATTGATTTTGAGAAAGTAAGAATTTGTGATTTAGTTACAAAGACTATTCATTTACAGATTTGTTCATTTGATCAAGATGGAGTAAAGACATTAGTTGAAGATGTAGACACAGGAGAGCCATGTGCTTTAGATAGTGTTGCAGTCGATTATGAATTGATTTGTAATACAGATACCAATGTTTATGATCTTCATACATTCACTACTGTAAATGGAGTGGCAGGATTACCTGTTATTACTCCGACGACGACTCCATGTGATGAGCCAAAGCCTGATTTTGAAAAGATTAGATTGTGTGATTCAGGAACAGGAACTTACCATGTTCAAATTTGCTCTATTGCAGAAGATGGAACTAAGACGATATTAGAAGATATTGATACAGGTCAGTCTTGTGATGGTAGTACGCCTCAATTGATTAGAGAATGTATTGGTGGATTCATCAATATCGTTTCTTATGTTTTAGATGAAGCAGGTGGTAGAACGTTAGTCGAAGCTGTTCCTACTCTCGAGGTATGTGATTTGGGAGAGCCAATAGTAGAAACTGATATAGAATACATTTGTAATACAGACACAAATGTTTACGATCAGCATTTAATAGTTACTACTGATGGAGTAGCTGCGGCACCTATCATCACGCCGACTACTACGCCTTGTGATGAAGAAAAGCCAGACTTTGAAACAGTAGAATATTGTGACTTAGGAACAGGAACAATACATTCTATTACTTATCAAATATTAGATGGAGTTCAAACTGTATTTTCAGATATTGATACTGGATCTGTATGTTTGGTTGATGATGTTGAAATAGATAATGAGTTTGTTTGTAACGAGGATACTAATGTCTATGACATGCATACCATTACAACAGTTAATGGTGTAGCTGGACCGATTGTCATTACGCCTACAACAACATCGTGTGATGATCAAACTCCAACGCCTTTAGTGGTAAGAGAATGTAGGGATGATGTTATCAACATAGTTTGTTATTCGGTGGCAGAAGATGGTACTAAGACGGAAGTGTTAGCCAAACCTACAGATGAATATTGCGAGAAATGTAAAGGAGAACCTAAAGTTTATAAAGGAAAGAAGTATAGATTTGCTTTTGAAAATTCAAAAACAAGATTTACTAATTCATATAAAGTTGAATTCACTTTAAATAACGGAACAATAAGAGTTGTTGATCTTCCTACTGCGACCAATTGGGGTACTCAAATGGATGATGTTACTGGTTGGGGTAAAGTTCTTACGGATGCATTCCCTGAGTTATGTGAGGTAACAAGACACTGGGCTGATTGGAAGCAAAGCCAATTACCTCAAAGTGGTGCGGGATCTATACCTCAGACAGATATGTTAGGATTAAATGAGGTGGATACCTTAGTTGGTCAATATATTCAGTTTGAAGCATGTCCAGATCAATTAGACTACTTACCTGTTGGAGCTAGATTTCTTGAAAGGAATGGTTCTCCATGGGAAACTACAGCTATCTATTTACTAAAAGAGGGTGCAACAGAATATAAGACATTCTGTATTAGTTGTGATGAAGATTGTGCTGAAATTGTAGATAAATGCTTTATTCCTGCAGAAGATTCATTCCCAGTAACTCCTGAGCCACAATGTACATTCAATACATTCCAAGTATGTGAGTGGGCACCCGACATGGCTGATCCAAACGATCCAAATGTAATAATACCAGGTTCAGTTGTTACTCAAAATATATTTTTAAGGTTTGCTTATTGTGGAGCTGAATCTGAGTCAGAAGCTTTTACGTTAGATGCTGATGGTAATGAAACAGAATTTATTCCTGTTGCTCCAAATTATTTGGCACCATGCGATAGCGGATCTCCAATAATGCCAGATGTAGATTGTCCCTCAGATTGTAATTGGACAAGAAATGATGGAGTAATACATGCAGCTGCTTTAGATAACAATAATTGGACAGGAGCAGGAAATAATTGGGGACTAATAAGACCTCAGTGGGATGCTACTATGGAAATTGAGTTAGCAGATAGTACAACATTTGTTTTAACTCAGACAGCTAGTTCAAATGCATATGATCAATTAGCACAATGGGAAGCAGCATTTTTAGCTCAAGGGCATTACTGCAAGGTAGGATTGTATTGTGATAATTGGCGTGGATGTGCTAAGAGTCCTAATCCTAATGCTCCTTCTGGGTTAGATTGGCCAGTAGAGGTTGCTTTTGGTAATTATCTATATGTTGAAAGTTGTGATGCAACTAAACTTCCAGTGAAAGCTACGATATTAAAGGCTAGCGGACCTTCTGGTGCCGCTAATGCAGTTGGAGCAGTAAATGACAATACTGGTGCTAAGACGATCCCATTCTTGTATTATGAGTGTGTGAGTTGTGATGGAAATTACTATAAAGATTGTGATGGTAATTTAATCGATAAGCCATGTTGTGCTTGTGTTGGAGTTTTGCCAGCTAAAGATTTATCTCAAGATATTTTAGATAAACTGTGTGAAATAGCAGAACTACTTACAGTTAAACCTGGTTGTGATGAAGTCTGTGAATCTGCTCCTTTCTGTGTGAGAGGTTTTGATTACCAAGATCTTGACACATGGGAAAAAGGTTCTATGGAATGGGAAACTCCAACAGGAGTATCTGTAGATCAGCCTATTTCTCAAGATGATGGCGGTAAAGCCTCTTGGTACGCTAATCTTATAGCTAATGTAAATAGTAATGCAGGTTGGACCATGAGTGTAGTTACAGATGTAAATTCTACAGATCAGGGGCCTAAGCCGGTGTTCCAATTTGTTGGACCTTGTGATTCAGAATTAGTTATTGTAAGAAATGGCGGAGACACCTTAACACTTACTGTAGATGCTGATGGAGTAATGACGGGTACATTTGAAGATGGCGGTAATAACATTGCTTCTGAGACATTTGTAAATTGTGGAGGAAAGTAATGAGTAGAAAATCTAAAATAACCAATAGTAAAAAAGCTGCTAAAGCTTATATAGAATATCTCTTAACATTGAGTTTTGTAGATGATGTTTATATAGGCGGCAGTAGAAGTACTGAAACCAAAAAAGAGCCTACTAAAGACTCTGATTGGGATATACAAGTAATTTGTAAAAACAAACCAAAGAGAATCTTTTATACAAGTCCTAGAAATCTAGGTGTACTTCATGCTGATGTACATTGGAGAACTAAGCAAAGTGCAGAAGCTGTTCATTGGTCTAAAATAATAAAATAATGGCTGGAAGTCAAGCAATATACGATTTACTCTGTAAGCTGTGCGGTAACGATAAAGAGTTACTAGAAAAACTATGTGATGTTTATGAAATAGTTAGCGAACTTCCTACAGAGATTCCTCCGTGCCCTCCTTGTCCAGATGCCCCTAAATGTGCATCTAGTACTGTTTGCTATAATGTTCAAGAAAAGATATTAGTTAATATAGGTTCTGGAGATTGTGATCCTGCAGATTTAGAATTAGGTGATACTATATGCTCTAATGTCTTTTTAGATGCTAACGGTAATGGTGGTAGTTTTTCTCTTCCACCAAGTTATAAAGGTGTCACGTATGATGGCAGTCAATTTTGTTGGATACTAGACGCTACTAATTCTGGTGGTAGTGTAATGTATCCAGTCACTTATATAGATGTAAATGGGAAACACCATACAACTGAATTATTAGTTTGTTCAGGAGGCACTGATCAATTAACTATACTCTTAGATAATATTACAGAGTATAAATGCATGATATGTGATGATGGAGAAGGTCCATCTTTCTTTGATATTGCAACAGGAAAAAAATTAGAAGAGTCTCCTCAAGGAGAATTAACTTCTTGCTTTAATCAGATCAATATTCCACCTTGTCCTCAATGTACCGAAGTTATATTCCCAGATCACATACAACTAGAGAGAGTTGAGGGATGTGTAAGCGGTGTGTCAGCATACAGAGAAGACACAATAACTAATGGAGTAAGAGTAGAAGGTCCAGTAGTTACACAGACTCCTATTACTGGAGATTTTTCACCTTATCCTTGTTCTTATGTCCCTTGCGATACTGTTACATGTGATATAGAAACTGCTAATTGCTGTTGTTTCAATGATATGAATGTAGATATAACTCAACTTAGTGGAGGTTATGTTAATCAGTTATTACCTTGTGATTGTGGTAAGTCTGGAGATTTCTCTTTCAAATTTAAGATGTGTAACTTTGTAAATGATGCCTTATTCAGAATAGGTGTTACAGATAATTGCGGTTCAACATCTATTTCTGATTTAGATCATGGTTTTTATATTCTGACAAGGGCAAATATATCAATTCCATATTCTTATACGTATATAGTAGAGGGTAGCGGAATTGCTTCAGGAACTACTTGGGTGAACTACGAAAGAGTTGGTATTCCTAAGTGTGTGGAATATGAAATAAGAAGAGTTGGAGCTAACATAGAATACTATGTAGAAGGTGTATTAAAGTACACAAGACCTGACTTAACAGGAGGAGCTACCTTATTCCCATATGCTAATATACATGGTACGTGGGCAGTAGATGGTTCTTTTGATTTAACCAATATTAACTTTTGTGAAATAGTATAATTATGTGTACAGAATTAGAAATAATAAAATCTCAAGGAGGACTTGAAGGATTGTCTAATGAAGACATCAAAACATTAGCTGAAGGATTTATTTTGTCATCTGAGATTGGTGGAGATTCAGATGTAAGAGAAAGATTTGAGAAAATAAAAAAGGAATATACTGTCAAGCAATTAAAAGCAATAATCAAAGAAGCAGGAATAACTGGTTACAGTCGACTTAGAGAAGATGATTTAATTCAAATTGTAATCGACAATAATCTATTGTAGCAATTGTAATTTGTATCGTTAATAGATAACCCAAAACGATTAAAACTCGTTATTTAGGTATACATACAATAATAAACAATGGCTCAAGTAAAAGATATATTCTTCAATAAAGGTGTTCCTAAAGGTACTACCTATCCTTTGACGCAACGTCAAATCGATTCTTGGCCAAAGGGAACTCAAGCCGTTTCACCTTATGCAATGACTCACAAGTGGGTACACTTGCAGGCTAAAGATATGCCTTTTGAGCCATTTACAACAAGTCAAGAAGAGTTCTGGACACAGTTGATAGAAGTAGCTGAAGGAGTTCAGATGGCGAGATCTAGGAGATGGAAGCCATTTGTGAATGTTCCATACATGGAAGACACTCCAACTTCTGGATGTATAATCAAAGATTATAAAGTTCACCGACCAGATCAGGCAGCCGAGTTAGTGCATGCTGATTGGCCAGATGAAATAGTAAATCATTTGTGTGAATTTCTAATTGGCAAAGAAGCTAAGTGGAGAAACATTACAAATGAAGGAAACTATGGCAACTTCACTAATGGACCGGTATTTATAAATCGAGTTATTGGATGGGCAATACATCATGTAAGTCCTACTTGTTTTGCTCACAAGTGGTATTATGGAGTACCTAGACCAGAAGAAGTTATAGGTGCTTTTGTTCGTGGAGAGATCCATTCTCCAAACGAAGAGCAAAATAAAAAATTAAGAAAAATCATTAAAGGTTCTTGGACAAGAGACATATTGAGAGATCAAAGACTCTTCACTATGTATAAGGGGAACACCCCAGGTTCTATAGGATCACCTAAGCATCCAAGTTTCGGAGCGATGCATAGTGCTATGGCAGCTGTTACCCTCATTCTTCCAGTATTTTTTGACTTGACACCTGAAGAGCTTTATGAAGTTCGTCAGACAACGGTAAACACATCATGGTATAGATTACTTGCAGGAGTCCATTATAGAATGGACAACATGTATGGAATCGAACTAGGAGAGAGAGTAGTAGAAAAAGTTCTACCATCTTACTTAGCTAAGTATGGTGCTGATAAGAGAAAAGTACAAAGAATCATTTCATCACATAGAAATGTAAACTGGTTACAGTATGCATCTTAAATTATTTGTTAAAATGAGAATACTTTTTGTATTTATTCTTTTCTTTATTTCTTTACAATCTTGTAGTAATCCAAGTGGGGAGTCTGGTAAAGAAACAGAAACAGTTATTGATAGCTCTTTTGTACCTCACAGTGGAACGGCTTATATGGATTGTGGGATGAGCCCATATTTATTATTGGGAGATCAGATGTTTACAGATGCAGATACATATTATGAGTGTTCTGTTCGGTTTATAAAAATTGCAAACGAAAAAGAGCCAGAAGTAGTAAATGCAAGCTTAATAAATAAAGCAATTGAAAATGCGAACATTCATTTTGAATCTTCTAGAATAAGATTTAAAGTAGAAGAGATCGTTGTTGTTGAAGATCCAAATGCATTTAGGGAAGGGATATCTATGTATCAAAAGCATGGCAGAACGTATAGTGAAAGAGGATATTTGAATGTCTTCATTTATCCAAGTACTATAGGAACATACAGTGCGGCAGCAGGAGGAATTCCAAGTAGGTTTTTTGCTATAAAGGAATATTACTTGGCCACGAGTACTTTTGCTCATGAAGCTGCGCATTGCTTCGGACTTTATCATATCTTTACAAAAGATGATAGTGGATCTAAAAGTACATTTGCAACAGGTGATCTTATTTGTGATACTCCTTATGCTGATTTTTATTCGCAAGGTAATTCCCTCGGATACACAGGTAGAGTTACTGACAATTGCGAATATGTAGGTCCATTAGGGGGATTGACACAAGAAGAGCATAATATAAATATTAGGAATATTACTGGATATTCTTTACTAGAATGTAGAAAAGAATTTACAAAAGATCAAATAGATCGAGTTCATTGGATTATAAATAATTCTCAGGATTTAAAAGAAATGCTTAAAATGGTAGATATATGAAAAATTTAATTGTTTTGTTTTTTGTTTTACTTAATTCAGTTTGCTTTGGGCAAAGTGATTTGTTTTCAGTCGACGTAACTCCTGAGAACTATCTATACACTGAGTTGAATTCATTGAGTAATGATGCTGAATTAATTATAGACTGTGTAGACTATGATTATAGAAGTGCTGAGTTTTATGATGGACGAGGGATTCCTCTTGTTTACATTCATGAGTCAGGAGTATTGATTTTCTTAAAGTCAGATAATCCAGATAACTTGCACATCATATATTCAGATATAAACGATCGAGTTTTGACAAAGTTAGATCAATTAAAATACATTTATTATCATGAATAAGATAATAGCAATACTAATATCAGTACTTCTTTTGACATGTTGTCGACACAAGTACGATATTCCTGTTTGTTCTGTTACTGAGGATAGAGTAGCTTTTCAAGATGGATTCGAAGAGTCAGATTCGGTTATTCTTTCTGGACTTGCAGATGCTTATGGTGCAGATCAGATTTATCTTGTATTTCATACTGATGCCACATACAAAGGCAGAGAGTTTGAGGGTCCAGATGAAATAAATCAATTTTTTAAAAATCATTATGGATGGAGAAGTCCTGGTTATATTGAATGGTTAGATCGAGATTGTGAATGGCACCAGTTAAAATCATTTAATATCGATTGTGTTATTGAGCCATGGGAGATATCTAATGGAGCAAGAGGTTATAATACAATAGCTGTACATTTAGCTTATAGCTCTTCATTAAGAATGTGGAATACTGGGGATGACACTCGGACGGATTGCATGAAGGATGCTATTGCAGATAGGGTAAAATTATATAAATCGATTTGTCCAAATGTAAAAGTCATAGGACATAGGGATTTGTCACCTGATTTAAACGGAGATGGAATAATAACCAGTAATGAGTTTACAAAGACCTGTCCAAATTTTGATGTAGCTAAAGAATATAAACACTTGCTTGAATGAACACAGTAGGACATTACATAGAAGCAGTAAGAAATTATGCTGAAGACCCTAGTGGGAAACCACAAGTGACATACGCCATTCCTCCAAGGATGGCTTATTTCTATTTAATGGTACAGGTAAATTCTTTGAAGTTTCAGTTTGAGCAAAACACTAAAAGAGACTTAGACAAGACTAATCCAACTGTTTATATCGAGTGTCAAGACATTTGTGAAGTTCCTATTAGTGATTGTCCAAACGGGCCGACAGACTGCACATGGTACATGTTAGAGAAGCCATTACCTAAGTTCCATGGAGTAATGCTAGATCATGTGTATATTTCGTATTCAGGTGGATGGAATGAGATTAATTACCGAAATCTAAAAGAATTTGGAAATAGAGAGAAGTCATTTAGAAAATGGATATCAAATGCATCTGGATATACTATCAAGAACAAAGGTTCTGAGAGTTATTTAATGCTTCAGTTTGAAGATGATCGAATGCCGGATAAGATCTCTTTTGGAGGTAAGTGGCCAGATCCGATAGAATTAACTGAATGGTTAGATGAGTCAGAAGAGATATGTGATTTAACGGAGCTGCCATGGGATATAAGTCCAGAATATGAGGCGTTAGCTATTCAGAGAACTTATGATATGATCACATCGTTAATGAGAAGAATGGGAGAAGGAGATAATATTGCAGATGACGTAGATGGAAGTCATAAGCCAAGAGAACAATTAACGACGTGATAAATAAGGAAGAAGCATTTGATGTAATATTTGACAACTATGATCAGAATGGTCGACGAGAGTTGAGAGCTAGCACAGTTTTAAAAGACTATGTAGAAAATTATGAAGGAGAGAAAATAGGAACAAGTATCTTATTTTTATTTTTTGCGATGAATACTATCGCTCGAATAATGCTTAGAATTATGCTTTACGATCGGGGAGTGTTTACGTTACCTGAAGGATTGGGAAGTATTTTTTTGTATAGGAAAGAGAGAAAATTTGTTCAGAAAGAGTATAAGAAATTTGAATACAGAGAGTCTCAAAGTGGAGGATTGGATTACAAGAAGAAATATTATCCAGTATCTGGTGTTTATAAGGTTTTGATCAGATTGTTTAATAAGAATGCAATAGTAACGAATATGACGATACTCAGTTACTATAAAGGTCCAACTACTCCATGGGTGCAGATGTATCGAGAGTATAACGACTTACAAAGAAACCCAAGGGCACAAACTCCAAACGTAAGAGATTACGTTAGATATATACCAAGACACAGAAGGGAAAAGAATGATAAATCAAAGATTGATCTCATATGATGAAATAGCAGCAGAATCAGTAGCAATGATTCCGAAAGCTCATTTGGAAGCAGTTCCAAATTCAGATTTGATATTAAGGAAGGCATATATGGGCTATGTTGAAAAAGTACTTCCCCCAGATCGACTTACTTATTTCTTTGATGTAATCCCAGTAAAAAACAAAAGAGCTAAAATTCCTAAAGGTGCTAAGAACCTTATAGGAGTATTTGGATGTGCTGATACTGATGCCAGTAGAGAGAAGTGCTGTGGCTTTAAAAAAGAAGTCGTAGCATATATGACTAAGACTCATGATGACTGTGCATTTACAGTAATGAGAGATTGTGATGGTTGTGTAAAGAATGACTGTAACTCAGAGATAGTTATAGCAGCACAGAAATTCGAGCAGCAACTTGGGCCACATGATGAGAAGATGCTTTATCGAATGACTTGGGGAGCTCTCAAGGATGATAAGGGAGTATTTAGAAATACCTATTCTCCTAGATTCTGTGTGTTAAGACCTCGATCATCTAAGTTCTTTGATCTCAGCGCAAACGATTCTCATTTCAATTCATTAAATTTCAGATTACCATATCATACTAATGATGAGTTTGAATATGAGATTCAAAATGGAGAGTTTATCACTGGGTACAATGAAGGATATATTCTTTTAGCATATAGAGGCAATGTGTTTGATGAAATGGACATGGTTAAATTTCCGTACTTTGAAAGCTTAATTGAAGCTATTGAAGCAAGAATGTCTATGTTTATGTATCGAGCATTAAGAAGAATATTTTTGCACGACGGCGCATATAGAAATGAATACAGAGAAAGTAAACAAGAATTTAGGGAAGCTGATATGGATGCTCGAAGAGATTTGAGAGCAATATCGTATCAGAAAATCGTAGACATAATTCAACGTCATGAATCGCGCAGATTTCACCCGGACACATTTTTGGATCATATTACTGCTAATTATCCTGATAGGATCTTGCAGTTCGAAGAAAGAATACTTAGACATGAATAATCCATTACTAGCAGCATTTAGAAAGTATGTAGGATCATCTTCATCTGACGATGTTGCTACTGCATCTATTGAAAATCCTGACGCAACTACAACTGCCGTTAGAACGTCACCTATAAAAGATAAGTTTTACGAATTATCTAATGTAGACCCTGTATCCTTTGAGAAGTATAGAAGTGCTGTAATCAATCACGAAACAGGAAATGCAGAAGATCCATATAGTACAGTTCAGAAAGTAAATAGAGATGGAGGTGTTGTTGCTGATGGACCAGGTAAGGGAGCATACCAGTTTGAGGGGCCAAGTCTAATTACTGCAGCTAAGAAAGCATATGGAATAAGTAAAGACCCGATCTATAAAGATATCATTGATGGCAATATAACTGATGCGACTCAATTGAGTCCAGATGTTCAAGATGATCTCTTTTTTGCTCATAATATGAAAAGAAGATACAATCAGGATTCGGGTGAATTCACTTATTATACTCCTGATAGTTTTTCTAATGTAGATTACGATGATGTAGATCAAGTAAGTGAACTCTGGCACAAAGAACATAATAAGTCTGGGAGATCAGATGTGTTGAAGAACATGAAAAGAGATACAGCTAGATTGTATAATGATTTTGGTTCAGAAGATGCTGTAATTCCTAAGTATAGATTAGGAGGATTTGCTAGAGCAGCAGTAATGAGTGAGTATCGTAGATTAAGGTCTATGGATGAGTTTAATGATATGTCAGATGATGTGTTAATGAGCATGGCAGAAAATAACGCTTCTGCATCGATTAACCCAGGAGCTGTCAGAAGTGCATCAGGAGTTGTAGGTGGAGTATCAAATCTAGCTTTAAATACTCTTGGAGAAGAAGAAATAAGCAGTGAAGGAGCAGGTCTTCTAGGAGGTCTTGGAGCCGCAGGGCAAGCATTTAGTTCAGGAGCAGGTCCATTAGCGAGCCTAGGGTTAGGTTTGGGAGCAGGAGTATTGAATTACTTTAAGGACAAGCAAGCTGAAGAACAAAGGCTATTCAGTGATGAACTAACGGCACGACTTGATGGGTATAACATTGATGTTACTAATGATGGTATTGGCTTAGCAAGTGAGGGAGGAACTCCAGAGGATATTGAAAATAGATCAGATGCAAATACTTCTAGCTTAGCTCAATTAGAACAAGGAGAGGTGATTACCGATGCTTCTTCAAGAATATTCAAAGCAAAAGCAAACAAGCCTCATAAAGAAATGGGGAAAGATGAAGCAACTGATCGATTGAATGGAGACTTTTACATTCATCCAATAAAGGTTAAAACTCGAAAGAAAGATGCAGATTTAGTAGTAGGTTATAGTCCTGCTATCTATAATGAAGATGGGAAAAACTACAAGTTTCATCAAGTGTTACTTGGAGATGAAGTAGGAGAAGATCCGGAACCAATTGCAGATAAAGTGAAGAGGTTGAAGACAAGGTATAAAGTGAGTAAAGATGCTTCTAGAATTGGATATCTAATGGAGTTGACTAATTCAGAGAACATTGCTCATAGAACACCATTCATTAATAAGCTTAAAGCAATTAATGAAGAAAAGTTAGGAAATATCGATGAAGTTGATAATCCGAACTTTAAAATCCCTCAGTACGAGAAAGGTGGTAAGGCTCAGATACCTCAATTTAGCGAGGGTGGTGATGCAATAAAAGAAAGATATCGTCAGAAATATGGAGAGTCATATGATTTAGAGATGATTGAGGAAGGAGGCTTTGTAATTGTTTATGGTAAATTCAAGAACCAAGCTGGTGCAATGAAAGAGATTGCTAGAGAGCAAGTTCGAAAGCCAACGGCAGAAGCAAGTTCGATAGATTCTATTAATCCTGGTTTATCTTCTGAGTCCCGAAATCCAGTTTTAGATGCAGAGTTAGCTACTACAACGCCAAGAACATCAGCTAACAGAGGATATCTAAACAGAAGAAAAAGAGTTAATAGAAGATTTGATGACAGAACAGATGAAGCTGTATTGGATATTGATAGACAGATTACTAGAGATTCAGAAGATTTAAGATTAGACTTGTTAGGTAATTTTGATCAATCAGATGCATTGATAACTGATTCAATGGACCAATTAGAGAATAGAGAAATAGAGCAAACTAATCTTAGAGACAATGATTTGGAATCTTTAGATTATTTAAGGGATCTTCAACAAAGAAGATTGGCCGCAACGGGAGTAGTTCGAGGTTTGGGGATTGCACTTCAGGATGAGAGAGAACTACCTAAAGTGATCAAGCCATTTAGACAAGAAGGAATATCTCCTAGAGAGATAAAAGCCCAGTCCGATGAATTAGTTAGTAGTAGTTTGAGAGTAGCAAAAGAGCTTCAAGATAATCCTAATGTAAATTCAGATAGATTAGAAGCAGCATTAGTTTCTAGAGTCATAGATGCAGCAGGAGATGTTAGATCGAAAGGTCAAATTTATAATACTGAGGTAAATGCAAAGAATGATGAAAGAGTAAATATCGCAGCTAATTCTAATGCAGCAAGTATTGTTGCAGCAGAAAACATAGAATCTACAAGAAAAAACCAGAAGATAGACGCAGCAGCTAACTTATTTACTAATGTAGCATCTACGGCAAACAGAATTGATGTTACTACTGAAATGCAAAAGAACGCAACTAACAAAACTTTTGTTGAAAATATCAATGAATTAACTGCTCAAAGAAACGAGTTATCTTTACTTTTAGCTGAGAATCAAATTTCGAGAGCTGAATTTAAGCGGGAGTATGAAGCTTTGACTGAGCAGATCAAGCAAGAAGAGATTAATAACGAACGAGCTAAATTGCAGGCTAAAAGAGAAAGAGCCTTAGAAAATGTAAACTAAGATGGGTCAAGTATTTAATAGTAAGGAAAGTTTTAAGTCGGTTGATGCAAGATTCAATCCTGCAAAGAATGTAAGTACTATCCCTATTGATTCTCTAAGAAATTTAGCTGAAGCAGGGCAGGATAGAGCATTCGAGTCAATAGAAGAAATCGAGTCAAATTACGATACATACTCTAGAACAAGAGATGAATTACTTGCTATTGATACTGACAATGGAGCTCAAAGACAAGAGGTAGATAGTCTTAAAACTAAATACGGACTTACAGATGAGTTTTTTGATTTCGATTTAAACAATATGCTCAATTCGTCTAAAGTAACTCACCTAGATGATTCTACTGATCGATTAATGGCAGATAGGAAGTTTAAGAGAATATTAAAAGAGCAGGCCTTAGCTGATCAATTCTTAGAAGGAGTCAGTTTAATCGAGACATCAAATCCTGCGTTGGCGGCCAAAGCTAGAGGTGACTTCATGCAGCAGTATGTAAATAAAGAGAGTAGGAATGCAAATGAGTTTGGATTCCCATTGGATATAGGAGCCTATGCAACGATAGATGTAGATGCTCAATTTCGGGCAAAGCTAGATGAGAAGTTCCAAAGTGAACCATTTATAGAAACTAAAATTGATGATAGTGGTCAATTGATCATTGTCAATACTCGTACTGGCAAGCAGATAACAGATGAAGACTATGTTCAGATAATGGATGAAGTAGTTGGTGACCTGAGTGTTAATCAAGCATTCAAAAACAACTGGGATGCGTATGTAGCTACAAATTCTGAAAGAGGTGGATTCACTGATGATGAAGCTAAAGCAAAGATCTATTCAGATTGGAAGTTGAGATATGTAGATCCTAAGACAGTAGATGTAGCTGTAAGGGATAATAAAGCGAGGACTGCAGCAGCAGGCGGTGGCGCTGATGGTTTAACAGCTGATCAGAAAAATGCAAATAGTGCTTTACAAGCATTGAGGGCATTGAATGAGGGTTATCATGTTCCAGATAGTTTTGCATTTTTAGCTCCTATTATTCTTAGTGGTAAAGCAAGTATAAATACTCCTATAGATGATGGGAATAAGAGAAGTATTACATATAATGATGTAGCATCAGGAAACACAAATACTATTGTGATTTACAAAGATGGATCTCCTGAAGCATTAAATCAACAAGCAGCATCTCAGGGTAATTCAGGTCAAACAGCATTGGCACCAACAATCCAAGGAGGAATACAGGAGGTGCCTGGAACGGTTTTGACTCCTGAGAATACATCTGACATTGATGGGAACCCACTTGGAGGAAAGAAAACTGTTACTCCTACAACATTTGCTGAACTGGATATAGAATCTCAATTGGAATTAGTTGACGCTGATTCTGTTTCAACTAATAATCCATTACTGGTTGACATTGGTGATTTTGATAATCTTGGTGCCGAAACACTACTTGGAGTTGATGAAGATGGATTCCCAGTAGTATCATTAGAGCAACAAGCAAATTTACCTGAGCAAGAAGAAGAGTTAGAAGAAGAGGTTGTCGAGGAATCTCCGATTGATGAATTAAGTGACGTTGAACAATTTATAGAAAGTAATGATCTGAAAGGTGATATACTTCAGAGCGGAGAAGTAATTACTGAGGTGAACATGGAAAACGGTGTTGTTCGAATTGATACATTAAATCCTGAAACACAAGCTACAGACACTAGAGAATTAGATGTTAATACAAATAGAGGTAGAGAGGCATTTGAAACATTGACTAAGAATTTAGAAAATACTGATGATTTTATTCCTGAAGAAAGAGAAGTTAGTGTTGATGAGTTCTTCCAGAATTTTAGTGAAGATGATTTAATC